GTATGATAAACAACAACTGTTGTGTAAATAGTCGTTTACCAGTAGTCCGATATCGGACTATAACGACACGTACAGAATATTGTACAGTTTGTGCATTATACCGAACAACTATAGTTGTAGTATCCAGTACCCTATAACGTATTATCCTATACTATGTGGAAATAGTTGGAAATTATCTGCACTCCTGATCCTGATCTTCCTACAAATTATTTACAATCATTTACAAAATCTATTTGATAAAATTATAGTATTTCAAATAGATTTTTACATTTTTAACCATGTAATTTTTATACCACCAGATCAAAAAGCGGGGGTAGGTTTACATTTACAAAATTGGAAACTATTGCCATTTTTGCAGGACGTGTTCAATCACCGTGTCAACAAAAATTTTTCGACCCTGCCCCACAAAATCATTACTTTCCCAAGCAATTTCCTACACTTTCCTAGATAAACACTTTCTGCTAATCGAAAACATGTCCTCGGAGGCGTCGTCGAGCGAATCGTTTATTTTACTACTCTTTTTTCGACGCTCCCAGAACCCCTTCTTTCAAAAATCGCACTTTTTCAAAAAATCAGCACCATTTTCCCCTTTATTTTCCACAATTCTCTCGACGACACGTTTTTGTTTTGCACCATTTCATGCAAGTTTTGCCCTCAAAAACCTAAGTAATTCCTTATATTTTTCACATCAGATTTTACACAGTTTTACACAATTTATCGAAACATGATTTTTGGCTCTTCTCGAAGCACGATTTTGACAATTAATACCCTCACAAATCCCAGTAAATCCCTACACAAATCACATCTCAACCTTTGCACGAAATTACTCCCAGAAAAATGCATGAATTCAACCAATCGTGCTCTAAACCGATTTTATCTCCACAATCAATCGCACAAAATCATCGTCACTTTATCTTTATAATCACTACACCTTTAACCATTTTGCCTACGAAATTGGTGACACCCTATATCGAAGGTTCTCAACAAAGACATGCACAAAAATATATAAATTACAAGAAACCACTTACAAACACTAAAGAAAACAACAACTACCTCTTCTCTCTTATCCCAAGTAAACAAGCAATTTATTGCGCAGTTTAGGAGAGACAGGATAAGCGTCAGCGTTCCTTCTCGACATTTCTACCGCAGATAATATCACTTACACTCTTCCATTTCTCAGAAGATCATGTTATACTGCCATTGAGGGCTTAGGCAACCCTTGGCATCTACGCCAAAACAGACATAAAAAATGATATTAATGGGTTCAAGTTGACACCCCCAGATAATGTATCGGCAAATGCATTATCAGAAATTATGCTCATGGAAATTTCTCTGGGCATATTTTTTTACAATTAACAATCTTTCATTGCAACAAAGTATCTTATATGATATAATCGTGTATATGGCATTGAACAAGACATTCAATGTATTCCATGTATCAATAAAAACAATCCCTCGCAAGGCAAAACATTTTAATAAGATGGAATCCCTTGAACTATCAACCAGATTTGTGACAGATAGTGAACACAAGAAATCTATCAATCAGATACTTAACCTTGCAAGCAGGGATTATTTTTATGCAAAAACTTATCTCTCATACAACCCTATAAAAATCGCACTCTACAGATCATAAATCCATTTTACCTATCTACCTTAACAACTCTCCATAACATACCACAAAATCCATATTTGACTGATATACTCTTCTAAACATTGAGAATCACATATAATCAACACCAACCATTATGCAGCAGATTTCCTAGTCAGACATTTGCCACAACCTATCTTAGATCCACGGTAAAAATATCTCTTCATTATATCCTTTAAAAAATGTACTCTGAGAGAGCAAATTTCAATTCTACTATCTTACCCAACAAGTTATCGCCAGAACATATAAAATGGAAATTAGTAGCCGATTTCTCGTCTAAACATTGCAAAAGTATCCTAAGTAATTTCACACATAACCTAGCTCTCGCACTCATATCACATAGGGGGTACACTTTACATTGAAAAGATCATTGACGGCACAAGTATATATTGTACATGAAAAAGTACAAGGATATTTCCTATGAAAAAATGCACTTGAGAGATCATAAATCAATTTTACACCTCTCCCCTACCAACAATACCAATTTACCTATAGAATGGAAATTCATCACGAAAAGCTCTTCTAAATGTACAGAATCCAGTATAAAGAAAATTACATTCTACCCAGATAAAAATATAACAAACTTCCCTCATTGCACCCGTTGACAAGGTGCAGAAAGTATGTTAAAATACCAATATGCTTAAAAAGAAAATGAAAAAAGAAAGGATATATACCGTGAAGAATATGAGTAATTTCAAAAGTAATTGCAATGAAGAGACAAAATTCTCTTTCAATTTGCCACCAGGTATCACACCAGATATGATATGCCAGATAATCAATTATAGTAATCTATGTAAAGATTCTCTCAGAGAATATATGCTGGCAGATACCAGAAAAGAAATTGCAATGAAGATTCATGATTACTGGAAAGATCATTCTGAGATATTATATCCAAGATCTTCAAGATCATATATGTGGTTGTACTACAATGAGATAGCAAGAAAAAGATTACGGACATTGCAGGAAGAAAATATAAAACAATTATCATATATGATCTACATGATGAAAATAAAGAAAGGAGAAATGAAAAGATGATCAATACAATTATCAAGACAGATAACACAGATAAAAAGAAAAGACAGATGAAAGATCAAAAGAGAAATGAGATGAGCGTCAGCGAACACGGAATTTTTTCGTTGAGTAAGCGTCAGCGACCGAAACAAAAAATAGGTAGGGAATATTTATATTCCCGTGTTTTGTATAGGTAATATGTCCTATATAGATAACACGTCTCTTATAGTTAATATTGTCGGTTGAGCGATTAAAAATTATTTGTCTAGCTATTTAGACGTGTCTATCAAATCAACACCTGTTGTACTTATGCTGAGATTTTGTCTACACACAAGTTAATAACCAAGATAGCAAAGGAGAATTATTTATGAAACAAATTAAACCCGAAGGAAAACGACAGAACTTTCATGTTATTCCACATTTTCTAATCTACAATCCAGAGTTTGGAGAAAAAAGAATATTATTTCAAATGGCGTTAGCAAACAATATGATGTTAAAATGGAATCCAGAAAAACCACCGATTCTTTATAATACAAATTTACTCGTGCGCCAAATGAGCTTTTCACAGAATTACAACTCATCAGGCATCAATGAACAAGTTAAAAAATTTATGAAATTAATTGAAGACAAAGGCTATGTTAAAAAAGTTGCATCACCAATCAAGCAGCTTACATTATATAATGTTCCGAATGAAAACACTGAAGAAAATTTATTCCTACAAAAGAAACATTACGGTATAATTTATAACTTCGAGTTCTTATACTTGCTCCGATTACATAAGACGAATTCAATGCCATATAATACCAGAATATGGAATGTATTACTCGTGTTAGCATATCTAAGATACAATATTATCATGCGAGTTTCAGAAGATTTTAATTCGAAAAAAAATAGAAAGAAAAGACCAGAAACATATGTGAAAACATATGATGATATCGGAAAGGAACTTGGATTACATCGAACTACTATTGAAAAATGTGTTAAGGTTCTTGATGAGGCAGGGATTATCTATCATGAGCAATTATTCAAAACTCTTCCTGGCACTGATAGAGTTGTATATAGTCGAATTGCTTTTACAAATAAATATAAATATGACGGAACTCAAGAATATCGCTTGGATTCCAATTATGATTATAAAAAAGAGGTCAAAGAAATTAAACTCCAGTTAAAACCTTACGGAGAATACGGTCGTACTACTTCTTCTGATTTAGAAAATCTTGATTAATCACTTTGTTGGCAGCATTGTGAGTAATCAAACAAACACAAATTAAAAATCAATTAAACAATAATATACATAACGAAAGGATCTAACAAATTTTCATGACAACACAATTAAATACAGAACTCAAAGACTTATTGACTACTTCTGACCGTATCTCATTTGAGAACATGACGCAAGAACAGTTTGCAGTAAAACTAGCAGCACAGAGACTACGCACTACTCCTTCTTCAAAGAAAAGATTAAAAAGAAATGATGGTATTCGAGCAAGAGATAGTACAACAGATGCCGTAGTCTATAAGCCAACGCATGACCAGTATTATCGCATTTTCATCAACGATATCTTAAGCAATATTCGATCAGGTGGCACTGATTATTGTTTTAAATGGTATCAGGTTAAAGAGTTGTTGCGGTTTCACAAGCACACGTTGATATGCAAAATGGTCAGAGAAAGCAAGAGTGCCAGTGGCATTTATTTCAAGGTATCTCTTCCAAACGATTGGCGAAAGATTGAGAAGAACATTTTACCAGAACAGTAAGAATGAGCTACTGAAATACATAATAAACACAAATTAATAATTAAACTAAACAAATACATAAATAAGGAGACTTTTAATGAAATCCAGAAAATTTAATAAAGAAAAGTATGCAGAACAGAAGGCAATGAAGAAAAAGAATCGTCCACAGCGCAGTTATAAAAGCCTTGGGACAACCATTGAAATCCCGATTAATCACAGAAAGCATAAAATTTTAGCTACTGCCCGACATAATGATGAAAACGGCAAAGAGGACGAAACATTTACAGTAACGCTTTCAATTGCCAAAGAGACAGGAGATTTCCCAATTTGGCATCAGTTTGAAGATGATTTACAGATCACGGCAAAGAGATATTCTCTTAGAACAGCTCTGATGGCTAAGGTAGTTGAGCTTGAAACAGCTGGTGATCTTGATATACATATTGAATCTGCTGATGCTATCTACAAGCTTCTTGAATGTGCAGGCGACTACCTGAGTGGTAAATCAAACACAGTGGAGGTGCGGTAGGATGATAGTTTTATCTACGATTCTGATTGGCGGTGCCGTACTGTTTTGCGCAGGAATGTGTCGTTCTGCTGCTACCAGAGAAATGATTACAGAAGATATTTATTGCCAGATCAAAGCAGAAAGTTTACATAAGGACGCTTTCAGAAAACCAAGAACTGAAATGGAACGGATGACAGACATGATTTTTGAAGAAAGCGAGGATGATGAGTAGAATGGCATTAGATAAACAGATTCATGTACATTCTGTGGATACAGGGCATTTTTACACAGAAAAAGAAAAGGCTTTACAAGATAAATACATAGAGCTTAGAAAAAAGAAAAGTGAAATTTATCATAATCATTTAAAGAAGATTGAGAAAGATTTTGAAAAATGGGTAAGAAATTGTGTCATTGAAAAAAGTGATACGGAATACAAAAAATATTTAGAAAAAAAATCTGGTAAAAAACATTTAGAAAAAGGAGAATTTCTTGAATCATATTTCAATAAAGAATTGTATAAATCTCAAAACCAATATACCGTGAATCATTCTAAGTTTACAACAAAAGATATAATTTTAGATGACTTTGATCAGGTTGCTATCGAATATGGAATTAACGATTTATTGTTGTCTGAAAATATTGACGATCAATATCATTACTGGTTTACGTTAAGAAGTTATTTCTCTGCGTATGCTAATCTGTACAAACAAGAATTGTTAAATCTGCTTAATAAAACGGTAGAGGATAATATTCGATATACAGAAAATGGACAATTAGACAAGGTAAAGGTTCGTTGTTTTTATGAGAAAGATTTAAATGCAACAAATACAGTTTCTTTATTTGAATCATTTTTAAGTAGAACAATTGGCGCAAAAACCAATGAATTCTGTGATGACTTACTTATTTTACAAGTATATTATTTTGACATTTTTAAAGACCTGTGTTTCCACGGGATGGATTATTGTGATAATGACGGAGTAGTTACTAGATATAGATATTTTACCTCTTCTGCTGGGCAAATTCGCACAAAGAAAGCTGTTTTTATCAAAGAAGATACTTGGAATAAATATGAAAAAACATTAATGTGTGGTCTAACAATTGACAAAATTAATGAAAATGGTGGCAATAATATCAACAAGCATTTAGCATATATGGCTTTGACAAATTCTGCGACAGATTTATGGGTAGATTTTGACATTGATAAAACCATTGTTGTAGACGATTTTGAAACAATGGTTACTGGAGAATTTGATAGTATTGATGATATTTCATATGAAATTGAACAAACAACTGATTCTGTTCCAATTCCACATATGGATGGATGTGGAATGGTTCTTCCTAGTTTGTTGAAAATTAATTCCATGATCAGAATCCCATGGATTAAGGGGTTAATATCTCCATTTAATTATGCTGAACTCATAAAAGAGCAAGGATGGTCTTCAAAAATAAAAGATATTTATGGACAAGAGCATGATGTTATCGCAGAGGATATTCAAATTATTTTTACTAAAAGTCAATTCAAGATGAATGGGTTTTATGACGATTGGGATAGTTACAAAGAATATTTTAAAAAATATAATTGCACAGCGGGACTTTGCAATCAAGAAGAAAAATACATAAAAAATGCTACAATCAATTACCAGATGCTTCAAACATTAACAGATATATCGGACGATGAAATAAAATTGCTTGCAAGTAAATCAAATGAAAAATTGCAAACATTATGTGATTCTGTAGATAATGTTCAGAAAGTTTTTGGAATCACACCATATAACACAAATTTGACGCCATTTCAGGCAAGTTTAAAATTGTATCCAAGTCTTTTAAGAGATCCATATTCAAGAGATACTCTTAGGGATTTAAAAAACAGTATGCTAAAGAAATATCGTAGTGGCAAACTTGATATATATGGGAAATATACATTTATTGTGCCTGATTTATATGCGGCTTGTGAGTATTATTTTGGAGGAATTGAGAATCCAACTGGCTTATTACAAGACCATGAAGTTTATTGTAGACTATTTAAAAAAACAGATAAATTAGATTGTTTACGAAGCCCTCATTTATACAAAGAACATGCCGTTCGAAATAATCTTGCTTGTATTGAAAAATACGGAGATCGACAAAAAGAAATTTCAAAGTGGTTTGACACAAATGCCTTATACACGAGCACACACGATTTAATATCTCGTATTTTACAATTTGATGTAGACGGAGATAAAAGTCTGGTTATTGCAGACAAAACTTTTGTCGAGATTGCAGAAAGAAATATGACCACAATTGTTCCATTGTATTATGAAATGAAAAAAGCACAAAAGCAACAAATTACAAAAGAGTCAATTTATGATGGATTAGTTCATGCATTTACAGGAAGTAATATTGGAATTTACAGCAATAATATTTCTGTTATTTGGAATGACAATGTTTTTTCTTCAGACGGAAAAGAACAAAAAATTGCAAAAGATGAAGGTAAAACTACGCAAGATGCAATGAATGTGGTTAAGTTGCTTTGTATGGAAAACAATTTTGTAATCGATTATGCAAAAACATTATACAAACCAATTAGACCAAAACATATTGCGAAGTTGATTTCAAAATATACTCAGCATAAGCTACCGCATTTTTTCGTTTACGCTAAAGACAAAACAGAAGATCAAGTTGAATCTTCCAACAATACATTTGTTAATAAGTTACATTCTACTATTACTGATGTAAGTATTAATTTAAAAAATCTTAAATTACCAAGATTGGATTACACACAATTAATGTTTAATCCTGATACTGATATTACATCTCAAAGTGCGTTGGAGATTATCGAATTATACGATCAGTTAAATAAAGAATATAAATATCAATTCAATATTGTCGATAATAAAGTAGCAAATATTGGTGCAGTCAAAAAGAAGTTATTGAAACAGTTTGAAGATAAAAATTCTTTATTATTTTACGTTACTGATGTTCTTGTTAAATTTTTATATAGTAACAAAAGAAAACGTAAACAGCTTTTATGGTTTTTATTTGGAGAATATATCGAAAATAATATTAGAAGACATCAAGATCAACCTTTAATGAAATATGTTGAATGTGAAGATTGCGGTGAATTATTCGAAGTTCCTAAAAATAACAAAAGAACAGTAAGATGTAATAAATGTCAAAAAATAAGAAATGACGAGCGGAACAGACAAAGAGTAAAAAAATATCGAGAAAAAGTAACTATGTAATGGTTTTAAATTTTAAAAAAAGTTCCGAAAAATTCAGTTCATTTTTAAGGTTAAAAAATGCAATGTTCTGTTTTTTTCGGAACAAAAAAAGTCACTATATGGAAAGGTACCCCCTTAAAAATAAGGAACCTACCACTATATGAAAGGATTCAAAGTGAATAAAACAGATTTATATACATTGGTTTCATATAAAACTGGAGTCCCAAAAGATGAAATCAGTGAAATTTTTCAAGAGGCAAGTAAATTAATTTTTGAATATTTGGGCAATGTATCAGCTGGCGAAATACGAAAAGTATACATTATGAATGGCATCCATATTGAATCAAAATTTGCATCATATGATAATAAAATTATGCCAGATGGCACAAGAATAAAGACTAAGACAAAAATTAAATTGTTGCCAAAAATATCCAAAAGATATAAAGATGAGATTAATCAGAACAGATAAACTCTCAAAATACCAATTTGTACTTTGTACAAATGCTCACGCTGCTTGCAGCTAAAGAAATTTCACACCGTGAGTTCCGAGGTCTATGTAATCAAAAACAAAAATCAGAGATGGTATCCGAGACTTGCAACTGTTCTATTAATATAGTAGACCTCCAGAGGAAACTGAAAAGCAACCAAAGGAGAAATCATGAAAAAGAAAATTTCAATTATCACATTAGTTATGGCAATGTTACTGACAGTTGGAGGATTCACTACTTCTACTGCTGTCTCTGCGAAAAATAAAAAAATCAAATGTTTGGGAACATACAAGATTACTGCATACTGCGGTTGTCGGTCATGTTCTGGTAAGTGGGGAAACCGAACTGCTTCAGGTCGCAGAGCAAAACAAGACAGAACCATTTCTGTTGATAGGAGAAAAATTAAATTAGGTACTAAGGTCAGAATTAATGGGAAGACTTTTATAGCGGAAGATGTTGGCTCAAAAGTTAAAGGGAAACATATTGACATGTATTTTTCATCACACAAATCCGTTACAAGATTTGGAAAAAAATATATGAAAGTATACAAAATTAAATAAGGAGTGTTGTATTATAGTTAAAGTTACGAAAGATCTAACTGGATTACATTTTGGAAGATGGACAGTGTTAAAACAAGCTGATGATCTTGTTTCGAAAAATGGGCATAAAAAAGCAGCATGGCTATGTAAGTGTCAATGCGGAACAATTAAAAGAGTGGATCAACACAATTTAAAAAGTGGTGGTTCTAAATCGTGTGGATGCTATGTATCAGATAGTGTTAGAGAACGATGTAAAAAATACAATACATATGACCTATCAGGAGAATATGGAATTGGTTATACTTATAAGAATGAACAATTCTTTTTCGATTTAGAAGATTACGATAAAATCAAAGATTATTATTGGACTATACATAATGGGTATGTACAAGCAAGAACCAGCGACAGGCATTGGATTAGTATGCACAGATACATAATGGGAGTGACTCGTAGGCAGGATGAAATTGATCATATTCACCATAAAAAATATGATAATCGTAAATCTGAATTACGAATCGTCACAAGTTCCCAGAATAATATGAATAAGCGGTTGCAATCAAATAATACAAGTGGTTGTGCAGGTGTTAGCTATCACATACGAGATAAAAAGTGGAAAGCAACTATTAAATTAAATGGTAAGACAACAACTCTTGGATGGTTTAAAAATAAAGAAGATGCAATTGCTGCTCGAAGAAAAGCAGAAAATGAAATTTTCAAAGAGTATTCATACTTAAATAGTCAAAAAATATCGTAACAAAAAGCTAATTTTATCACACGTAAGAAATATAGCCTATAGGGCATTAATGAAGATATTTTGGTGAGTATGGGACGCCATGCAAAACACAGAGGTATAAAGCTCGTATGTTTGGAGCTTGCGTATAGACATTTACCATAGAATTTACAGGAGTAATATAACTCTGATTTCAAATGTGTTGGACGCCTTTTAGTGCATACGCAAATTATTTGTCGGTAACTCATGTACACATCAAGTAGTGTACACCGACTAATGGATATTTTCTCGGATAAATACCGAGCCTCCATTTATTATTCTGGCAGGTGGCGAAATGTCATCTGTACATTATATTAAAGGAGAAAATAATTATGAATACAACAGCAATTACAACATTCAATAACGAAGAATTTGGTAATGTGAGAACTCTTACAATTGATGGAGATCCTTGGTTTGTTGGCAAGGATATTGCAGAATGTCTTGGATATTCTAAGGCACGAAATGCTATTTCTTCCCATGTTGATAACGAAGATAAAAAGGACGCCCCAATTCAGGGCACCCTTGGCGGAACACAGACGATGAAGGTTGTTAACGAATCTGGCGTTTACTCTCTTATTTTTGGAAGTAAACTGGAATCCGCTAAAAAGTTCAAGAAATGGGTTACATCTGAAGTTTTACCGTCTCTTCGCAAGACTGGTACATATACAGTAGTGGCGACTCAACCGAGTGCAACTTCTTCTATTATTGTTCAGCCAATGAGTGATATCGAATTGCCGAAAGCAACGAATACTTGGTATCTTAAAAACAGAAAACGTATAAGAGAACTATGTGATCTCATGGATATCGAACGCAGAACACTATATCATCTGATTCTTACGGAAATCGGCAAGACAATTGACATTGAGCAATCAAAATCAATCTATACAAGAGATCACGGGTTTCCACCAGAATTCATCATGGATGTTGTTGGTTATTTCACTAAGATGCAAGAAATTGCTGATGAATATCTTGACAGATTATTAGAAAAATATGAGTCTTTGAATTCAGATAATGATGAAGAAGATGAAAGTGTATAGTAATTTACCATATTATAAAACATTGCACCTTGCGTGCCCAACAAGAAATGAAGTGATCCGACTAAGATCGGTGGATTTATGCTATTAGCTGATAAAAGAAAACACAAATCGTTGAAAGAGTGATGCCGAAGTACAAGGTGGAACTCGTGTAGAAACTTGCGATACTCTAATCCAAGGTGTTTTGGTCGCACAAGAAATGTGTGTCTTTTTGATGGAGTTGTCTACAAAAATTACACAATTAAGTGTATGGCATATTCTGGAAATGTTATATTTCGCTTATTGTATGAATAAGTATGCCAAAAGTGAGGAGGAATCACTCACTAAAATTTGTGTTAGTTTTGTTGAAATTAATACAGATACAGAATGTGCATGTGGCAGAGCTGGTTTAATGCACCTGATTGCTAATCAGGCTTACGTGGGAATGCACGTAACAGAGGGTCGTAGCCTCTCATGCACGTTTCAGCTGCGATAAGCCTAATTTTGGTAAGGCAGTAGTCTTGAAAACTACTAGTAGCCGTAGTGATACGGTGTCTCAGTTCGAGTCTGAGTCGCAGCGCTAGTTTGTCCTGTGATGTCTTTCGAGCTCACGGGCTTATATCCCTGTTTATCCCGCTAAGGAGGCGGATCTGACTGTAAATCAGATGGCTTCGGTCACGAGTGGGTTCGATTCCCTCAACAGGGACGACTAGATCTGAGAGGCATACGATGCGCAGATCAAAAAAATATGCGAATGCCCTGATGGCTGGTGAATATTGGTAACCTGTACCTCTACTGATATTCTGATGGAGTTCATCACTTCAGTTCGCCCTAGAAAAGCAATACTTACACACTGTTGCTTTTTAGAAATATGTATTGTCTCGCCAGTGTGTACGTATGAGAGGCAAATACATATTCGTTATTGACATGTAGCTCAATTGGACAGAGCACAACGCTACGGACGTTGGTGTTGCAGGTTCGATTCCTGTCATGTCAGCTCGATTGGCTAGTAGCTCAATGGTAGAGCACACGGCTGTTAACCGTGCGGTTTGCAAGTTCAAGTCTTGCCTAGCCAGCTTTCCTACATACCTCAGAGGCTAGAGGGTCATCACAGCAAGGATAACATTAGATGAAAGTCGCTGGTTCGAATCCAGCTGTAGGAATTTTGTATTTTATACAAAAATACCCAAAGGGATATAGTGTAGCGGTATCACAAGACACTTTGACTGTCTCGAGCCTAGTTCAAGTCTAGGTATCCCTGTTTGCAGAATGGAGAAGTTTGGTCTATCTCGTCAGGTTCATGCCCTGAAGATCGGCGGTTCGAATCCGTCTTCTGCTATTAAAAATCATCATAATAATTCATTTAGGCTGAGACATTCGTGTCCCTACCATTTCTTGCGCAGTGGCGTAATGGTAAATAAACGAATAGATGAATTATTTAAAATTAAAAGTAAAACTAAACCTAATTATTTAGAGCAATGTATGGCTGAATTTTATTTTAACAATTAATTATAAGAGGATAGCTAAACAGTTACTATTGTGTTTTGAAGGAGATTGTGTATGGAAGAAATTTGGAAAACATTAAAATATCACGATCAAGTATATAATAGATATGAAGTATCTACTTTCGGAAATATTAGACATAAGATAAATAAAATCAACAGAAAATTTTATCTTGATAAAAAGGGATATTGCAGAACTAGCATATTTAATGGATATGTCAATAATAAACGAAAAATAAAAAATATTATAGTTCATATAGCTGTTGCTTCGACCTTTATCGATAACCCAGAAAAGAAAAGCACAGTTAACCATATAGACGGGGATAAGGCAAATAACCATGTTGAAAATTTAGAATGGGCTACAGTATATGAACAAATACAACATGCGTCATTTGTTTTAGGTTATAGTAAATTATATTCCGATACAATGAGGAAAACATTTTCAAAGAAAACTGCTCAATACAATAAAAATAATGAATTAGTAAAAATATGGAATAGTACCAGAGAAATTGAACGATCATTAGGATTCAGGCACGAAAATGTAGCTGCTTGTGCAAGAGGAAATAGAAAAACTGCATATGGATATAAATGGCAGTATGTAAAAGAAGCGTAATGTCACTATTGATCGTAGGTTCAAATCCTACCTGTACAATCAAAGAGCTGTTTGGTGGTCAGTTCTTTTTCAACAAAGATTTTTCTCATTGTTAGTATCTAGTGGATGAATTAATATCCATCCACTACTCCTTTCTGCTATCTTAGCTCAATTGGTAGAGCAGCTGATTTGTAATCAGCAGGTTATGTGTTCGAGTCACATAGGTAGCTTTTTTCAAATCCAGTAAATATGTACGACGACTGCTATATGCAGCGTCAAGCATAACTGGAAATATTTTATGAAATGGAGGGATCTTCTATAATTAAGATCACCAAAAATGAAGCTTTCTATCTTCGCTCAAAAGGATTCAAAGACAAATCTGATATTCATCAGACGTATTCTGGACATCCTACTTACTATGCAAGTGAGAAAAGAAGCGTAATGAAAGCTCTAAAGAAGTATAGAGAAAGATAGGTGTTCTCTATGAAGAAAAAACAAAATAATATCAGAGTATCATTTGTAGATGAACCTGCTGCCATGGATGTTACTGGTTCTATGGTTTATGTAAAAACAGATACTCACAATATTTTGATTGATGCTGGCTTACATCAGTCAAATAGTAAATACGATGATTTTCTTGTAAATAAGAGAAGATTCAAAGAATTTAAGCCAAAAGACATTGATTATATCTTTATGTCCCATCTCCATGCGGATCACGTATTTTTAAGCCCAAGATTATATAAAGAGGGATGTTCTGCAAAAATTATTGTTGCACAAGACAATTATCGAATTATGCATCGAATGGCTGAAGATTCTGCTTATATCATTGAAAGAGATATAGAATTAATTAACAATCAACATGGGAAGAATTATGAACCATTGTATACTATTGAAGATGTAGAACGTACAATGAATTATGTTTCTGAATATCCTGTTATGGAAAAGATTGTTGTTGATGACACTTTATCATTTATGCTTATTCCAAATGGACATTTGCTTGGTAGTGTACAAATTTTATTGTATCTCAAACAGAACAATATTGAAAAGACATTACTGTTCACAGGAGATATTGGAAATTCTAAAGTACATAATTATTACGTCAATAAGTTTACTCCTGTTGATCATGCAGATTTAGTCATTGGAGAATCAACTTATGGGGATCGCCCAGATTTAAAAACTGGACAAAAAGAAAGAAATAATGATATCGAAAAATTATTTTCTATTATTACACAACAGGTATGCGAAATGCATGGACAGGTAATTATACCAACTTTCGCAAATCACAGACTCCAATTTCTTACAACAATGATTTACCAGGTCATGAAAGATTATGATTTTCCTTATAAAGTATATATTGATACACCGTTAGGAATTGATATTTTCAACGAATATCGCAAAATCTTATCTGGCGATGAATTAAAATTGTTTGATGAAGTCCTAAATTGGGACAACTTGATATTTGTGCGTGACGCAGAATCCAGTAAAGCATTGGTACATAGCAATGAACCATGTGTAATATTATCTACGTCTGGAATGTGTAATAATGGTAGAATTAGACACCATTTGAAAAAAGCAGTTCCAAATCCTAATGCTACTGTTCTATTTGTAGGATTCAGTACACCAGGAAGTTTAGCTGCATTACTTAAAGACAAAAATGTTAAATCTATCTCTATAGATAATAAACAATATACTTGTAGATGTGCAAGTTTCTCACTCAAATCTCTTAGTGGACATGCTCCATTCTGCCAACTTCTTGATTACTACTCTTCTATTAACACAAATCGAATTGTATTACATCATGGATCAGAAAAAGCAAAGTTAACATTAAAAGAGAAATTAACTTCTGAACTTGAAAAGAAATGCAAAAGTACACGAGTTATTATTGCAAATTCAAGTTTGAAAATTTCATTATAGAAAGGACTGTTGAATATAGAATTCGAACTTCCAATTAAAGATTTACTAAAACAATTTGGCGGTGGACTGCCAGATGTAGTAGATTATCAGTATTATGTAAATTTACAGCAGCGCAGAATTATTGTAAATGAAGCCATTTGCGATACCATCCTTGAAAGTGCTGTTCTCCCACTTATTGAGATGGATAATGATGGTTCTGGAGAACATATTACAATTATTCTTGATTCACCTGGTGGCGACGTATATAGAGGATTTAATCTTGTTGATGTTATTGAAAAGGTTAAAACTCCACTTACGATTCACATTATGAGTATGGCAGCCAGTATGGGGCTACATATTGCTATGGCAGGACATAATAATCCAAATGTAAAAACCGTATGTCATCCATTTAGCGTAGGTTTACTTCATAGTGGATCAGAATCTGTTAGCGGAACAGCTCATGCTGTAAGAGATTTATTTAATTTTTCGCAGAAATACGAAGAGAAAATTAAACAGTATGTACTTTCACATTCTAATATTGATGAAGAAATGTACGAAAAAGTATATCGTCAGGAATTATGGCTTGATGCAGATGAAATGCTTCGCCTTGGAATTGTAGACGAAATCATTTAATTTTTTATTCATAAAAATGCTTAAACTCCCTCTATTTACACTATAACACATTTTTAATCAAGTGTGTAGAGGTATTTCACAAATAATTAAAAAAATTCACATTAGTTTAAAGGAGAATAAATATGGCTAAAGCTTTATCTTATAAAAAATCTACTACTGTCACAGTTAAGGCGGCAGGTTATGTAGACATCGAAAAAGGAGTTATTGAAACAGAAGAAGGAAATGTATCTTTCAAAGATTTATTAAAAGACTTTGATGGAAAATATGGTGAATTTCAGATGAAAGAAAAGACTGATGAAGAATAGATTGGAGTGAAGATTTATCAGTATTAATTTTGAACAAGAATTAGCAAAAATCGGATTAACTCCAGAAACATATGAGGCTGTCTGTGCAGATATTGATTCAAAACTTGACGGTGTAGTTGATATCGACTGGCAGGAAATTAAAGAAAAATATCATGTACAATGTGCAAGCGATACAATTCGCAAGTCCTCTTCTACTCCATTTGGTGGTAGATTCAGAGATGCTTATTTTCGCAGCAAGCAAAAATCTGGTAATGATGAAAAATCTGAAGATCAGTTATTATATGAAAAAATTCGTAAGGAACGACAGAAATTACAGACAGTTAATTTAGAGAGAAATCGTATTTCTCGCCAAGAAAGTCGTTTTGAACTATTCAATGAATATGTGGCTGAAGCAATTCAGATGCTACCAAACCCACACTTTAAACCTCTGAGAGTTGAAGATAAATCTAAAGGATATGTGCTTTCTATTGCAGATATTCATTACAATGCAGTATTTAAGAGTGTTAATAATGAATACTCTCCAGAAATTTGCATTGAAAGATTTCAAAAATTATTATCTAAGACCATTGTGCTGATACATAGACTTGGTATTTCTAAACTCAAAGTCGTCACATTAGGTGATGACATTCAGGGTATCTTACGTCTTACTGACGTCAAATTAAACGACTCTGCCGTTGTCAAAGCAGTTGTTGATATCTCAAAAATCATTTCACATTTCTTAAATGAATTATCCAAATATGTTGAAATTGAATATTATTGTGTAGGTCGAAGCAATCACAGTCAAACACGACCTATAGGAACAAGAGCTTCTGAATTATGTGCGGAAGACTTTGAGTATATTATTGGAAATTACATCAATGAATGTTTGGCAAATAATGATCGTGTTGAAGTCCATCTTGATCTGGAATCTGATTGTATCCACATTCCTATCGCTGGCTTTAATATGGTTGCAATGCATGGACATACCTTAAGAGGAATTGATAGTGCCATTCAAAATATGGAGTCTATTTATAACGAAGATATTGACTTCTTATTGGTTGGTCATTACCATGGAATGCTTGAAAAATCTCTCAGCGAAGGTATTACATGCGATAAGGAAATTTTAGTGTGCCCAAGTTTTGTAGGTAGCGATCCTTATGCAGACAGTATTTTTAAAGGGTCAAAGAGTGCTTGCAAGTTATTTGAGTTCACAGAACGTGAAGGACATACAGCATCATTCAAGATACAGTTAAATTAGCAATTCGGCAGTCATTTTTAGGATCAATCTCTCAAAACAGGTCGGACAGACTGCCTATTATGAGCAGATGATATTACTTCTTCTGCTCCACTTCTATAAATATACGGCTTTCAATTGTACTTTGATTTGTCGTTATCAAGTAGGCTGTTTTCCTACTTCTTCTATTGTAAGGAGGAATTCTTGGCAAAATATTTTACTAAGAAAGAACTGCAACGCTTAGGTTGTACTGATGACGAAATTAAATTGGTAATGAAATACCAAAAGAAACTTCCAGTTTTAATTGAAAATATGGAAGTTAAAGGATTCTGTGTTGACGCACGAACATTACACGAACAACTAGAAGTTAAAGCAAATTATTCTAAATGGATAAAACGTCGTATCAATACATATAAATTTCAAGAAAATACTGACTTTGTTACGGCTTGTCAAAAACGGAAAGCCGTAAATAATGGGTATTTTTATACAACGGAGTATATATTGACGATATACATGGCAGAATCTCTTGCTATGGTAGAGCGTACAGAAACAGGTGAAATTGTTCGTCGTTATTTCATGTTGATGAGAGATATTGTTGCAAATAATAAAGAATGGTGGGAAATACGTATTTCTGAACGATCAAATTATAAACCACTATGTGAAGCATTATCTCAAAATATTTTTAGGAAATGCGGTCGTTATGGTGATAAATATGATTTTGCTAGAGAAGCAAATTTCCTAAATGTTATTGCAACTGGTGCAAAAGCACAGGATATTAGGAATTATCTTATGATCCAAACAAATGAATTAACTAGAGATAGTTTGGAAAAAGATTATAATGAGCGTCTGGAATTTTTACAAGAACAAGATATTTTGTATTTAGGAACAGATATGCCATTAAGACAACGGTTAGAATTTTTGATAACTGTATTTGATATTAAATATCCAACTTGTACTCCGCTTATGTCTTATATGAGCAGAGATGGCATGTTGGCAGAAAGAACAAAAATGTTAAACGAATTAACATTTTAATTATCAACAATTTACGGCTACTCTCTTTAGAGAAATCGTAGAAAATAGTCAAAAACAAAACATTAATTATAAAAAGGAGAATTAAACTATGACAACATCAAAAGATTTAATTAAAAGTATTGCAACAAAGAAAACAGCAACAGAAGGACGCAAAGTAACTCAGATCGAGGCAAAAGAAGAATTAGATAGAGTTGTTGAATGTATCGTTGATGCCATTGTGTCTGGAGAAGGTGTTCGCTTAATGGGGCTTGGAACATTTACTGTTGAAGATAAACCAGCTCATGTTGCAAGAAATCCAAGAACAGGTGAAACAATCAATGTTCCTGCTAAGAAAGCTCCAAAATTCAAAATTTCTGCTTCATTAAAAGATGCGGTAAACAAATAAGATTGGAGTGATTGTTATTTCTTATAAAGATAAATATAACAAATATGAGGATCTGAATATTACAGATTTCGAAGACCAAATTGAGCTTTTATTTACAGTTAACGATCAGTTGGTCGATGGAGATAATTGTGTAGATATCATTGCAAACGCTGAGACAATTCGTTATATGTTATCCATTGCAATGTCAGAACTTGACTATACTCCACATAAAATTAATATGGAAAAAGACGATGCCACATATTGTCTTGAAATGTTTGATGATGGAAGTCTGAGAGTTTTCTTATATGATAAATATAATGATTCTTTACAGGGGACTTCTATTTATTTATATCAAGAAGAGGTTGGTCAGGATATTGTAGATTTTGTGTTGAATTTCTACTCTGATTCTGATATTTGGCTTTTTGGATATGAAGATGAAGATGATATTCCGATCAGCAAAGAAGATGTATCTGACTTGGATATCGTTGCTAAAATTATGGAAGATAAACATTTTGAAGTTTTGCCAACTATGTTGCCTTTCGAATATTTGTTAAAGGATCTTTGGAGATTTTAATATTATGAATTATATGCAGTAGGTGAATGATATCATCTACTGCTCTTCTATTATATAAGGAAAGGAGGGACTTATGGCAAGAGAATTAACGCCAGAAGAATTGGTAAAAGCCCCAATGTACATCAATAGAGACGTGCAATTTGAGATGCCAAGGCGATCTACTAGGGTAGATAAAAAATATAAATGCACATGCTGTGGTAAGAGTTGGGATAATCAGAGAAGCCATTTCGCTAAATCTCCTTCCCCTTTATACCAGAGTAATGATGGGTATATCAATATCTGTAATGATTGTATGGACTTATATCTACAGAAGTTGATTAATTACTACAATGGAAATGAAGTCCACGCAATTAAGCATGTGTGTCAGCAATTTGATGTAGTGTTTCATGTTGACGCATACAAAAATGCAAAGGTTGAAAATCAACCAATTACATTTTCACAATATCTTTCAAAGCGTAATCTTCATCAGACAACAAAGGTTGGTAATACATATCTTGATGGAATGAAGACGAAATTTTATGAAGATGGATATGATCATGTTATGAGTGCAGAACAAGCTGTAAATGATGATAACATATCTATTTCTGGTTCAGCTACTAAGAGATGGGGTGCTGGATTTACACAAGCAGATTATAAAAATCTTGACGAGCATTATAATATGCTGAAAGACAACAATCCAAACATTGATCAGAATCAAGAAATCTTCGTAAAATCGTTATGTAATTTATACATGCTACAAATACGTGCTCTACAGGCAGGTGATTCAAAAAAATATATTGATCTTAGTAGTCAGTATTCTAAAACATTCAACGATGCAGGTCTAAAAACAGTTGAAGAAAAAGATGAAAGTCAGAATACTACTCTTGGAGTAACATTGGCTACTATATCAAAATATACGCCTGAAGAATTTTATAAAGATAAACCATTATATGAAGATTATGATGATTTGGCAGACTATGTGGACAGATTTATGCTACGTCCATTAAGAAATTTACAATATGGATCTTCTGATCGAGATAAGGAATTTTATGTTCCAGATGAAGAGGATCTTGATGATGAATAAAAAAATAAGTAAGAAAACTGCTGCCAAACGTCTTAGTAAAATGATTGAACAATTCCCTGCCGATAAATATCAGCAAGAATTGTATAAAACATTCCCATCTACTCATTATCTAAGTAATCCTACAAATGTTATGCATACATTGGCATGGTGTACGTTTTTTAGAAAAAATTTACACAGATTTGTGCAAGATTACTTAGGAATTGACATACATCCATATCAACAGTTATCGCTATATTATATGGGTGTTTCTAACTCAATTTGTATTGTTGCAGCACGTAATGATGCAAAATCATTCTTAATTGCCCTATATGCATGTTGTAGAGCAATTCTTTATCCAGGATCAAAAGTTGTTATTGGTTCTGCTACTCGTGGGCAGAGTAAATTGATTATCACTGAAAAAATTCAAGGTGAATTAATGGAAATGTCACCTGTATTGAGAGAAGAAATTGAATACGTCAAGACAAATGGACAAGACGTTGTCGTTAAATTCCGTAGCGGATCTACGATTAAAGTGTTTACAGCGAACGATAACGCTCGTGGTATTCGTTCTACAGTCGCTATTCGAGAAGAGTTTAGACAGATCAAGAAAAACATTGAAGACAATGTCATTTCACCTTTCCAGATGGTACGTCAACCAGGTTATATTAAGCTTGCACAATATAAGAATGATCCAGCTATAGCAAAAGCTTTGCAAGAAGATCCTGTTGATATTTACATCAGTTCATCTTGGCAAGATCCTAGTCACTGGATGTGGACTATTGTGGACATGAACTATGAATCAATGTTAAATCATGGAAAAGGTATGCTCTTAGCATTTGATGAAAGTATATGTCTAAAACATGGATTTAAAACAAGACAACAGTTGATCAAAGAAAAGAAAAAGCAAGATCCTACCAGTTGGAAGGTAGAGTTCTTAAATCTTAGAATCAAGGAATCTGATTCTGCATATTTTACATATTCTATGCTGATGAATCGGCAAATTTCAAAACAAGTCTTTTATCCAAGAAATAATTTGGATGTTCAAATCAATAAGAAAAACCGCTATGCAATCCCTAAACGTGACAATGAGGTAAGAATTATCGCAGGCGATATTGCATTCGTGGCAGGTTCTCAGAACGACAATTCAGTTTATTCTTGTATTCGTGCTATCCCAGAAACAATGACGTATGGAGATAAGCAAATGGAACAAGGATATCGTAGACAATTCCCTTATATAGAATCTAACCAGATAGGTGACACAACGAAACAGGCAATTAGAATACGTCAGTTATATGAAGATTTTAACGCTGATTATATAGTAATTGATGCGAGAAATGGTGGTTTACAAATTTTGTATTCTTTACAAAAAGTTTTATACGATGAAGATCGCAGTGTTGAATACGCACCATTAAAATGTATGAACAATGATGAATACGGTAGATTATGCCAAGATCCAGACGCAAAACCATGCATCTATGCTATCAATGGTACACAAAACCTGAACAGTGATATTGCTATGAACTTCAGAAAGAATCTGGTTGAAGGAAAGATTGATTTTCTTGTTAATTTTGAAACCGCCAAAGAAGAAATTCTTTCTAAGAACAAGGAATATAGACAAGCTATCGAAGTCGATGATGTATTCGATTTTGAGAGACCATTCTTAGAAACTCAGGCGCTTGTTAGTGAATGTGCAGAATTACAATATGAAAAACTAACCACAGGTGGTATCCGAATTAAGGAACGTGGAAATAACCGAAAAGATAGATATTCTTCATGTAGTTACGGATCATATTTTATAGACCAGTTGGAATTAGATATGGCAACTACAGATGAAGAATACGGATACGCAACATTTGTAAACTAATGGAAGGAGGGAAAATGGAAGAAAATGTAAAGCAAGACACTGCATATGAATACAACAGTTATCAATATACAACAACAGATATATTTAACGCTATCTTTCAATGTGGTGTTTATGATTATTTTAATAAAGAAGAAATACGCAGTGTTTTAAGAAATCCAATTGAAAACCACGAAACCGCCATTAGATTGTCAAATTTTGTGTATACAAAAAACGGAGTTGTTACAAATTCTGTTGACTATATGGTTGCATTGCCATGTCTTGATAGTATATTAATCAATAAATCGAAAGCAAAAAAGAAAAATAACAACAAGGCAAAAAATAACAAACGCTTAATGCGCTCTACTCTTGAGACAATCGACGACAAACATTTCATTAGAGATGCATTACATACCGAGATGTTAGACGGAATTGCGTTTTATTACTTCGAAACCAAAGTAAGACCATCCGATATTGATAATACAAAATACATGAATGATTTTGATGTTGAGCGTATTATGGAGATAAATGACATCGGTGTCAATGTCTCTATTATTTCTTTGCCTTGGCAGTATTGTAAAATTGTTGGTAAGAAAAATGGGCGATTTGTTGTTGGTTTTGACTTGAGATATTTTGATGATTTCACAGACGATACACGAGAAAGAAAACTTAAAAAGTATCCAGAAGAAATCAGGAAAGGGTATTACGATCGCAAGAAAAGTAATGGCGTAAATGGCAATTGGTTAATATTAAATTCGGATAAAACAATGTGTAGAAAAATCAAATGCAAAGACTCAGAACCTTGGGGAAGATCATTGGTTATTGCTGCCCTTGAGGATGTATTATACAAAGACTATTTTACAGACACAAAACGAAATGTTTTGGATGATATGAATAATAAAGTTGTCTATCAGACATTTCCAGAAGGGAAAGAAAAAGGACTTTGTGCTTTAACCAAAAAGCAACAGGAAGCCCAACATAACGATGTTAAAACCGCTGTAGTTAACAAAAACAACAAGGGTGGATTAAGTTTCATTAGTGTTGCCGCAGGAACAAAGATTAATTCTTTAGATGTTTCTACAGATATTTTTAATGATAAAAATGAATCAAATCTTAGCAATCAAATCTCTTTGGATTTAGGTATTTGCGCTTCTTTACTTGGTGCAATGGAATCAGGTAATTTTGGAGCTGGAGCGAATAACCTCGAAATGATCACAGCCCAAGTATATACATGGGTTTATGAATGGCAGAAAGAATTAAATTACGTCATTAACAAAAATGTCATTAAAGATCAAAACAACCCAGTGGAAGTTTACTACTTCCCTACTTCTTTTGTAAACCGCAAAGCATTCTTTGATATGTGTAAAACATTATATTCAGAGGCAAGTGGTTCTTTATCTTATCTTGTCGCTAGCGCAGGAATAAATCCAGAAGCATATTTTAATGTATTAGATGAAGAAATCGAAGATGGTATATATGAACGCTACTTACCTCACTTAACCTCAAGCAATATTTCCAAAGATGACCAAGTTGGCGGTCGTCCAACTACGGACAACCCTACCGAAAATACAATTCGAAGTAGAAATAATGATGGGAACAACATCCCAAGTCCGAGCGACTCTAAATAAATATCAATAATGAAAGGTCGATTTTATTTAATCGGCTTTTTTGTTATACAAAACTTTTTAAAGGAGGATACAACATGGCAATCGTAGAGTTATCTGAAAAGAAATACAAGAATGGGCGTAGACCATTTAAAGCCGTATTGTACGAATTACAGCCTCCTGAATCAGTAGAAAATGGTATCGGAACAAAATACAACAAAAATGGAATTACCTTTTTAGAGGAATATTGTGCGCCACAGCTCGGCAGTATCGCAGATATGAGTGTTCGTGTTGAATTTTTAGATGAAAACAGAACAATAATCTGCGGTCACGGAGAAACTGGTGTCAACGAAGATGGCTTAATAACATTTAGAAATGCAAGTGTTGTTGGACATTTTACAAGAGGCTATATTGACGACATTGATTACGAAGGTGAAACAAAGAGATGTGTATGCGGTGAAGGATATCTTGATGAAATGTGTTATCCAGAATTCGTTGCAAATCTTGAAGAAGACCTTAACAATGGCGTTACCGTAGAAGGTAGCGTAGAAATTTTCAAAGCAAAAGGTAATACAGGAATTGTTTATATGAATGGATGGAGAGAAACAGGGAGAATCCCTGTGGAATTTATTCACTCTGGTTGGGATATGGTAATGAACCCAGCTGATACTTCTTCTATTGTATTGGAATTAAACGAAAATCAAAACAAGGAGGACAAACAGAAAATGGACGGAACAATTGATATGAAAGAAATCACTTCTGCTATCAAAGAAACAATTTCTGAAATCAATTCTAAAGAATCTGCATTAGAAGAGAAAATTTCTGAGCAGAATTCCGTGATTGAGCAGAAAGATTCTGTTATCGCAGAAAAGGATGTAAAGATTTCCGAACTTAATGCAAGTGTCGAAAAATTGCAGAAAGCTCTTGAAGACACAAAGACAGAGAATGAGACAGCATGGGAACAGATCGAAATTCTTAGAAAAGAAATTGCAAAAGCTAAAGTTGCAGAAAAATTAGGTGAAGTTGACGAAGCTTTAAGCGAGTTCAATGAAGACGAAAAAGCAGTCGCAAAAGAAGATATCGACAAATTAAAATCTGATATTAACTCTTGCGAAAATATTGACGAATTAAACGAAATTGCTTCTGAAGTTAACTCTATCAAATCTAAGATTTGCATGAATATTGTAGCACAGCAGAAAGCAGCTGAGAAGCAGGCATCTGCCACAGAGCCTACAGCAGAAACAAATTCAGAAAAAGTTGAAGACATCTTTTCTGAGGTATGTGAATCTATCGAAGTTGTTGATGATGACGAAGATGTAAGTATTTTTTAATAAGGAGGATAGATAAAAATGATTAAATTCCGCAATATCTCTGAAATCGAGAAATTATACCCATATGTAAAAGCTGTTGCAGGAACGGATGTTTATAATGGCGATTTTGGAACAGTAACAGAAGGTACATTTGCTTTAGCCGCTAACGCTAAACAGGTAGTAATGAATATTGAAGTTGGTGACGACGAAGGTTTAGACAGATACTTTATCGCAAAAGGATCAGATTTAAGAGTTTTAGATCTTGATAAATTAGATGGAAAAGAACTTGAAATTTATGGAAAACAGATTCCTACTGGGGTGGCTAAAGGTGACAAGTTAAAATCTACAGCAACAGGGGATCTTGTTAAAGGAGCTACTGCCGCACCATATGTAGAAGTAACTGAAATTATTGGAAATCACAAAGGCATTGTTGTAGGAGTTGTTGCTTCTGCTCCAGCTACACAGTCAGTATCAAAATAGTTAATTGAAAAAGGAGGATAGTATAAATGTATACATTTGAATTAAACAACGAACGTAAGGATGCGAACTTTGCGAGCGGTCGTGTGTCTACAAAATCTCCTGTAGTAGAAATTTTCTCTGCAATGAGAGACGGAAAAGACTTAGCGCCTTTCGGAAGAAAAGCGGATCAGGCTGCTAATTATATTAAAGAATTAAATAGTAAAGCTTCTGCTGGTGATTTATCAGCAGTTTCTGAATTAAATGAAATCAGACGTTTCTCAATGGAACCTCAGATTCTTCAAGAAGCTAAATTATTAAGCATCTATGGAAATTATAAAGCAATCGGATATAACGATTCTTGCGAAGTTGAAATCCCAGAATTTGTTGGAAACCCAGCAAACAAACAGGCTTTAGGTCAGGATGTTAACTTCCCAGTAATCAGAAAGAAAAGAACACCTATCGCTACAGTAGCTATTTCTGCTGGTTATGCAGTAGATTATAGAAAAGCTGCTAGTGGTGACATGAGCGATGAAAACGAGTTAAAGAATCAGATCGCTATTCAAATCAGAAACAAAGCTGCTGCTTATGTTGTAGAAACAATCTACAAAGCAATCAAACATGCAGATGGAGTTACATACTTCTTCGAGGGAGACGGATTAACAAAAACTGGTGTTGATGGAGTTATCACACCTGTAAGACGTTTTGGAAAACCAACTATCACTGGTGATTATGCTTTAGTTTCTCAGCTTAATGCATTCGCAGGATATCAGGGAACAACACCTGCTGTTACAGGTATCTCTGAAGCCGTTATGAAAGAAATCCACGATACAGGATTAATGGGAATGTACAATGGTGCAGTTGTTTCTGAATTACCAAACCCATATGATACTTCTCTGATGAATGCAGCTGGAACAGACTTCCAGACAGTATTACCACAGGGACTCGGATATGTAATTCCTGCTGGTGGACAGTCTCCAATCTATACAGTAACAAGAGGCGGATTAACATCTATTTCTGGAACAGACGTATCAACAGGTCAGTTAATCACAAGATATGACCTTGAAGTTGGTGCTTTAGTTGCTCCAGGAAGAGAATATATGATTGGTTTACTTGGAGACAAGAAACTGTCAACAGAACTTGGTACTTACTAGAATTCGTAAATAGTTGAAGAAATGTAGACCTTATGGGTCTTTTTTATTTGCAAAGATATATGGTAATTCTGTATATCTTTGCAATTAATTAGTTAAATAGAGGACATAGACCATGAACGATATTTACTTTTGCTATTCCAAAAAACTACACTATTTTTTAATGGGGTTAGGCGAAAGTTATATTTCTTCTAACATCAACAAAAATACTGGTGTACGTTATTGGACATTCCAAAAGTCGAAAGATTTAGATGAAAAGATTGAATTGTATAATTCTGTAAAATACAAATTCAAGTAAACGATAATTAGTTGTGAAAGGATAAATAATTGAAAGAGATGGAAAATACGGAAGTTGTAAAAGAGTTAAGCATGGAAACAAAAATTACAGTACGCAGCCTTGCCAATTGGACAACAGGATTTCAGCGAATTGAATCCACAGGAGATGTAACAATCACACCAAATGGTACTACCCGTTTATCTCGTGGAGAAGTAATCTCACAGGTGCAGAACGGGAATATGCTTTTTACTGGAATTGATGGTGTTGGCTCTCATGCAACATTATATATTGAAGACGCTGATACTCGTGAAGAGTTAGACTTTGACAATAAAAAAGAAAAGAAAGTTCAGAAAATTTTAACGCCTGAATTAGTAGCAAAATTATTTGCCTATAAAGGGATGTCAAAAACATTTAAGGACAAAGTTTCTGAGTATATTGTTACAAGTGCTGAAAAATCAGCTGTCATGATGATGATTAAAAAAGGTAATTATAACGATTACGAAAAAATTCGATTCATTGAAAACTATACGGGACACAAAATGAAATAGGATGTAGGTGATTATAATGACAACCGCAGATGATGTAATTCAAAGTTTTGAATCTACGTTCGCAGATAAAACGCCTTTGCCAGACTCTTTAGTTTTTCAATGGCTAAAAAAGGCAATTGCAAGATATTCTATGGAAATTGATGATCTTACATTCGATGTAGAAACAAAAGAATTTTCAGAAGATCTTGATCAATATGTCATAGATACAATGGCAGAATATATGCATCAATATTATCAGGAGCGTTACTACTCTCTTGTAAATAAACGAGTGAGTATTGTAACAAAAGAATTAAGTATTGATGGAAATAATGGGTCAAAAACTTCAGCAAAGAATGAGCTTGATGCTATTAAATATAATGCTGAAAAAATGACAAACAATCAGAAACCTACCGCTTATACATAGGAGGTGCGATAAATGCAAGATTGGTATTTAATAACACCTAATACACGACCTAACTTAACGGGCGGTTATGAAAATGATGCATATAACGATTATAAAGATGATGAATTTGCAGAGATCTTAGATACAGACATTGCTTCTACGGTTGAATTATGTAACTCTGATTTATCAGAAAGAACGACTATCCGATGTGTGGTTCAAGATAATGATTCTGATACCGCATTAAAAACTATGCAGAGAACTGTACTATTCCCATGTAATACTTCCAAAGCAGGAATGTATGTATATTTTGAGAATAATTACTGGATCATAGACGGAAGACCTGGACAATGTGGTGTATTTGAAAAAACAACAATGAAGTTGTGTCAGTCTACTGTAAAATGGCAAGATGCAGACGGTAATATCCATGAAAGATGGGCTTATTATCAATCGGCATCTAAATATGATGTTGGTAAAACAGGTAACAATATTATATTTGTTGGGTCAAATAACTATACGGTAATTGTACCGCAAGACGATGATACTCTTGGGCTTGATGGAAAAAGAGTATTTCTTGATATTCGTGAAGTTCCAAATGACGTATTTACATTCACTCGTGATGATAATGTTTTATATCATTTTGGTACTGAACATGGTGGTGTATTATCTTTTATCGTTGATAAAGATGAATTTAACCCAGCGAAAGACAGAAAAGACTTGCGATTATGTGATTACTTTGAGCCTAAAAAAGATCCTGAACCAACGCAGCCAGAGAAACCAGAACAGCCAGATGTTCCAACTATAGAACAGACATGTACTGCTACTATTAAGTATAGATACAAGAAAGTTTTTGTAGGAAAGAAATCTACATTTACCGCTTCTTTTAAAGACTTAGATGGAAACATAGTTACAAAAGATCCTCAATGGGATCTTGAATGTGAATTAAAAGACTCCATTAATATAGAAGAAACTGGTTCAAACATTGGAATCTCTGTGTCAAATTCTGCATTAGTTGGTCAGAAAATCATCTTGAAATTATCTGCAAAAGATAGAACTTCTTCTACTGCTTCTATTGAAATAACTATAGAAAGTCTTACATAGGTGAAATTCAATGACGAAAACAGAAAAAATGATGGAAAATCCTCTGGTTTCACTTGGATTGATCAAAGAAGCCGTAGGAAATATTTTAATGACAAATGACGATGTCAACACTCTTGCTATGCCATATCTTGATGATGAGGATTATTCTTTCGAGGATAATTGGTTTGGATGCAAAATTGGCGAAAATATACATGGGCAAGTGAAAGACAATCGTTTATTAGGACATTGCAAAGATGTCCCATATATGGATGAAACCATTACAGATACACGATCTATTATCTTAATGGAAACATATCCTAGTACATCAACATCTATTATTGATTACACATTGGTTATCAATGTCGTATGTCATAGGGATGTTATCAAACTAGATGATGATGAAAGGTCAGAATGGCGTGAAAAAGGATACGCTGGCAATCGTTTAGATATGATTTGCCAAGCAATCAATCTTGCCTTAACTGACGAATCAATAAAAGACTCATTTGGTATCGGGGCTATGAGATTAGATACTCGTACAAGCCAATTACAGTCTTTTAAACCGAACACTAACTTTTATGGCAGGACAATGGTGTATCGGATTGATGATATAAATATGGAGTTGCTTTGTAAGTGAGTGACGTAAAACTTACTTATTCACAGCTACTGTCAAGCGAACCAATACCTGTTGGAATCGGGCATATTCAGCCACCTAAAATCAGTGATCGTAGGAGAATTGGTGAAGGGCTATGGATGCAATATGCTAGTTATATGACATTGACAGTAGATAGCTACTACTCTGCTCTCCTGCCAGATAAATATGATGCTTTTTTGGCATTACCTTATGAAGAACGAACAGATGTTAAATTATTTGATTTGGTATCAGAAAACACAGATGTTATACGGATTTATGTGAGAGCATTTTGTTTTTATTTTGTCGAAGATGTTGTGTATAAATTAAGAGAAAAAAGATTTGAGATCTTAAAAACACATGAGAACGAAGAAACTGGAGAAATCGAATCACAGGTTGTCGGGGTTATTGATCGAGAAATCTTTGATGATGTATTACATATTCTGATGCAAATTTCAAATATCAACAATGAACGCACAGTGTCCGAAGAATTATCAAAACAAAAAGATCCTGTTGTTATCCAAATGCAACGTAGACGTGATAAGGCAAAAGCTAAACGTACTCGTGGAAAAAACTTAGATAAACAAGATCCAAAATATGATATCGGTAATATTATCTCTGTCGTATGTGCGTATCACCCAAGTATTAATTTTACTAACGTAGGGCAACTAACAATTCCTCAATTATATGATAACTTTCAAAGAATTCTAATTGATAGAAATTATCAAATCATGGCTCTTAATGCCAGTGTCTGGGGAACTGAAGGTAGTGACTTTAAAGAAGATTCATATTTGAAAAATCTTAAAGAAGAAAAATAAGACCTATCTTTATGGGTCTTTTTTTAATACTAAAATTTAAAAATTCTAATGAAAGGATGTGACAAAATGGCAGCTAGTAAGAAATATGCAAGCCGTGACTGCGGTGTATTTGAGTTAACTAACTTAGCTACAAGCAAAAAGGCTTTAAGAGTTGATTATGCTAATACAGTAACATTAAATATTACAGCAGATTCTGTAAAAGCTAAAAAGAGAGGTAGAGATGCTGTAACATTTGCCAACCCAATGGAAGGAACACTTGAATCAGAAATTCAGGTATATCCATTTGAGTTATTCTCTATCTTTGGTAACGGTACAATTACAGAAGGTGGAGATCGTGCAGAAATGAAGACGATCACTGCTACAGAAGCAGGAAAACTTACATTACCAGATGATCCAAAAGCAGGAGCTTTATTCGTTTACGAAAAAGGTGATGTTGGTGGAACACAGATCGAAGGAAGTGCAGCAGCAAAAGTATTCACAGCTACAACAGATAGCGATATCGTTGTTGGTAAGAAATACGATGTATCTTATATCGTAAATGACTCTACACTTCAGTTAGTTAAGATTAACGATAATCAGGAATTAGCTGATTTCAGAGTTGACGCAGAAATCAACCAGAAATCTGAGCAAGGAGTTGTAACACCATTACATATCACTTGCTACAAAGCTACTCCTCAGAGAAATATCGAATTAGCTTTCGCAGCTGAGGGAGATCCTATTACACTGAAGATCACATTTGACCTGATGACAGATGCAGATGATGAATTTGTAGATATTTATCAGATCAAGTCCTTAGCTTAATTTAAGGATATTATTTATCACTACTGGTTAGTTTATACTAATCAGTAGTGTATTAACTTGGAATATTGAACATGAAAAAATATTGCAGTAATCATATTATAGTTTTACATTTTAGTTAGAAGATAGGGAAGAGAACAAAACTTTAATATGGTTCACAAATTGGATTATATGATTTTTTTGTTTTCTTCCCTATTTTTTACGATTTTAAAAGAAAGGGTGTATTTATTGAATTCAGAAATTACAACGCCTGAGCAGTTGCAGGAAGCCTATAAAGATACAAAACTCATTCCTGTTACAAGTTTGGCACAGGTTAAGTTCTATGTGAAACATGGCGTACAACCACTTCTGGTCTATCCATCTGAACGTGCAGATATTATGGCGTTCTGGTATCCAAAAAAAGATACATACAGACTATATGTTGATTATAGAAAATATATTAACGATAAATATCAGGTAGGTGAATAGGTTGGCAAAGAATGTTGGTAAGAGATTTGAAGAAAATTGGAAAGCCAGTATTCCTTCAGACGTATTCTACTATCGTTTAAAAGATCAAGCACAATCTTTTGGTGGTTGTAGTAATTTAAGATTTTCAAGTAAGAATCCTTGCGATTGTTTCTTATTCTCTTCTCCTTATATGTATGCATTGGAATTGAAAAGTGTTGGTACTTCTTCTATTTCTTTTGAACGTACCAAAGAAGAAAAAGGCGTGATTCATTATCATCAGATTAAAGGTTTAAGAGAATTTGTAGGTTACAAAAATATGATCGCAGGGTTTTTATTTAATTTTAGAAAGAAAAATAACATGGAAACTACATATTTTCAACACATCAATGATTTTGACAGAATGATTGCTTCTATGGATAAGAAATCATTCAACGAAAAGGATTTAAAAAAATTCAATCCAATCATTGTTAATAGTCGAAAATTGAAAATTAATTACAGATATCATGTATCTGAATTGATTGAGAAGTTAAATAGAGAAATGGAGAAATAATTTTATGGGTAAAATCGCTTTTGAAACAAGACATTATGAAGATGGGTCTTTAAATAGATTTGAGGCAAATGATTTCGTTGAGGCGGTTGTCGCTTCTGCTTTCCCAGTAACTCAGGATGAAAACGGAATATCTAGTATGGACTATGATCCACTGAGTAAACTTATGGGAATCAAGATGAATATTATCAAATTTTATGGAAACGTGGATTTAGAAAGCATTGGTATTGATGAATTATACGAACTTGCATCAGATATTGATGTTGACGCATTTGTTGATGAAAATAATATTAATAAAGTGCAGTTTCAAGATATGTTAACTGCAATTGATGAGAAATGCGATTACATTAAACAGCAGTTAATTGCAAGTGCAGTTGATATTAAACTTGACGGCAAAGATGTGAATTTCAAGGTTGAAGGTGTTGACGATTTAGTAGAATCTGTCGTGGCTTTAGCACCTGCTCTTGAATATATTAATGAAGTATTTGCCAAAGCTGATCCAGAAGTAACTCAGAAGATGATGCAGTATTTTGCAGATCATGGCTTTGACTTTACTGCCGAAGACATTACAAAAGCTGTTGTTGAATCTGATGATTTTCAGAAAAATAGAATTGATGCACTTGAAGCAATTAAACAGGGTGCCGCTGATGCAGTCAATAATAATGTAGTTTCTATTGACAGAAAGTAAGGTGATCTCATGGGAAACATGGGTGCAATGGCGGGGTTATGGAGACAAATCCAGAACGAAATGCGTGATGCCGTAAGCGAAGCTGAGAGTAAAACGTTCTTAACAGCCAATCAAGAGCTTACTGCTTCTTATGCAGGTGGAGAACCAATACCTCCAGAGCAAGGTGGATATGTAAGAACATATCAGATGAAAAACTCTGCAAGAACAACTGGCGTTGTTGGTGGCGGAGATTCTGTTAGTGCCACCGTGTATCTTGATCAGGGATACAATTATAATACTGGAACTTATTCTACTCCTCACGTCTTTTCAGAAGCGGAATCTGGGGGATCTGGTATTGTATTAACTTCTGGATTCTGGCAACGTACAGAGCAAAAAGCTCAACAATACGCTGAACAGGCATTTGCAAAAAGATTTAAACAATAATTTCTTTTCACATCAAATCTGATGTAAATTTCACAAAATAAAACCAAGATTTTATATGCTTATCAACCACAATATATATGATTTATTTTTACGAATACAACTATATATTGTGGTTGTATTTATTTTACACATAGGAGGTTTACCGTTGGCTAGATTTACGGTATATAACAAGATTACATCTCCAGAAAAACTAGCATTGGTCAATAAAGATAACAAAGATTTAGGCAATGAGTGGTTAGATTACCTTGCTTCTGTTGATCGTGCGCAGAGTACAATCAAAGGTTATCGCAATGACTTAGATATTTTCTGGTGTTGGAATCTGGAACATAATAAAAATAAGGATTTCGCAAAATTAACCAAACGTGATATTGCTAAGTTTCAAAATCATGCAATTAATGTATGGGGATGGAGTCCTAAACGAACAAGACGTGTTAAATCATGTCTTTCTTCTTTATCTGATTATATCGAAAATATGTTAGACGAGGAAGAAGAATTTGAAGGATTCAGAAAGATTGTAAATAAGATTGAGAATCCTGCAAATGAGGCAGTACGTGAAAAAACTATTCTGCCAGATGAAAAAGTTGATGACTTATTAAAAACTCTTGTTAAACAAGAGAAGTATGAAAAAGCGTGTGCTATCGCTATTGCTGCTTATTCTGGAATGAGAAAGTCCGAAATTATCCAGATGAAGATGTCTTATTTTACCGAAGATGCTCTTGAATTTGATGGTGCTTTATATAAAACACCAAAGATTCGTACCAAGGGTCGTGGTAAATTAGGTAAGCAGTTAAACAAATTTATCCTTGTTGATGTTAAAAAATACATTGATCTATGGGATAAACAACGTAAAGAACTTGGCGTTGACATTGACGATATCTTTGTAACGAAAGATAAAAATGGTTGGCATCGTAGATCCAATCTTGATAAATGGACAGCTGAATTCTCAGAGATGTTAGACGTAGACTTCTACTACCATTGTATGAGACATTATACTTGTACTGCTTTCGCAAAGAAGAATATTCCGATTGATGTTATCAAAGAATTCTTTGGATGGTCTTCTACGGAATTGGTTGGTATTTACAACGATTCATCCGCAGAAGATGACTTCGGAAAATACTTTACAAAAGACGGTATTAAAGAAGGAAAACAAGGTTCTTTGTCTGATTTATAATATTGGAAAAAGATCCCTGTATACATACAATATATTTCTATGATATACTCAAACTCGCAATGATCAATTACACGACAAAATCTATGATGTAACACCACTTATATAGTAGGAGATGATGTTATGATGATAGAGAATAGAAAAAATTACTATACACTTATTTGTGCTGAATGGAGTATGTATGGCGGAGGAATAGTTATACATACAGAGGTAAATGTTGGTTCAGTCATCGAAGCACATGAATATGTTTTATCACATCTTTATGACTTCCCTACTGGTACATGGGTACTGAAGCCATGTTTGACAGCAATTAGTTAAACAATAAGTAACAAGTAATTGATCATTGCTCTTACAGGCGGTTGGTATAATGGAATTATACTGGTCTCCAAAACCAGAGATCGGGGTTCGATTCCCTGACCGTCTGTTAATTATATACTGAAATGTAAAGAGTCTATTTTTATATAGGCTCTTTTTTATTATGCACAAAATCATGAAAGAGGTGAGTGAATGGATTTTCAAGCTGTCATTAAGGCGATATTGGATAAGAGTACTGCTGAGTCTCAATTGAATAATCTTGTACAAGATAGGGATGTGCATATTAACCCTATTGTTGGTACGAACGGATCAACAAATACAACACTTAATAACCAGATTAAAAGACAGGCAAATGCTCAGGCAAAATCATATGTACAATATAGTAAATCTGCAATTCAAAAGCAGATGAAACATGCTTCTGGAACATTTTATTCTAGCGGTGAAACATCTATTGATAAAGGTCTTGTTAAACGTGCAAAAGCACAAGCTAAAGAGATAGCTAATGTAACAAAGCAGATTGCAAAAGAGGAAGATGTTTCTACGCCTACTGCTTATCAATATGCAAATCAAGCTCTTAAAGAGCAAGAGAAAGCAAAAAATAAAGCATTAAAGGATCAGGCTAAAGCTGATAAAAAACATCAAGTAGAACAGAAAAAATTAAATGAGAAAGCTGCTAAGATTGAATCTGATATTCAAGCAAAGAGATTTGCTTCTAAATCTGGAAAATACCAAAAACAATTTTCTGGGTATGTTGATAATAACAGCAAAGAATATAATGCCTTTTTGAGCAACATTCTTGACTATGAGAAACAACGTAAAGAAGTCAATAAAATGTATGGGAACTTTAAAAAGGACCCAACTATAAAAAATCGTGATCTTTTAATTGATGCTCATTCAAAACTTGAGCAGTATGATAAAAATGCTACAAATAGTCTATCTTTATTAAACTCTTCCCCTAATAAAGTATTGAAGAGCGATATAGAGAAACAAGCTAAAAAACAAGCCAAGCAAGAGGAACAATATAGTAATTGGTTTAATCAAGCTCTTTTAAAAGAGCAAGAGAAAAAAGATTCTTATGTGCAAAATGTTTCTAGGAATCTTGGAAATAAATCATATGATGCTAATTTAGCAGCACAACAAAAGAAACTTAGTGGGTATTACAGTGGCAGTGAAGAATACAAAAATGCGAATAAGTCTTTTGAAGAATATGAAAAGAATGTAAAAGGTTTGCAGGAATTACATACTCAATACCAAGCAAATCCTTCAACTGCTAATCAGGATGCGATCATTAAGCAGAATGAGAAAGTAATCCAATCATATGAAAAATTAAACAATGAGATGAAAATTCTCGACGCAACTCAGAGCAAGGCACTTAATCCTGGTGAAGGTAGTATTCAAGCAAATAAGATTAGAACTTATATGACGAATAATACTAAAGCCGCTAAGGAATATGGAGTTGTATTAGAGAATCTTGTGAAACAATCTGAGAACGCTACAACTAAAGGGGAAGCTCAAAGTATCAACCAACAGTTTAAGCAAATGCAGGCTGAAATTTCTGCGAAAGGACTTACTGGAAATTCAATGTTTTCAGAAGTTAAGCGTGGATTTAGTCAGATTTCTCAGTTCGTAGGAACATATGGCATCTTGCAATCTGGTATGAACAAAGCACAAGAAATGGTGCAAAATACATATGATGTAGATAGTGCCATGACTCAGCTTCAGATGGCTACTGGTGTATCCAATGATAAAGCTAAAGATTTGATGAAAACATATTCAAATATGGGGCATCAATTAAAGGCTACTGGTACAGATGTTGCTGCTTCTTCTACTGAGTGGATGAAACAGGGACAAAGTGTTGAAAAATCTAATAAGCTTGCAGAGAGTTCTATTAAACTTAGCAAGGTTGGTGATTTAACATCTGAAAATGCTACAAAATATTTAACTTCTGCGAGAAAAGGTTATGGCATTACGAGTGCAGAAGATACCTTGAAAATCGTAGATAAAATGTCTTCTGTAGATATGGCTTCCGCTACTGATGTTGGAGGTTTGGCAGAAGGTATGTCCGAAGTTGCGACGAATGCAAATTTAGCGGGTAAAATAGATGCCCGACCATATGGCGACATATGGGCTATTTTTACAAATAGTAGTTATTACCCAAATCGGTTAAAACCTGACTGGGCTATCGTAGCCTAAAAGCCAAGACCGAGATAACTTAATAATAAATATTGAACACGGCAATGTCGTGTTATTTTTATGCCTATTTCTAAGTATTGTAACGACTGTTCGGGTAGCTGTCTCTCTGAGACAAATATACAGTCTGAACTATATAGAAATATATAGAAAAATGGTCAGTAGTAACCAGACTACTTAAAGAAGAACCATTTTCGCCACATTGTACCTTTGATGTGGTCTGTAGCGTAGAGCAAACGTGAAAGTAACAGCTTGGTCAGCATGGACAAATTGCTCGGTTATTTAGCAACTATCGGTGAAACAACTCAGGAAGGTATGAGTTCAGTCGGAACTGGTTTAAACGCCATTTTCTCCCGTATGGGAAATATCAAACTAGCACGACTTAAAGATTATCAAAATAATGGCGAAGACCTAGACATTTGGGGCGCAGTGGCATAATACATAAACCACTGTGGCAATTCTTTCTTATGATCATATGAATTTTCATATGTGCTTAAAAGCCGAGGGAACGGTCAATAAGGAGGAAGGATATATCTATATCCGCCTTGAACGACTGAGCGAAAGAAGGTCATTTCGATGACTATGCGACAGTCTGAACACACTTCTATATTTCCCATAATTCCTTAAGAAGTGGAGTTGCGGTCAAGTGTAAAGACACTTTTGGAAGTACCGCAACCGCTTCTATGTAATGAGTTTCTTCTTATTATATAGAAGTCATATTGTCTCATTCTACAGGACAAAGTAACAGCTTGGAGTGATGTAGAAACTGTCTTAAATGGCGAAGGAATTAACCTAAGAGACAAACAAGATAAATTCAGAAATTTCGGTGATGTGCTTGATGAAGTCGCTGGTAAATGGACTAGCTACAGTGATGTATCTCAAAGAGCAATTGCAAAAGCGATGGCTGGTAAACAAAGATTGGTGCCTGAACATACGGTGACGTATGAACGACGCTTTCAAAATATATCGTTAAGAATGATGCCATATCGGAAGAGAGCTGGGGACAGAGAATTCCGAGGAAAGACTGATATTTTCAGAATCCGTAACGACTATGTGCTGGCACAGTGATGTGTCAGCCTACGCATCATATCTTATATTCATAAGATAAAGATAGAGTCTGCTCTGCATTTATAATCCTAAGCTAGTCCCTTAGACGAAGATGCAGAATCAAGAAGAAATTCTTGGTCGCCACATATTGGCTTGTGTGGTATTATGCAAAAACGCATATAAAGTAACAAAAAAACCAATCATATGGAGCAATTTCTAGTCCTAATGGGCAACTATAAGAAAGCTCAAGAATATACAAAAGTATCCGAAAATTCTGCTGGATCTACAGATAAAAAGTATGAAGTTTATAAGAATAGCTTGGAAGGACAAACAGAAGATCTTAAAAACTCATTCCAATCTATCTCAACAACATTTGCTGATAAAAACCTTCTTGGTGGGGGAATTACTTTACTATCAAATGTTCTTAATGTAGTTAATAAATTAGTAAGTAGTTTTGGATTATTGCAAACTGCTGCCGCTGGCTTTGCTGGCATTAAACTTTTTAAAAACCTAGGTTGACCCTATCTCAAAATCATTAGGGTGACAGTGAGCCTACTATATATAAGGAAGAAACAGAAATGGTGTTTTGGACAAATATATAGGATACGGGGTTTTAAAATATACGTATCAGGAGTAATTGCTGGAACGAAAAAGGATATCAAAACTGAAACGGAATTGGTGACAATAGACGGAATAGTTGAAGAATTTGGTATTCATATCGTATTATACGATTGTATCTAATCAGCCGCACACATTCTTACCGTACAGGAAAGTATCGGTAAACTACCGCATAAGAAATGTGCTTCGGGATAAGGCACAGTAGCTAAGATATTTTAATAAGAATGGATGTTCAGAGACTACCGATCCTGACAGATAATGACGACCTTATGATCATTGTCTGGTAATGTATAGCCCAAAAGTGTAAATTAATGTCGATGTTTTACCTGCTATCATCGTTTGCGTACAGAGATATTGTATCTCTAAGCAGGGAACTTAAAATTCAAATTTTATGTAAAAAACGACCATCAAAAAGTCCTTATTTTATAAGGATTTTGGACGATTGGTAATTTGGCAAATTGTGTCTTATTTTATACAAGGTTGCTAAAATCAAGTTTATTTCTATACTAACCAATGTAAGGAACTTATTTTGGTAATAAGAACGACTCATGACCGTTCTTTATTATATTGAGTGATAAGTAGACAGAGTAATTAACTGTCGTGTGATATTTGTCTAACCTCGCTTCAGTCACACTTATCACTCTACCTCTATTAAACTGTAAATATTAATGAGGCGAGAGATTTGAGGTTTAAATGATTAATACTAAAGAAAATTTAGAAAATGAGATTAAAACAATCAATGAAGAATTTGGACTTGAAGAAGTAAATGGTGAAGTTCTTACTACTTCTTTGAATGTGGCAAAAGTTTATAGGAAAGAACATAGAGATATAATGAGAAAAATTCGTCATTTTATTGATGTTATTCCAGAATTAGCCGAGCGCAATTTTACGCTGGGCTCTTACAAAGACCAAAACAACCAAGATCGCCCAATGTATCTAATGGATCGCAAAGGTTTCGCAATGCTTGTAAATAAATTTACTGGTGATAAGGCATTGATTTTTACAGCAAAATATACAGATGCTTTTGAAAGAATGACTGAATTAATTGTACAATTAAAAGATGAGACAAACAAATTGTATGACATTGCTGTATCAAAAGAATGTCAATTACAGCGACAGTATGATGCGGACAAAGTAAAATATGCAGTACGCAATATTGATCGTATTCTTATGGAGTCTGATTATACTAATCTTGAATCAAATATTGACAAAATAATTGATGTTCATGTTCATCTTAAAAAGAAAGATCGTTATGAGTATCATAGAAAATTAAATGCGACTGATTATAAACAAAAGATCGTATTAATGATTGATGAAAAACTGGAAACAATTATTACATCTTCTTCTATTGATCCAAAATATAGAACAATTGCAGAGTATGCATTAAATGATCTTAAACGAAGATATATCGAAACTACAAATCGTAGCACAGGAAAGAAAATTGCTTTTAGAGATTCTAAGATCAAAGAAAAAGATTCTCAGATTGATGAATTAAAGAAACAGATTTCTTAATGTAATTCTTGAGTGTCATATATACTTATGCTACAATAAATACATAAATCGAATATATAATCAAGAAGTTATTTGAGGTGGTAAAATTCGTTGCAACCACGCACCCTATGGGTTAAAAGAGATGTAGGAGAGGCGACGCCTACCAAATAACTTCTTTTTTATTACAGAAAAATAACCGCCTCACCTGGTAAGTAAGCGGTTATTTTAATAAACGTATAAATATCAGGCGAACCGTTATCAGTAACACCTTTTTCTATTATCATAATATCATTGGAATCTTGAAATGTCAATAACAAAAAAACAGTCTATCAGAAACCACTTACGGCAACTAATAGACTGCAAATCCTTTGGAAATGCAATGACGAACTTGGAAGATAACTCGTTGCATTTCTTGTAAACTTAACCGTATAACTTGACGATAAATAAGTTATATGGGATATTTTTATATTAATACAGAGATATTATTTTGTCAATAATTTGTTGCAATAAGCTGATTTATGGTAGCAATGGTTATTTCTACGATATTGAGAGGTATATATGGAATATAAGAAATTAGATAAAGAAATTTTAGAGCATAAGAATTGTAGGATCGCATCAAGCGTCGAAGCACTGAAAAATGTAATTTCGATGCAATGGTCTGATGAAGTGATCAATGGATTTAAAAAAGTTATAATTGGTAAATATAATCTGAAATAGTGTGTTTTATACCAAATTTATACAGTATTTTGTAAATTATTATTGTTGAAATTTGTCATAAATGTTACAATAATAAATGATTACAAAATAAGGCGGTATAAATAAAATGGATAAATACACTCTATACGTTGATGAAAGTGAAACATTTTCACAACTTGATAAATCGAGAAGATATTTTATTATGAGTGGTGTCATTATACAAGATAATGAATATGATGATATAGACAAAAAATTAAAACAAATTAAAGTCGATATGTGGAAGAACGACGAGGCAGAACAATATATATTGCATGAAAAAGATATTACTGCCGCTCAACGTAGAAATCCAGATATTCCAGAACATTATAAAATATTTAAATCAAAAAGAAATACTATTTCATTATATAACAAACTTTCTGTAATATTTAAGAAGTCAAATATTACTACATTAGGAGTCTGTTTGGATAAAAAACAATTAACTAATGATTATGGCGAAGATCATATAAATAATCAATTTACAATTGCTATTCAATTATTAATTGAGCATTATTGTATGTTTTTAATTGAGAATAACGCAATAGGGTCTATCTGTTATGAATCAATGCAACCGTGCCAGAATATAGCTATACAACAACGTATTTTTGAATTAAAAGCTTTAGGTACAATGTATTATTCTCCTAATACTATACAACAACATATTAAAGAAATAGTATTTATTCCGAAAGCGTCTAACTATACAGGATTACAATTAGCAGATTTTGTACCTAATACTTTAGGTAGATATGTCGCAAATTTTAGACCTAAAAACGTAAATTTCTCATCTAATGTTAGAAGAACATTATATAAAGCTAATTGTGACAAACGTAAGTTCGGTTTTAAACTATTATCATAAATTTTTTAAAAATTACTTGACATGTTATATATAAGTAGTTATAATAAAATCAATGGGATCGAGAATATGAAGGCGCTGGTGTACTCCAGTAGAAAGTCGTTTACAAAATAGCAATATTTTGTGTTAAAGTATTCAACCGAACCCATCAATAAGCGACCCTAATCTTAATGGTTAGGGTCTTTTATTATATAATTCTATTAATTATAATATTTTAATAGAACATGCGTTTTCAAACAGATAATCTATATAATTTTATAAAGACTATTAGAAAAATATTATTTAGATTTTAATAAGTAAATAAGAGAGGACTCTCAATCCTCCCTTCTACTCTACCACTTATATCCGCAATTGTTGCATTTGTAAATATTTCTTGCATTACGGATTACATTCCGAACATGCAGAATATCCTTTCTGTATTGCTTCCGATTTAGAAATTGCTATTGAACTTTTCTTTAAATATTTGCAACCAGAAGCATGATATTTATTACCGTAATCTGTTATGTAGACTATTTGACTTGTGGATGAGGAATCATCTGATAAATCAGAATCAGATGTCTTGGAATACACCGAAGATTTCTTCAACTTGTCGTATTTCTTTTGCAAATCTGCATATTTATAAGATAAAAAATTATACTTTCCTTTCAATGAAGAATAATTATCTTGTAAATCAATTTGATCATGAGCCTGATCCATATACAATGATCGGATTCTTTTATTCTCTGATGTCAAGTTTTTATTTTTGGCGGATAGTTTATTATTGGATTGTTTTATTTTATCATACTTATCTTGTAATTTAAATCGTTCAGATAAATTATAAGCATTAAAAGCAATGCTAAGAATAAAACAACAAAACAAGACAATGGTAAATATTTTACTTTTGTTCTTCATTTAATCTTACCATTTATATTTACATTTATTACACTGATACGTTTTACCAACATTGGAACTTAGAATACCTAATGTTAAACCACCCAATATACGTGAACCTGATTTAATTCTTTTAATATCTGTACTTTTACAATTTGGACAATGAGGCAGCGCTTCTTGTTGCTTTGCAATTTGCTCATTTCTTTGATTAATTTTTTCTTGATATTTTGGATTTGTAAGTGTTCCATAACCTCCTTCAGTCCACGGTAAGAAATTACCTTCTTTAATTTCTTGTAATATGCAGTATGCTGCGCTCACTGAAATTTCAGCAGAATTTGCTATAGCATCTATACTAATTTGATCATCTACACCAGTTTCTATATTTGATAGTATTTCAGAGATGTCATAAACCTCGTGATTAATATTAATACTTTGGTCTGCCTTATATAATTCGTTGATTATATCCCATGTTGGACAACCACAATTTGGACAATGATCAGCTTTAACAGAAAATTCTTTACCGCATTCAGTACATTTTATCAAACTCATTCTTCATACTCCTTTTATAAACTTATTTAATTTGATTATATCATTATAAATATTGAAACGCAATCAATAGACCTATAACACTTTTGTCATTTAAAGAATTAGGTAATTTCGTTAATCAAGTTAAAAGTTTAAAAAAACTAAACCCATCTGATCTTAACATGCAAAATGGATTGTATAAAAACTTCGTAAATTCTTTTGCAAATTCAGGTTTAAACGCAAGTCAAGTTTACGATAAAATCTTAAAAAACGGCGGAGACTATTCACTAGCAGAAAACATTCTGCAATCAATTGGACTCTCTGACAAAGTGGAAGATATCAATAAACAACAAGCGTATGACGAGATTCAAAAACGAAAGAAAAAAATATCTTCTTCTAATAAAGTAGACACCCCTGATCTCTCTAAAGTTTCATCAGAAGCCCAAGCTACAAAAAAATCCCTCTCAGATCTTGGACAGGTCAATCTTGATAATGTAAATTCGAGCGCATCTAAACTTGGAGAAACATTTAGAACTGGTGTAACAAACGGTGTTGAAAAAGCCAAATCTGGCATTAAATCATTAGGATCAAACATAAAATCCGTATTATCTGGTCTTGGTGCAACGCTTAAATCCTATCTTCCTCTTCTAGCCGTACTTGCTGCATTTGAAGGAATTAAAGCAATTCATTCTAACATGCAGAGTCAGCGTAAAGATGAATTGAACGCAGGTCAGAAAAATCTTGATAAATACAACAAGAAGATTGATAAAAATAATAACAAGGTTAAGCAGGCTAAGAAATTACAGGAAGAATTCAATACTTTATCTTCTGGCGTTGACTCTAATACGAATGAAAATATCGGATTGTCAACAAGTCAATATGAAAGATATTTAGCAATCAAAAAAGAATTAGTGAAGTTAAATGGTGACCTTGTTACTGGATATAATTCAGAGGGCGAAGCCTTAATCAATAACAACACTGCTATCCAAGATACGATTGACAAATATCAAAAATTAGCAGATCAAAGCAAGAAAGATATTGCTAGTAAAAAGAATGTAAGTATCCAGAATGATTCTATGGCATTAAAGGCACAGAAATCATTATACGGAAGTACATTCGCTGATGAAAGTCTTGGCACAAACTTAAAACGTTCTTTACCATATACTTTTAGATCTGCAAAAAATCTCGCTAAAGATGGACTTTCTATGAATGAAGCGTCTGTTAGACAATCTCTGTATTCTAATACAGATTTTCAAAAACAGGCTGCAAAAATTCTTGGCAAAGATAAAGTTGATGTTAGTAAATTAACATCTAAACAAATCCAAGAGCTTGCTAATAATTCAGACACTTTTAATTCTGAAGGATTTATCGGAAAGAATGACACAAAGAATCTCAAGAAATTATTGGCAGCTTCAAAGACGAATTACGATCAACTACAGAAATATTCTGATAGTTTTAGAAAGAACACTTTATCCAATATCTCTCAGGCGGTTGATGGGTATGATAAATTAGACCAGACAACAAAAACATTTGCATCTAACTTTATTTCAAATATGGACATTGATCCATCTAAAATGTTAGACACGGATTATCTTGATAAACAAGAAAAAACTGTTGAGAATCTTACTAAAAAACTTACTCAGAATAAAGACGTACAAGACCAAATCAAAGACTTCCAGAAAACACAAGCAAATGGAAAAATGAATGCCAACAAATGGCAACAAAACGTAAATGATCAGTTTACTGCGTTGCAAAAATCTACTGGCATTGATAAAGATACATTAGCATTAACCCTTGGTATTAAGCTTGATGATAAAAATAATGTCTTATCATCTACTGGTAAAGATATTGCCAAAATGCAGGAAACATTAAACAATACATTCAAAAATCAAGACATTTCTAAGTTTACAGATTCTTTGAATTTAAATGATTTGTCAAATGCATTTGATATTGTTACAGATAAGACAAATATATTTACTGGTTCTGTAGACCAGTTAAAAGAACGTCTGAAAATGTTAAATAGTTCTGCTGCTTCTGCTTCTTATACTGTAGAAGGATATAAAGCAGCACTTGGTACAGATGATGATGATTCTGCTTATAATACTCTTGTTTCTGGAATGAAGCAAACTAAAGAAGAGTATGATCAAGGTAAAGTTGGTACGGATCAGTTCAAAACATTTGCAGGAATGATGTCACCAACTGGCAAAACGGATGCAAAGAACTTTAAAGAGAATTATGATAATCTGAAGAAATATTTCACAGAAGATAATTCTGGTGTATACACTTTCTTTGATGATCTGAAAACAAAAACAAATGACTCTGGTAAAGCTCTGGCTGACTTTGATAAGAAAACTCAGAAATGGAAAATCAATATTGATTCTACTGCTTCTGCTGCCAAGAAATTTGGTATGGGCGTGGAACCATTTGAAGCTTTACTTAATAATCTGAAAACATATGGATTTGATGTCAATTTCAGCTCTCTTACAAAACAGTATGAAGAAGCTCAAAACAAACTTGATGGTTGGGCTGAAACATGGCAGAAAAATGGTGGAACCGCAGGGGACGAAGAAGGACAGCGTATTGAGGCTTGGCGTCAACAAATTGATCAAGCAAAAGAAGCTGGTAAGGAAATTCCTGATACGTGGACAAAGGTTATTGATTTTGAGGTCAATATTTCTTCCCTGCAATCACAAATTAAAGAAGCCAAAGATGAATATAAAGCTGCACAGTTAAATGGAGATACAGAAGCTCAACAGAAATCTATCGACAAACAGTTGACAGCATCTGCAAATATTCAAGCTAAATTGACAGGTGGCGAAGATGTTGGTAAATCTGGATTAACTAAAGGTATTAAAATACCTGTTGAAATCGAGACAAAAGCCAATGGCATTCAAAATGAAATTCAAAATCTTGTACAACAATACCAATCTGCTTCTGGGCAAGACAAAATCAAACTAGGATTAAAAGTCGAAGCAAAGCGTGAAGAGTTGTTAAAAGAATTACAACCATATCTTGATCCTGAGACACTTAAAATTCTTGGCGATAATTCTGATGCTAAAAAGAAAGCAAAAGAAACTAAATCTGAAGCAGATAAAGTTCCAAAAGAAAAGAAGACTACATATACTGCTGATGCTTCTGGTGCTAAGAAAGGTGCGGAGGAAGCACAAAAAGCAGTGAATAGTGTCGAAGATGAGCATGTAACGCAAATTAAGACACAATATGGTATTGGTAAAAACGGTAAAGTTTCTCAAAAATCTACAAGCAATATGGTCAAGAATAATTACCTTGGTAATGCGATTGATCAAACTGGACGAGGAGCATATACAGCCCCTAAACAAACAAGTGCTTCAAGTGGTAAAACTAGCAAACAAAGCAAGTCTGACACCACTTCAAGTAAATCAGATACTACTACTGTTAAAGTAAATGTTAAAGGTAATGCTAAAAAGACCATTGACTCTATCAAGAAATCTTTATCTAGCATGAAATCCAAAAGCATTTCTATTAAGGTTAAGGGAAATGCAAAGAAAACCATTTCTTCTATCTCTAAATCTCTCAAGAAATTAAAATCTAAGAGTATTTCTATTAAAGCAAAAGGTAATGCGTCTTCTGTTATTAAAAAGATTGCTAGTGCTTTAAAGAAACTGAAAAACAAGAAAATTACTGTCAAAGTAAAAGACAGTGCTTCATCTAAAATTAGTAGCATTAAAGGAAAACTAAATGCATTAGGTAAGATGCATCCAACTCCAAAAGTTACTATCAATACAAGTGGATTACCAGCCGTTGAAGCTGCAAAATCAGCAATCAATGGCTTACATGATAAATCTGTTAATGTATCTGTAAATTATAGCCAGAGTGGCAAACCCTCTAAAGGTGGTGGTGTTGCCCACGGTACTGCTGCTTTTGCTCATGGTACTATACCAAGAATCACAAATAGCAGACGTGCATTAGCGAGTGGAACATTAGGTGCTAAGTTCTCTGGATTATCTTTAACAGGGGAGGTTGCGCCAGAATTAGTCGTCCGTGGCAACAAATGGTTTACTACGGGAGATAACGGTGCTGAGTTCACTGATATACGTAGGGGAGACATAGTTTTTAATCATCAGCAGACAGCAGATTTACTTTCAAAAGGATCTACAAACAGTCGTGCTTCTATCAAAGGTGGTATGTCAGCTTTTGCTCATGGCACTGCTTTTGCTTCTGGACATCGTGTTACTGGTAGTGGTGCGTTCCAAGGTGGCGCTGCTTCTGGATATAAAAAACATTCATCTGGTTCTTCTTCTACCAAAAAGCATACAGAATCCACTAAAAAGAATACGGAAGCAACGAAAAAGAATACGGATTCTAAGAAGAAAGACAGCAAAGCTACAGATAAGAGTACAAAGAAAAAGTCAAAATTTGCCACATTGCTTGACAATATGGGTAAACAATTTGACTTCATTGCAATCGCTATTGATCGAGCTGCAACTGCTACAGAAAATTTTGCTAATATGATCAATGATTACGTGAAGCCAGAAGTTAAACAAAGTGCGCTTTGGAATCAATATAAATCAACTGGCAAAGAAATTTCTGTAAATCAGCAAGCAGCAAGCAAATATAAATCTGAGGCAAGTTCTTTTGCAAGTAAGGCAATTAAGACAGTTCCTAAGACAAAGAACAGTTCTAAGAAAAAGAATCAGAAACGATTACGGACATACTTTGAACGTGTGCGTAACGGTAGTATGAATATCAATACTATCAAGAATGATAACATGCGTTCTGCTGTGGAGTCCTATCAGAATTTATATGAGAAGTATCTTCAAGCTAATTCTGCTGCCCAACAGTTAAAGAATACTCAACGTGATTTATTTAATCAATGGTTGAATATGCCTACTGAAAAGGCACAGAAAGCAATTGAAAACCTACAAAACTCCTATGATACATTATCTAATCGTTCTTCTGCTGCATCTACTGGAGAGTCTGGTGTTGCACGATTAGTTCAAACGTCAAGCGATCAGTTGTCTGAAGCACAATCTAATGTTTCTTCTGCAAAATCTACTCAGAGTCGTGCCTCTTCTGCTAATAAAACAGCACAAAGAAAAGTTTCAAAAGCAACAAAGAGTCAGAAATCTAAGGCGAAATCTGCTAAAAAAGCGGTCAATAAGTCTGGATTATCTAAGAAAAAGAAAGCGTCTCTTAACAAGAGTATAAAAGCAGGTAAGACAATTTCTACTAAGGGACTCAAAGGGTCTGCGAAGAAAAAAGCTACTGCTTATAATAAAGCAGTTAAAAGTACAAAGTCTGCAAGATCTTCTGCTGCTAAGACAAGTGCAAATCTATCAAATGCTAACAGTGCATTATATGATGCACAGGTATATCTGAAAAATGTGCAAGATTCTCAAGCAATTGCGAGTAATTATGTAGGTCAGCCTGCTTACGCATATCAGAATGATGTGTTGAAAAATCAGGTTGATAATAAGAAGAAACAGTATGAAAATAGTCAGACTGCTGTAAGAGAAGCTAGTAAGAACCAAGCTAAATACCAGAAAGAACGTGAAAATGCACAAGCTAATAAGAATAAAGCTGATAGTGCAGTTAAGACCAAGGGTAATAATATTCTTAAGACCAAACGGGCTAAGAAATTATCTAACTCTCAGAAAAACGCAATCAAGTCTGGAAAAGAGGTTTCTTTAAAAGGAATCAAAGATAAGACTTTATTAAAACAGCTCAAAGCATATAATGCGCAAGTCAAAAAAGCAAAAGACGCTTCTAATAAATTGGCGCAAGCTAAACAAAAAGAGGCGGATGCTACAAATGCTTTGGCGACAGCAAACAAAAATGCAAATGATGCTGCTGCGGATTGGGCTGCTGAACAGACAAATGCTGCTGTGCAATCTCAGGCTAATATTAAAGCATATTATGATGCGAAAGCTAATATGGAAGCTACGAACAGTAGTAATGCTTCTTCTGCTGCTAAGTTGAAACAAGCCAAAGGTCAGGACCTTGATGCTTCAGATTATCAGAATCAGATGGATGCTAATGAGAGACAAGCACAGATTATTGGTGAAGAAGCTGCAAAAATGCAAGAGAACCTGAATAACAAATTGAACGATGGTTCTATTAAATATGGTTCTCAAGAATGGATGCAAATGCAAAACGAAATCAACGCTTGTAAAGGTAGCGCAGATGATTTAAGAACTTCTAACGAAGAACTTAAAAATAGTATGCGTGACGATATTTATTATCGTGGTTTTGAACGTGCTATTAAAGCGGCTCAGAATTTACAAAATTCACTTACAACGATATCTTCTTTGATCGATGAAGATGCAATGTTTGATGATGACGGAAATCTGACTGATTATGGTACTGCTGCCATTGCAACAAATATTGCTAATGTCAAATCTGAAAAAGAAGAATTGAATCAATTGATGCAAGAACGTGCCAAAATGGCTGAGCATCGTGATGAATATTCTGACACAGAATGGGCTGACGCAATTCAAAAGAGCGATCAAGATATTGCGGATGCAGTTAAGAGTATTAAGTCTGCCGAAGATAGTGTAACAACTATTCTGAAAAATAACGCAAAACAGAAATTAGATGCGATTAACAAAACTATAGATGCTTATAAAGAAGCTATAAAAACTTCTCATGACTACTATACATATGACAAGCAATTAAAATCCTCTAACAAGGATATTCAGATACTAAGATCACAGATCAATGCACTTAACGGGGTGAGCGATGCAGCCAGTAAGGCGAAGAAAGCACGTCTTGAAGCAGAACTCCAAGAAAAGCAAGATGCACTTGATGATACAGTAAAAGATCATATTTATAATCTTCAGATTGACGGACTTGATAAGTTAAGCACACAGCTGAATGACGATTATGAGAAATACTGTAAGGAGTTATCTTCTTCTGTTGATAAAATTGAAGAGACGTTTACTTCTTTATCTGGAACAATCAGTTCAGAGGGTGCAAAAATTGATAGTACGATTACTACAATCTTGGGACATTATGGTGTCAAACCAAGCGATCTTGGACTGACAGATAGCAAGGTCACAGGCTACGCACAAGGTGGATTAGTTAAATCTGTGCATAAGAACGGAGATGATGGTCTCGCTTCTCTCGCAGTAGGTGAGGAAGTTGCTACTGTCGATGTTGTTAATCTGGCAAACAAAGTAAGACAAGATAAGGTATTAAATGCCTTAGCAAATGGACATACACTGAACGGAATGACTATGGATGGAATTGGAACAACGGAAATTGCAATTAACTTTGGTGAAGCTATTGGAAATCTTAATATTCCTAACGGAGTATCTGATGAAGAATTACAAAGAATCATTAAAGAATCATATAAGTATACTTCTCAGCAAGTTGCTCGTGATGTTGCAAAAACACTTGGTCGCAAACGTCCAGTTTAAACCTTATATAATAAGGAAGAAATAGGTTGAGCAGTGCGTAGAAATACGCACTCCTGCCTGTTATTTTTTGTGCAAAAATTTATACAGAAAGGAGATACATATATGTTGTCATTTGAATATAATGGACAATCTACAAAAACAATCTTAGATACGCCACTGATGGTCGTGCAGTTTGATGTGACAAATGACATCACAGGATTTTCACGAGAGATTGTTAAAGGTGAAAAAACAATGTTACGTCAGGAGACAAATCATTATGGTGCAATGTATTCTGATGAGAGCACATATGAATTTTACCTCGTAAAAGAAAACGGACATGGGTTCACAAATTCAGAGCAGAGAAAAATCAATAAGTGGCTGACTTCTCCTACTCTTGTAAAACCATTGACAGGAATTGCAGATGATAAAGAAACTGTAATTTACAAGGGGATCTTCCAGAACATCGGATGGAAAATGATCACATGCAAACTTGGTCAGCTTGATGCGGTTCAATGCAGTTTCGTTTGTGACACCCCATTTATATGGAAACACTATGAGATTTCTGGCGAAGTTGCAACAAGTAATAAATTCTCAACAAACATTTTTGTAGATAGTGACGATACGGAGTATGAGATTTATCCAAAGGTAACGATCACTTCCCAAACAAGTCAAACGGTAACAATCGAAGTGCGTGATGAAAACTCTATGTCGGTACTGTGCAGACCTACTTTACCAGTGTGTATTGATTGTAAGCATTGCATGGTGACAGACGGTACAGTAACGGGACTAACTAATTTTGAAGATATTGGATGGGCTGATGTTGGAAATATTTCATGGCTTAAACTTCATGATGGATACAATGTTGTAAGTATTACAGGTGCGTGTACTTATAAAATTGAGTTTGATGTGCCACAGAAACGGATCGGTGATCTGTTATGATTAAACACAATGCAAAAATTTATTTATGTCGTCCTGACAGAACTGTTATTTGCGCTTTAAATGGAGTACAGATTAAAAGCGTTGAATATGAACAGCAATTAAAAGATTTTAACCATCTTACATTTAATGTAGACAGATATATAGATATTGATGGTGAATACGTTGAATCTGCTGGTTATGAGAAACTAAAAGATCATATGACGATTTATCTTGAAGGACTTGACTATTTTCAGCTTCAAGAACCTTCTCTGCAAAATGATAATGGTAGATATGAATACAAGGCATGTGAAGCGTATTCTGATGAGAAAACTTTTGAAGATAAAGATATGAAAGGTTTGTCTTTTAACAAAGGTACAACAGACTCTATGGAAATGTTGGCTACAAATAACGTAGACGATATGGGTTATGCGAAAGAATACATCACGTTTTGCAACGATAGGAACCATGAATTATCATTGATGCATTTAGTATTAGACAGAGTACCAGGATGGAGTGTCGGTTACATCGATCCTGCAATAAAGAACGAAAAATATTCGTTTGAGGCAGATAATACCAATGCCTATGCGTTCCTTAATACGATTGTTGCCAATGTTGTAAAATGCGTATTTTATTTCGATACAATCAATAGAACAGTAAGTGCATATGCAAAAGAAAACATAGGAAAAGACACGAATATCTTCATTGGATGGCGTAACGCACTTAATATGCTCAAAATGACTCCGCAGGCAGATACAATGTATAATGCTCTGACAATTCAAGGCGATGAAGAGTTAGATATTACGAGAGTCAATTATGGTCGAAGTCATATCTATAATCTTGACTACTATTTGACTACAAACTACTTCCCTCAAGAAACTATTGATAAGGTTAAAATATGGCAAAAGTGGCAAATTGATAACCACGCTAAATATATTGAGAATGGAAAGAAGTCTGCGGAATATCAGGCAAAGATTGATGAGATTAATTATCGTGTGCCAAATGATGGAATCAAGATTGCTCAATATAAAACAATGGATCAAGAAACTCTTGAAAAAACTCTAAAAATGTATGAGCAGATGCTTACTACAATCCAAGTCAGTGTAGATACAAGAGATGATCATGAGAAAGATTCAAGCGGAAATTATACAAAATGGGATAAACCAGATGATATTCAGAATCGTGTTTATAAACCTTGGACTACTCCTTCTGGCGAAGTTGATCATGAAAAATATCTTGCTTTGTTAAAAGAAAGCAACAAAGGATATTATACATATCAAGAATTAAGAGATTATATTATTCCAAATATTAAGGTAGCAATTCAAAACTTGCATTTATCTGATGATAAGAAGATTGATTATAATGATGAATTTGAATCAAACTGGGATTTATATGGAATCAAAGAACTTGAAGGTAAGCGTGACGAATATAAGAAACAGATTATGGATATTCTCGCTGCATATCAAAAAGAATGGAAAGACCTTACTGATGAAGAGATTAGCAAAGCTGGTGTAAAGGATGAAAAAACCTATAATGTATTCCATAAGAATTTTATTAAGTACAAAAATTGGCTTGGAGATGAAAATACAGAAGGTTCACTTTTATATAAATTAAAAGAGTTAAATGCACAGGTTGATGAACTTGAAACTAAGAAGAAACCATATGACGATGTAATGACAGATATGAATACTCATTCTGAACTTAATGATCCGCAATTTGGATTGACAGATAAAGAATATACTGCTGTCATGAACATTGTTCGTATGGGTGATTATACAAACAATAATATCTTTACTACTTCTCTTGATGACGCAATCACATCTTACGAGCATTGCGAAGAATTATATCAAGATGGATTAAAACGTATCTCTGAAACTTCTCAACCACAATATCAGATTGAAACATCTCTCGATAACATTCTTTCATTAAATGAATATGCAGATGTGGATTCTGGCAATAAACAAGGTTGGCATAATCAGTTTACGGTCGGTAACTTTATTCGAGTTGGTGTGCGTGATGATTATGCAGTTAAGTTGAGATTATTGACAATTGCATATAATCCTTGCACAAAAAGTTCGGAAATTAGTGTGACGTATACTAACATGATCACGAGTCTAACAGGTAGGGATGATTTTTCTTATCTATTTGATGATACTGCTGCTTCGCAGAAAAATAGTATTTCTGTCGGGACAGGTGACTCCAAAGATTCTGTTGAGTATATGACTAATATGCTTCAGAGAATGACGAACAGTTCTTTGTTTGGAAATGCAGTGAACAATAGCGTACAAAATGTGTTGAGCGATCAAGGAACGATCAACAAACTGTTTGGAGATTATCTGAATTATAAAGTAATTAATGTCGGGAATATCACTGGCGACAAAGCTGAGTTTAATGAGTTGTTTAGCAAATATATTAACTCAGAATATATTGCTGCTAATTCAGCTGATATTAAAAAGTTAAATACAGACGTTGCCAATATTAACTCTGCAATCATCGGTGCTTCTTCTACAGAAACGGGTATCGTATTCAACCTATCCTCAGCAAATGCGAAGTTTGACAGTGCATGGATCATTAATGGTATCGCAGGGAAAATGACAATTGGAGACTTAGCCGCAGGCGATATTACAATCTCTGATACAATGCGTATCCTATCTGAGAACGGCAACTTTATCATGAACGGCTCAGCTATGCAGTTTTTAGATACTGAAGGAAATGTTGGGATCCAGATCGGTTATGATACAAACAAAAATCCTAGCATTATTATCAAAGATGATAAAGGCGCAACGATCATGACAAGTCAAGGCATTACTAAGGATGCGATTGCAGATGGATTAATTGTTAATAATATGCTCGGAGATAAATCCATAAGCAAAGAAAAGCTAGGATTTAGCATTATTGAACCAAACGATCAAGGTGGAATTGATATTAGTCAAATCTATGATGGCAAAGGCGGTTTGTGGGGAGTTGAGTATACGACTTTTAAAGAAAGTGTGAATAGTACATTGGATGATTTTGATTCTCAAATGAATGAGATGGGTTATAATATCATTCTTACTTCTTCTACAGGAGCAAGGCTTGGTGTGGACGGAACATCTACATTGAGTATCACATTGACAAAAAATGGTACAGATGTAACAAGCGAATGGTCAGAAAATCACTTTGAATGGTGTAGAAAATCGTCTGACACAGATGGAGATACTTATTGGAATGAACAGCACTCTGGTATGAAAAGTGTTGTTGTAAATAGACAAGATATTATGAATGGAGCGACTTTTGGTTGCTCTTTTGTTGTTGATGGAGAAACATTGGCAACTACTTTAAATTAAGGAGGAAAATTATATGGGAAAAGTGCTTGCCTATGGCGAGATTACAATTACAGACTTAACAGATGGGAAGCAGATACAAGCATATGTGACATCGAACCAACCAAATTTTGTATCATATGATCCCAATGCAACTACAAAATATAATCCTGACTGGTCAGCAAGTAAATTGGTACTTACGCCAGTCATTTTTATTGATAATAAACAGGTGTCATTAACTCAGACTGGGCTAAGTATTACTTGGCAGAGAAAAGTTGGATCAGCAGCATCCACAAATATTGTCACAGGAGAAAGTGTATCTAGTGGAGTGTTAAGTGTTAGTAAAAGTATGTTAGTGCCGAATAGTTCAGAAATGATCACTTATATTTGTAGTATCGCTTATACTGATCCAGACACACAAATTAAAGCAGAAACAAGATGTCAGATGTCCTTTACTCTGGTGAAACAAGCTACTGAATTATCCGACTGTAGCATTACTGGAGATACAACATTTAAATACAATGGAGATGGAGCAATTACTTCTGCTTCTTCTATTACATTAACTGCTGTGTTAACAAATACTTCTGTAAAACAGTGGCAGTATAAGAAATCTGATGGAACATTCGCTGCCTACCCTAGCGCTGGCACAACTACTACTCTTACTGTAAATCACAATGATACAGTGTTTGTAAATGATGTGGCAGTTATTAAATTACTTACAAATGATGATAATGTTTATGATATTCATCAGATTGTTAAGTTAAGGGACGGAGCGGCAGGTAAGGATGTTTATAGTTGTGTATTAAGTAATGATACACAGTCTGTGCCTTGTAACGCCAATGGTGGATTATATAGTTCATCTCTCACAGGTGCTGATACTACAATTACTATCTACAAAGGTGGAGTTGATGACTCAGCAAACTGGACTATCAAAGCTACTCCAAGCAATGGTATCACAGGTACATGGGATGGAGACACAAGAAAATATACTGTTACAGGAATTACTGTTGATTCTGGCTATGTTGAATTTGTATGTACTAAATCAGGTCAGGCAAATATTACAAAAAGATTTTCTTTAAATAAAGACAGATCTGGTAGTGATGCAACTATTTATCAGGTAAATGCTGAAAGTAATGTTCTTAAACTAAATGCTTCTAATGTATTTAGTCCAACACAAGCTAAGTTCAGTGCCTATAAGAGAATTGGAAACACTACCGCTGCAACTGCTTATTCTGGTAGATTTAAAATTTCTGAAAGCACAGATGGAAATACATATACAGCGAAATACACATCAAGTTCTGATCAGAATAGTGTTAGTTATACACCTTCTAGTACGAGTATTAAGACAATCAAAGCAGAATTGTATGCTTCTGGTGGTACAACTACATTATTGGATACTCAGACTGTAGCGATTATTTCTGATGGTAAGAATGGTGAGGATGGTAAAAACGGTACTTCTGCTGTAAGTACAGTTCTTGGAAATTATAGTGAAGTAATTCCTTGTAATTCAAATGGGACTGCTAGTGCTGCTAAAGATATTACAATTCCATATTCTTGTTACAAAGGAACAACAAGAATTGCAGGTAAAGCTACTGTAGGTACATTGCCAAGTGGAGTAACTGTGAAATCCAATACAGATGCTACTGCTTCTGCCGAAGGGTCAATTATCTTAACTGTTGCTGCTGGTGCAAGCTTAGCAAGTGCAATGTCAGGAGATATTACAATCTCTATCGTTGCTTCTGGTCTTACAGCTACGCATAAATTTAATTGGAGCAAAAATACGAAAGCTACAAATGGCGTAAATGCTATATTATTCCAAGCTTACGCACCTAATGGAAATCATATCATCAATGGCGAGAACGCAGTTTCACTACAAACGATATTAACAAATGGTACAACCACTGTCACTTCTGGTGTTACATATCAATGGAGCAAATATGTTAGCGGAGCTTATCAGAATATCGCAAGTGCTACGTCTGCGAACTTAACAGTAACGCCTAGCATGGTAGATTCTGTTGCTTCGTTCAGATGTAATGCTGTTTATGGTGGTAAGACATATTCTGCATATGTTAGTGTTATTGATCAGAGTGATCCATGTTCAATTAATGTATTGAGTTCTTTAGGAGATCAATTGATTAATGGACAAGGTGCAGGTGCTTTATATGTAATCGTTACAAGAAACGGAAAAGAAATTGATACATTGAAATCTACAACATTCTCTACTTCTGCTCCTACAAAGCCTGCGAGTGGGGATTTTTATTATAAGGTAGATGCTTCTGCTAAAACAGTTACTTTAATGAAATATAGTGGAACAGCTTGGTCAGCAGCTACTGGTAACGATCTTCCAAAATATACTTACAACTGGACTCGAAGAGATAAAAAAGGAGTGGAATTGGACACAGCTTCTAATTATGCATCTGGAAAAGCAATTTTCTTAGATTCATCTGTTGTAAATGGGAAAATGATTTTCGGCTGTGAAGTCGTTGATGATAGTGAATAGGCAATAATGTCAGGGCGTACATTATTGTCTTTTTTTAATGTACGCCTAATTATCGTTAAGGAGGAAATATTTGAATGGGTAAAACTTTAGGCTATGGTGAGATTACTGTTGCTAATATGACAGAACCATTTACAGTCATGTTAACAAACGAAGCACAGCAATTTGCCACAGATTCAAATAGAAAAGTAACTTCCGCACAAAGTTACTATACAGACATTATTGTTATTCGTGGTAGTCAGGAGCGGACTGATTACACAATCGGGAATATCACTTCTAGTAGTGGGATTACTGTCAGTAAGAGCAGTAAAAGAGTTACGTTTAGCGTTAGTGCAGGTGCTACTATCAGAGCTGATACGGGAGTAATCGAGATTCCTATTACACTTGATGGACAGACCGTTAAGAAACAGTTTTCCTGGAGTTGTGGAAAACAAGGACCCCAAGGTGTTAAAGGAGAAAATGGCAGCAAAGGTAAATCGGTTCAAAATGTTATCGAATATTATCTTGCTACTTCTGCTTCTAGTAATGTTACGAGTTCAACAAATGGTTGGTCTACTGATCCTACAACACAGAAATTAACAGCAGAAAAGAAATATCTTTGGAATTGCAAGCAGACTGTTTATGATGACGGAACCAAAGGAAGTATTACAAGTCCTGTTATTTGTGGTACTTATGGTGAAACTGGTAAAAACGCTTTGCAGTCAAATAGAACTTATACTGGAACTTATACAACCGTAGGAGAAATCGCATATGCTAGCACTTCTAGTTTTAACAGAACCCCAATAGTTGGAGATATTTACACTTGTCTTGATGGTAGTTCAAATACTGGCACTTGGCAAGTAACTGCAATTTCTGGTACTAATGTTACTGTTAAGTTATTAGGATATATAAAAAGCAAAGGTGAAGATGGCAAAAACGGTGCAGATGGGAATAGTTTTGCTTGGAATATGTTAAGTGAAACAAATTGTGGTAAAAAACATTGGAGAACAGAGTTTTCTGGCGGAAAATATTCTGTTGAAGATTTTATTACAGAAGATAATATCAATGCTGTAAAACTAATTTGTACTGAGGCTAGATCTCCATCAAATTGGTCTTATGTTTCATTTAAAGATATTAAGATGTTGAAACAACTGAAACCATCTACAAAATATACATTAAGTTACGATATTAAAGCAAACAGATCAGGAGCTATAAGTCACTCTATATGTAAAGGAGACGTAAGTAATTTTTGCACTAATACTGTCGTTGTAAACAATATAATTGGGAATGAAACGTGGCAACACATCTCAGTAGTTTTAACTACGAACGATTTAAAAACAACACCTACAAACGAAATTCTATATCTAGGCAGAAATGCTTTAAGTAATGTAGGTTATTCTATCATCAAAAATCTCAAACTAGTTGAAGGAGATATCGACACTCCTTGGAGTCCATCTCAATCAGATATCGAAGGAAAAGGCGTTGTAGAAACAATTCAATATTACTTAGCAACATCTCAAGCCTCTGGAGTAACTTCTTCTACTTCTGGTTGGAGTACAGACATTACATCTCAGAAATTAACTGCGGATAAAAAATATTTATGGAATTGTTATCAGACTAAATATAGTGATGGCACGAGTGAACCTATCAGCACACCTAAGGTTATTGGTGTATATGGGGATAAAGGGCAAAACGCCAAAAACCTCACAACCACACCTTCATCTCAATATTTCAAAAGCACAGATGGTGGTAAAACATTTGCACCAAACGCAATCACAATTAAACCTACTATTCAAGGAGAAATCAGTTTTGGTAAATGGCAATACAGCATTGATGGTGGAGTTAGCTTCGCTGATATTGTGAGTGGACAAAAAGGCTTGACGATCAATAATAACGTGTTAACTGTTAGCAAAGATAGTAGCCTATATAGTGACGCTGTTACTATGGTTACTTTCAGAGCTGTTGCCAACGATAGTAGTTTTTATGATACGTGTAGTATTGCTAAGATTTATGACGTGAGTGATATTGGTGATGGTAGGAATTTACTTTGGAATAGCAATTTTGCTAAGACCGATGAAGCCATTACTGGAACAACGAATAGTTGGGGGTTACATACTAGAGGAACGAATCTTGTTGCTTCAATTGACACTTCAACAAAGCATAATGGGTTCAACACGTTAAAGACTGTTAGTGCCGCCAATGGCGATAAGAATTCAAGTAATGACCTCGAATGGTTTGCATGGGGTATTTCTGAAAGGACTTCTAACAATCTTCATTCCAAAAATCAAAATTATACATTATCATTTTACGCAAAGGCGAGTGTTACGACTGATTTTATTGTTAGATGGGGATATGATGCCTATGGTGCGGATACTACAAGAACACTTACAACAAATTGGCAAAAGTATGAAATCAAATTACATCAAGCAACAAGTGCATATAGTATAACCATTATCTTTAAGCTTTTAACAGCTGGAACTGTTTGGTTTTCTGAGTTTAAACTTGAAAAAGGCTCTTCTGCAACAGGTTATTCTACTGCTCCAGAGGATCTTCAAACAGCGATTTTATCTACCAAATCAGAGATCTCTGATGTGAGTATAAAGGTGAATAATAACAAGCAAGCCATTGAACAAAGAGTGGAAAAAACTACTTATGAGCAAGATTTGAACTTGGTCAAAGGTAATATTAGCAAAGCGAATGAAGGGCTTAATAAGTGGAGATATGAGATTTATCCTAAGAGTTTGTTTACAAGTGAATATCAAGGTAAGAGTACAATGGATGTATTTGCTAAGAATACAAATCTTACACCTAGCCAGAGTGTGTTGATTAATGATACGGATTTAAGTATTGCTTGGAATTATGATAATAACTATATCGGCTATGCTCTTACTTTCGCAAAATTCTCTGCTGCTAAAAGCGTTGCAATTACATTTGCACATGATGATGGAGCACATATTTATTTGAATGGTAAATTAATCGGTGGTAGTGATGCTTATAGTCAAACTGGTGAATCTTTGACGTTAGACTTCGTAAAGGGATGGAATTGCATTGAGGTTGTTGTAAATGAAGGCGCTTCTACAGAAAGATTTAAATTAGGCACTACTCTATCTGCTCTGCCAGAATGTCAACTCATGAACTGTTACTACGGTACTCCTGTTGCTAGACAGTCTCACATTACAAATCAGTTGGTGGAAAACACGACTAATATTGATGGTATTAGTACGAAAGTCAGTAAGGTCACGAGCGTAATTGGTGAGGGCGGTGAGAACTTCACAAGTTTTAAGAATGAGTACAGTGATTTTAAGCAAACAATGAATGGATTTAAAACGACTGTTAGTCAAACTTATGTGACTAAGGATGATTTTAATGGACTTGAAATTGGTGGAAGAAATTTATTGCTGTATTCTCAAACTATTAGAGCACATAAAGATTATTATGGCGTTGGTTGGTTAACAGACGAAGTCGAAACATTTAACGGATGCCCTGTATGGTCGGTTAAAAATCAGTGGGGAAGGTTGACATGGTTGTTCAAATCACATGTTATTGATAGAGGATTGGTTAAAGTTGGAGATACACTGACATACTCTCTATACGCCAAAACAAATAACGCATCTGGAAAAATCATTAATTGTTCGTACCGATTCAAAGGGAATGCAAATGTTTATTGGTTCAATGGTTCGGCTTTTAATGTTGGTACAAATTGGACAAGATATTCTGTCACATTTACAATTACAAAAGATATGTTGGCAACTGATACATATATGACCGAAATTGGATTCGAAGAAACAGCTTCTATGTCTGGAGATGACAAGGTCTACTATGCATGTCCTAAACTTGAGCGTGGAACAAAAGCAACCGATTACACTCCAGCTCTTGAAGACAATGAAATTAATGGTCAGAACTTAGTAAGTAATTTGTCTAGTAATTGGGAGCAAGGATCAGTAAGCTATGTTGCAAATTCGACATATGCTTCAATTAAAACAGTTCTAGCTACACGTCTTCGCACAGAAGATGTATTTTCTGTGTCTGGGAATGTCACTATTTCTGCTGGTACTTCCACCAATTCATCTAAAGAAGAATTGAATTTCTATTATGTGCTGTTTGATGTAAACAAAAAAGCGATTGGTGTTCCAGCTAGTGGTAGTGAGTGGCAATCACTAACAAGCCCCAAAATAATCAACTGTGGTGACGCAAAATACATGGCAATCATTCTTCGTTGGGGTTCTGGCTCTACAGTCATTACTCCTTCCAACATTTCGCAAATCTGCTTAAAAATCGAACGTGGTACTTCTGCTACACCTTTCACGCTTGCGCCTGAAGATGTTAACGGGAAGATCGTGAATGTAGAAACTATTGCTAATCAGACCGCTGATAAATTCAGTTGGATTGTCAAAAGCGGTACAAGTTCAAGTAATTTCGAAATTACTGATAGATTAATGAATCTTGTATCAGCAAACATTAATCTTGATGGTATTGTAAGCTTTATGAATACTGCTAAAGGAGATGGCAGAAAGAATCTATATAATCTAGATTACTCTAGTTTTGAAAATGTTGCCTCACAAAAAGATGCTATATGCTACGCAAAAGATAACGGTGTAACTTCTGTCAGCATTGATAGTTCGGTATCTTATGATGGAAATAAATCTCTTAAAATCAGTTATACTACTGCAAATTTAAACTCAAGTACAACACCTTTGTATTTAGGAAGTTCTGCAAATAATTACGGTTGTGTAAAAATACAAGCAGGTAAACAATACCTACTTTCTTGTTATGTAAAATCAGATTCTGCTACGGGACTGTTCATGATAGATATTCAGGGGCATGATACCCCAGACACCAAAACAGATGGACTTTATCTATCTAACATTGATCCGAGAAAATTACCAGGAAGTTCTACTGGTGTTAATCTAAGTACGGATTGGCAACGAGCTATTTGTGCAATTAAAGTCGCAGATAATGCAACTGGATTATACTGGTCTGTAGTTCCTCTTATCTGGGGGAAACCAAGCAGTTCTAATGTGCCTCAAACTTTTAATGTATGGGTAGATTGCATCATGTTAGAGGAAGTTGATTCTATTTCAAATGAACCCGGTACTTACATACTCGATAAAGAAACTATCATAGATGGTGGGAGTGTTAAAGCTGACACTATCACTGGTAATCAAATTTTGGCAGGCTCCATTACAGCCGATAAAATCGCAACAGATGCCATTAAATCTCATAACTACATCTCTTCTGGTGGTACGCAGGGATCATTCTTAAATCTGGGTGATGGTAGCTTTACAAGTCCTAATTTGAGTTGGGATTCAAATGGTAATTTGATTGCCAAGAATGCGAACCTGAGTGGACAGATTACTGCTACGAAAGGTAGTATTGGTGGCTGGAGTGTTGATAATTATTCAATTTACACAACATATGATGCTGATCAGAACATATTCGGATCAGGTATAAGCGGTACAAAAGGGAAATATGTGTTATGGGCAGGAGAAACGAACAATGCCATTGGAGCAAATAGATCTTCAGATACTCCAACAGATGCATCTTTAGTAATCTACAACAATGGTGGGCTAGAAGTTAGAAAAACTATGGTTGGTAATGATAAAAAAAATCACCTATACACAACTATATTACAGTCTGGACAAATTAATTTGAAAATGGATGATAATTATATCGGAACGATTACGGCAACCGATACAATTTCCTCAAACAGCACAGTAACGATGAGTCATGTGTCTATGGCTGCAAAGAAGGGATACGGATGGTCAATTTTACACACTGACGATTCTGGCAACTTGATTTCCGATATACAAAGAGACCCTGGTGATACTAAAATTAAAATTAGGAGTCCTATTACTGTTTCTTCAACAGATATTACTAAATACAACGCCATAGAAACAACAGGTGATGTTGTTGTAAATGGTAAAATCCATGCTAACTATGGACCTAATAGGATTCAGTTTAATCCAGATAACAATGGGTCTATCGAACTTTATGGCGGTATGCCATTTATCGATTTTCATTTTGCGTGTAGCAATGCTGATTATACTTCAAGGATTATATCTCAACACGATTGGGATTGTTTAACCTTTACTGGCTCTATACTGTTAGGTGGCGATATTTATAACTCTTCTAATGGACATTATACATGGGACGGGAAAACAGATGCCTATCTTGGTTGTGGAAATTATTCAGGTGGGAATAATATATACTACTATGCAAATTATCATGCGTTCTATGTAAATAATGACTCAGGCTCTGGAATGATGTACATCAACACAAATGGCGTTACTTCTCGTGTAGGCTTTACAAAGACCTCAGACGAACGTATCAAAAAGAATTTTGAATCTTTTGATGACAATATTATTGATGCTTATATGAACATCGAACCAGTAAAATATCAACTCAAACAAAGTTCCAATGATAATTATCACTTTGGTTTTAAGGCACAACATATTGATAAAATATTTAGTGATTATGGAGACACTTACAATGAGTCATTTGATATTTGTACTTCTCGCCCTATTGATCCCGACAAGGCAAAGGAACTATATGGTGTAGACGGCATGGTAGAAGAATATGGACTTCGTTACGATGAACTCATTGCACCTACTACTTATATGGTACAGCATATTTATAAAGAATTAGAATCAACAAAAGGTGAACTTGCCAAAGTCAAACAAGAAAAAGCAGACCTAGAAACTCGATTACAAGCAATCGAAGCAAAACTTAGACTTTAAGAACTGATAAACAACTAAATAAAACATAAATTTGATCGTACATAGAGCAGTTTTCGAACTGCTCTTTTTGTATGCTCAAAAACAGAAAGAAAGGTGAAATACATATGGTATACACAGTTAAATTAGATAGCTCTGACGACAAAGTATTTAATCTTATGCAGTTTAATAGCATGACTTTTGACATGGAATGTAAACTTGTCGTTTGCACAGATGATCTAAAAACGGTTAAATCAGCATTTACAAATTTTAAAACATTAGACATCTACAGAGATGATGTGCAGATTGCAACCTATACATGTTTTAACAATTATAAAGAAATCTCTTTACAGCAAGGATTATATAACAACACAAATGGAGAATGGGAAGATGCGCTGATCGTATCTCTTACAAGAGCAAATATTGTAGAACAGGTACAGCGACTTGATGAAAAAGTCAATCAGGTTGTTGATATTAATACCTTGACTCTTGACGAGTACAAGAACTATTTACAGGAGAAAAACAAAGCTGCTCTCGCTGAGTTCTTAGCAAGTCAGAGTGTAGAATTCAATGGTAAGCCTTATGGAGTATCTGAAGAAGATCAGAATGAAATGGCTCTGAACTTTATGCAATATCAAACTCTTACTACTGCTGGTCAGCAAGTAACTCTTGAATGGCATAGTAAGAAGAGTGCGTGTGAAACATTCACTGCTGAGGAATTTGTGCAATTAACAGCAATGATCAAAGCATTTATCTATCCTTATTTCCAACAGATGAATGTAACAAAAGCGCAAATTTTCAGTTCTACTAGCAGAGAAGAATTGGACAAGATTGAAATTAAGTATGAAGTAATTCCTGTGCAGTCAACAGAACCTACTACTCCTTCAGATGGAAAAGATTCAACTACGACTGATAAGACAGATGAAACAGGAAAAGATTCAGTTACGACTGAAGAATAATTAGTTTAACAGAGAAAAGGAGAAAATTAATATGGAAATGACAAATATGCAGGCAGATATGATCTTAGGACAGTTAAATACAATTTATGCATTCCTTATGAAAAACAGTGAATTAGTACCATGTACTTTAAGTGCTGGGCTTGCCAAGAATATTAGAAAGATTCAAGAAGAGCTGAAGGAATATTTTGAAGAAAAACGCAAACTCTTACAGAAATATGATATCACTACTGATGCCCAGATCAATAGCACAGAGAACGGACAGAAATTCTTAGCAGAGTTTAATCCTTTAAGCATGGAAAACTCAGGGGTTGAGTTCCATAAGATGAGAATGACTTTTAGCGAAGTTTGTGATGTTATTGAGAATTGTCAAGGAATTCTTGAGGGAGACATCATGATTTTACAGCTTATTTGTAAAGATGAAAGTGAGAACGAAGATCAAAAAGAAGGTGAATAAATGTTGCATGTAAAGAAATCATGTAAATATCTTATCTTATTCCTTATTGGAGCATTTGCTTATTGTGGAATTGAAATCATCTGGCGAGGATATACACATTGGACAATGGGAGTGTTAGGTGGTAGTTGCTTTATTCTTATTGGGCTGATCAATAACAGTCGCTTCTTCTACCATCTTATGCCCTTTCGTAAACAAATGATTCTCGGAGGATTGATTGTTACTGTAATGGAATTCATAGCAGGTTGTATTTTAAATTTATGGTTAGGTTTAGGCATTTGGGATTACTCTCAAATGCCTTTTAATCTGTGTGGGCAGATTTGCTTACCTTATACAATTTTATGGATTTTACTGAGTGCAGTGTGTATTGTTACAGATGATTGGTTGAGATATTTATTATTTGGAGAAGAAAAACCAGAATATGTTTGGTAAAGACTTAAAGGAGTGATTTTTATAAAATAATCGAGGTAATTACATGATAGAAAATTGGAATATTATAATTAATTTTTTATCTCAACATGGGGCTGCATTGACAGTGTTTGTCTTTGCGGTTCTTTTGTTTGCAGATAAAATTTTTGATGTCACTTCCAAATTAAACGAAAAGTTTGGGTTTGAAACACGAGCCTCATTAGAAAAGAAACATCAAAAAGAAGTGATTGAACAACAACGCTTAATGATCGATAAGCATACAGAAACTTTGGATAAACTAACACAGATTTTGAGCAATCAGAATAAAGATATTCAAGTTATCAAAGACATGATGAGAGAGCAAGCCGCATTATTAACAGACCAAAAGGTAGGCATGGAACGACTATTTGCACATACAGCTGAACTGGCTAAAAAATTAGATGATGCGTGCGCAATGGACGTTGCTTTATCTGAAGGTGTTGCTGCAATGCTAAGAGATAGAATCAAACAAGCCCACAGATATTACAAGCAAAAAGGTTGTATTTCCCCTACGGGGCTTGAAAACATCAATGCTATTTATAAGGTATACCATGACCAATTACATCAAAATGGCGTTGGAGAAAAAATGTATAACGAAATTAAAGCATTGCCTATTAAGGATGAAGAGTCATTCTTGTAGGTCTTTTTTATTGCAAAGGAGGATTGCATTATGAACAAATTTAAAGAATTTTTGGCAAGTATTAATTGGAGTGAAGTTAAACCACATACTGTTGTAAGTCTGATTTTACAGGTGTTGGCGTGGATCAATATGGGATTAACTGCGGCAGGCAAACCAGTGATTGACGTACATGAAGATGTAATTAACCAAGTAGTTGGTATTGCTTTTGTAGTTGGAACATCTCTGTATGGAGATTGGAAAAATCATAGTTTTACATGGACAGCTCAGTTTGCAGATGAAATTGCTTACGCTCTGAGAGACGGTAGATTAACTCTTGAAGAGGCTGAGGAAATCAAGAATAAGATTGGTCAAAAAGATGTGATCGTAAAAGTTGATAAGGATTTATTTGAAAAAGAATTAGATGATGTTGCAGAAGGTAAAGAGTCTGATGACATTGTTGGATAATTTGCTAAGTGAGTAATTAGTAATTGAATAATTAATTGTTGGGGCAGTTGCTGTTATAGTGACTGCTCTTTTTAAATAAAAGAAAGGAAGTTTGATATTTATGGCATTAAAATTCAAAACAAGAACGGCAAAGAGCGTGAGCTACGGAAGTAAACGTAGCACGAGTTCTATTAAGTTTATTGTAATCCATTTCACAGGGAATGACGGAGATTCCGCTAAGAACAATGCAGATTATTTTGCCACTGGTAATACGAGAGCTGCTGGGGCACACTATTTCATTGATGAGGGAGATATTGTATGGAAATCTGTTCCTGTTAATCGAGTAGCATGGGCAGTTGGAGGATTTGTTACAAATGCTAATGGAGGTGCAAAATTTTATAAGATTTGTACTAATGCAAACAGTCTAAGCATTGAAATGGCTAATTCTGTAGGAAATGTTCCTAAGGCTACATATAAAAATGCTGTTAGTCTAACTAAAAAACTTATGAAAAAATACAATATTCCTGCCAGTCATGTTCTAAGGCACAATGATGTATCGGGAAAACAGTGCCCAGAACCTTGGTGTGGAAAAAATAATAAACAGTGGGCTAAATTCAAAGCAGACATTTCTGGTTCTACAGTAGTAAAACCAAAAGCATCTTCTAAGTTTAAATCATACAAAGTAAAAGTAACTGCTTCTGCTCTTAAGGTACGTAAATCTCCATCTACAACGGCTGCTATTGCCAGAGATGCTTACAAGAAAGGCACAACAGTTACAATCAAAGCTGTTAAGAATGGTTGGGGTAAAACTAAAGATGGTTGGATTAAACTGTCTTATACAAAGAAATGCTAAGGGATATGAAAAGACACAAGAAACAGTTATGATTAATTTGGCAATTAGTCGGTATTTTCTTTATTAGTTTTCTTTGTTAGTGATAAAGAAATCGCTCTTAATGATTGTGGTTCAGGGGAGCAATCAAGTTTGTATTTTTTACAACGGGGCAATGCGAGGAAGCAGATTGAGCTGGCAATGAAAATTGTGTTTGTATCCTTGCCTGAATTTAAAAGCAAACATATACTATTATGACAAAGAGACTCTGGATAGGATATTCGGAGTATTATTAAAATTTAAGGGTACATCAGATTAATTTCTGGTGTACCCTATTTTTTACGATTTTAGAACAATGAGTTTTGCTGTTCAAGTGCAGTTAATAATGCACCCATTGTCATTGGTTTGATCTTTTCTCCATCTTGAAGTTCTGATTGGTCTATTGGAGAATCTTCATTAATGAAGTCGTAATTTGTGTAAACTGTTACTCCGTCAATCTCTTTGCACCAAACTGCTACAATATAGTCATTTCCAAATTCTAAAATATCTTGCTTTAGATCCGCTATAAGCTCTAAGCTTTCATAGATAATATGAGTGTCATTTTGATTAATTAATGCCATATTGTTTCTCCGTTCTGATACTTTACGCTTGTATGGTGTAACTTCTCTTCCATGTAGGGACTTTCTCAGATGCATATTGTGCGCCCATAATATAATTCAAATAATCTTCATCAACTTTTGCGATTTTCCTTTTCATATGATCGTCATTATATGAAAATGCATAAAGCATCATTTCGTGTAAAATCTTATCACCAGGGAATACATGCTGTGATGATTCATGTCGCATAAACCTATTAGCTTTTTGATACTCATTCATAACATTTTTGCGAATATTGGTCATGCATGTCATATTTGCATGTTGTTCGATAGATGTTAGAATCATAGGATATGGTTTCTTTAAGCGTGTGCTGATTAATTGAAAAGCACAATTCAAAAAACCGAGAGACCATAATACTTTCTCTCGGTCTGTTGCTTCTGGTTCGTCACCAATCTTACCACCTAACTTCATGTGTTCGTAAAATTCATCTCTTTCTCTTTTATCTGAATAAAACATTGTATAACTCCTTTTCTGTGTGAATTGATAGTTATACGCCTTGCGTTACGGTTTAAATTAAGAAATAAACTAATTTCATTTCTTTTATAGGTTTCAAAACATCCTATGTTACGGTTTAATTAAAGAAAAGTAATATTACCTCTTCTTATATAAATTTCAAAACACAATGTGTTGTGGTTGATAAAATTGTAGTTTTATGTGCAAAAACAACCTACATGAAAATGTTATTTTTTGTTTATTTTACTCATAAAATTAACATTCTACTATGACGCTATTACTCTAAAAATATTATTAATATACTTTAGATTCCAATATAGATCAATTAAATATGTGGGTTGCTTTCTTTATGACCATATTAACACCAGAAATAATACATGTCAATATAATTTATTCTACTCTACACATATCATCTATTTCATGCTCAGATAAGTATAAAGACATCCCACACTTCTCGTCAAAGAATGAAAGGACATATTCTGTAGAATCAATTCTAGTTCCATATAAGACTGTTTTTATAGGCGTCTGAGAGTCGATTTCTGTGAGCTGTACTGTGTCACCTATATGGAATAATCCGCACTCTGTATTAAGCGTCTGAGTGCTTTCGTTGTATTCGTATATTCTCATTATGCATCTCCTTACCTATTTAAGTAACTCTGTGATTGTAATAAGTCTGCATATTCTCCGCAGAGATACCATGTGCCAGATGATGGAATGTATTTTAGTATCTTTGTCTTTGTAGAGATATTGAATCGTTCTAACACTTCTATTCTGCTTTTGTAATATTCTACTTCACGTTCTTGCCTTGCGCTGTTAGTTTCTTTTCTAGTACCCTGTAGGAGTAGTTCTCTGACGTGGAATTTTTGAAGCTTACCATAAGAATCTAACATCGACATCCAGATGTCTGGAGGTGTGTCTCCTGAAATGTTTACTCTCTTGGTAGCTTTTGGAATGTTTGTTGTATTGTACATTTTATTTCACCTCTTGAGTATTATAGCACGAACATGTGTTTGGTGTAAAGAATTATAAAAGAAAAACCACAGATTATAATAAACCTGTGGTTAAGAGAATCTATAGCATTAAAACTCCATAATTAATTTGTTATTTGTTCCAATTATATTCTTAAATGCTTATTTTTATAATTTGGTGTAAATTTGGTGTAACTAAGTGTTTTGTCTAAAATTATAATTTTACTTTATTGCAGTTTTCCTTTATTTTATGCGGGTTTCCATCATTTAAAAATCAAGGAAATATTTGAACTTTGCATTTGCATACAAAAATCTATGTTTTTCTTATTTCAGTGTAAATATGGTAATAAAAGCTTATTTTTAAACTTATACACATATTTTTTAAATTTCAAGATAGTAAATTAAGAGTATCAATGTACACGTATCAATGTATAGTACACATAAGTTTTCATAAATTTTCATAAAAAAATCTTTTTTGGTGTAAAAAATGGTGTAAAAACATTAACAATAAAAAATAATTATACACATTTAGAAAGCGAAGATAAGTTGTTCAGTCGATTTAAAAATTCAATGTTTTTCATACTAAGCAATGATGATTCGTTGTTATTAAAGACATTAATCTCACTCATTGCGTTCTTAGATTCTTCTTCTATAACGTGATTGTAATATTCTAATGTCATTTTTAATGAAGAGTGTCCCATCCAATTTTGCAGTATTTTAGGGTTTAGACCAAGTCTAAACATTCTTTTTGCCATGATAGTACATCCTGTATGTCGTAGTACATGACATGCTAAATGAGGAATCTGAAGATCGTTATTGGAATTATAATCAGATGTTAGTCTTTTAAGTACAATACCCAAATTCGTTGGTTGTTGAGGGGTTCCTCTGTTTGTTACAAAAACAAAATCATGATAACCGTCTATGGAAACATTGGAATGTATTCCACGAGCACGCTGAATACCTTTTTGCGTCACAAAAGCTTGATAAGCCTCATCAGTTAATGGAATTGTTCTAATTCCTTTCTTTGATTTAGGTGGGCAAGTATATAAGACGCTTTTACCATTCTCATTTTTCCGTTGTATCTGATGATCTATTTTTATAATTTTACGTTCTAAATCAACATCGTTCCATGTTAATCCACATAATTCTCCTGCACGGATCATAGTTTCTGTAAATATAACTACTAATGGATGCCACTTATAATAAATTGGATGATCCTTCATATATTTACCCAATTCTTCTAATTGCTGAGATGATAAAATAACTTTTTCTTCTACGTCACTAGGAAAATCTTTTAGAACGTCTTTCGTTGGATTAAAACGGATCATCTGGTCTTCAAGTGCTAAATCAAATGCTTGATGCAGTACCTTATGAACGCTTGTATGAATGGAAGAGTTTTTAAGAGTTTTAGATAACTCAGCATAAAATAAAAGAATATCCTTTTTCTTTACGTCTTTTATTTTCTTTGAAGCCAACCAGCTATCTTTTATATGTGCATTGTAAGTTCTCTCATCTGATGCCAATGTATTAATAGCAAGTTTATTGATATTTTTATGAATTTCTAAATTCAGTCTTACTAATTGATCAACAGTATAGTTTGTAGATAATTTGATATTATCTAATTTATCTCGTTCAATTTTAGAAGCTTTCTCTCTTAGTTCAGACAATGTTTTTGCATAAACACTCTTCCGATTTTTACACTCATCCATGTAACGATACATATAAGTACCGTCTTTTCTTTCACTTTCTCCTTTTCTTAATACTCTGCCTCTACTATCCTTTCTACTTTGTTTTTTCGTTTTTGCCATAGTTTCTCCTTTAATAAAGGAGTTTTAATACTATATATTGATTATAACACATACTAAAACTCCTTACAATTTAAGGTTTACAGATATCTTTTGTTTTCAAGATACTGTTCAAATTGTCTGCGTTTAATCAAACGTCTTGTTCCAATTTCAAGCACAAAATTTACAGACATGTCATCTGTTAGTTCACGTAGTTTTGCAGCTCCTATATGAAAATATACAGAAGCTTCATCAATGGTTAAGTTTGCTCGCTCCCAAATTGGAATCTGTGGTTTTTCTTTTTTCTTCATATGCGATAATCTCCAATCATTAAATAAGGATTTAATCTACTTTATTCTGTCCTTCGATATGTTCTACAAGGTCTTTGAAATATGGCACATTGTCTAACATCCACTGACAGAAGATTCTCCACTCATCCAATTTATGATTTCTCCTTGCAAAGTACATGTTGATTAAATTTTCGTATGTAAATGTATAATTTCGTGTTTGATTATAGCTTGATGGAAGCAACTGAATCATCTGCCACCAACATTCTTTTTTAGTTAGCACTCTTGGATGCCCATTCTGTTCAAAGTAATCTTTACGTTCCTCATCTGTATAGTTAAACAAAATTCGCCATTCGTTTAATAATCTAATAGTATGTTCGATATTGCACAAAATTGGATTGAAATATAAATGTTCACAACTAAAATCATCCAATGTAAATTCTTTCGCTTGGATTTTATGCATTGTGCTACATGAATTACATACTGTACCAACCTTGTATGTATCTAGTTCTTTATAAAAATACAAAGGTGTTGTAATTCTTACTCCCACCTGCATCATTCTAAGATACTTCCTGTGATCAGTACCTGCTTTTGCCAGTGTTTTCATAAGCTTCATATCTGCTGCACCGACCCTGTAATAGGGAATATGAATTTCTACGCCTGTTTCGTCATTGAAATCAACCATATAATTCATATGACTGTCACTTAAATGCCAACTATTTTTTGCATTACGCATACCTTCAATAATAAAATCCATCTGCTCTGGACTTGGAAATACTGGGTGTTCAATTTTAATCATATATAATTCCTCCTACTTTAAATATGAAGAGAATACCAATTTCTCTTTGTCTTTATCATCAACTGTTACATATCCATGGACATTAGGCGGATGCCCTGACCAACTGATGTAGATTTTATAGTAATATCTCGTACAATCAACATATTTACGTGTCACAATACAAACATATCCTTTGTTCATGAAGTCTTCTAATACTGCAATACAAGAATCAAGTGACTTGTCAGTATCGCAAGACATTGATTGTGTCTTACGGTATATTTCTGTTTTGCCATTCGTCTGTGCGGTTTCCCATATGTCATTTACTAATTCATCATATAAGTCATCAAATATTTCGCTTAATTGCGCATCGGACTGTTGCTGTGAATACTCTTTCATATCCACAGCATTGATCAGCCCTTTTGTTTGTGCTAAATGATTCATTTATTTACCTGTACTTCCAATTCCGCCAGTTCTTTTAGTTGTCACGGTTTCTTTATCCGCTACACCATAAGGTAAGAAAACTCCTTGTGCAAATGCATCACCTTTCTTGAGTTTCAGTGGTGCATTGCCATGATTCTCAACCTTGATAAAGATATGCCCTTCATTGTCTGCGTGATAGTAGTCCCCATCAATAACTCCTGTACCATTCCCAATTCTAGCCTGTGCTTTGATGCCCAAACTACTGCGAATGAATACTAATAGCACCCATCCCTTTTCAATCTTACATCTGATTCCTGTAGGAATAACTCGTGCATCTCCTGGGCGAATTGTAATGTCTGCTGGACTAATAAAGTCATGCCCTGCGGAGTCAACTGTCTTACGATAAGGTAATTTTAAATTTCCATAAATTGATTCTTCTGGATATCTCACTATCTGTTTCTCCCAGTCCTGTACGAACTGGTCAAACGATACTTTCTCAAACTCTGCAACTTTCATTAATCCGCTTTCTGTTAATAATCCCATATATGTATTTCCTTTCCATTTTCTTTGTGCAATTTTCACAAAATTTAATATTTCGTTATCATGTTATGTAAACTATCGTTTACAAAGCATCAGAGGTAATCCGACTTCATTATAGTAAGAATCCTCAAAAGTCATTTCTGGTTCGTCTTTGTACTGTTCTTTTAATTTTTCAACTAATAAATCTTTCTGTTTTTTTACTTCATCTTCAGTACCATGCACAATTAAAGTCACATTGCCGTCATATACACCGTCATTAAATGTTTCAACTTCAATCATGTATAACTGACGATCTGTGTTAAGACTTGACTTTTTAGCCGCCAGATACAGATAATCTTTTGGCAATTTATATTTCTTGAGTAGCTTGTCCACATCTTTAATGAAATCAAGTTTGTGTTTCACTTCTTTAATCTGCTTCTCTAAGTCTGTGTTTCCTACGTTTCTTTTATCGTTTTCAGTCATCATTACATTATTTGTACTCATAGTAAATTCTCCTTGCGTAGTTCATTTTCTGTGTATCGGCAATATTCATCCCATAATCCTTTAGCATGAATATAATTTTTGCCTTTCAATCCCATCTTCTTCTGTTCTGCTTTCAAGTCTTGGAATGTAAACTTGCGTGAGCATATCTTTTCTTTTAAGAATCTAGTTGCAATCTGCCCTACCTTATACATGTCCTCACGCTTCAAATTTGCAGTTAATTTCTTGTAGGTACTCAATTCATCATCTGGAATTTTATAAGGTGTTTTTGGCAAATTTTTCAGTGAAAAAGGTGAGATATATTTGCAAGTTCCATCATCACGGATTCTACTCTTCTGCGCCTTCAGCAACTCGGCAACAGTATCCAGATGTTTCACATCAAATCTAAACAACACTTCTTTATCAGTTTCTTCTATACAATAAGGAATATCTTCGTCTATCTCTCGAATTGCCTTTATAATGTTGTGCCCTCTTATTAATGAGGGGATATAAGCTACAAGGGTATATTCGCCTCTATGCTTGCCTTTGCCATAGTAATATATCTGATTACCAAATGAGCATTTTATGTACAAATCATCAAAGCTAGGATCTATTAATCCTGCATCAGTTCTAGGAAAATCATTAGTATCCATGTTATATGCTGCTACAACACGATACTTTCCAAAATATTCTTTACGCTGTAAGAAATTAGCCGTAGTAATTCACTCCTTATTTAGTTGATTTTGATTTAGTTGTCTTAGGTGTAATACCTGTTGGCGGTGCATCATTTGTATTTTTGTATACATCACGCACCATCTTCTGAATTGTTCGCAGACTCAAGCCATATGAGAGCTGCAACTCAATAACCGCTTTGGAAAGTTCTTCCATTACTCTTCGTCCTCCTCGCCTGTAATAATGTCATCATTATCTTCATCAGACTTATCGTCTAATTCATCGATCTCATCATCAATTTCTTCTCGTTCCTGTTCGAGAAATTCAATCTTTGCTTCATTGTCATCAATCAATTCCTGAAGCCTAGCAATGTCAAGTTTGCGGATAAGGAATCCGCCTGCTACCATAGCACCAAGAAATGTGCCAATGGCAACAGTTCCAAAATTGCAAAGCATAAACTGCCATAAATGTAATTTAATCATCTGTATTCTCCTCTTCATCATCTGGATAATTTTGAATTTCAAACTCTTCCTCTAACTCAAACTGCGCAGAATCGTAATAACACGGATTGTTTAACTGAGCGTCTGGGTTAGGTGGGTTATAGATCAAATTCATTATCAAAACCTCTCTTAGCTTTTAAAGCTTCAGATAAACCTTTCTCTCTCTTTGAAGCAACCAAGTCAGCGATATGCAGAGACCATAAATTCTCATATTTTTTATGTCCCATGATTTTAATCCATTTATTGTCACATTCGGAGATTGGCTTCCACTGGAACGGTAACATGTGGTAATTTATATAGAAAGCAATGTCTCCTATATTATGATTCACAAATAAAGAATGCTGATTTGCAACCTCATAAACTAACATCATATATGCACCAATATTTTCATGTCCGTAATAGTGTGCCACACCATCTTCATCGAATGTCTGAGTATATAATTTACCCATATCATGATATTTTGTAGCCACTGACACTGAATAATCGTTATGAATCTTTTTTGAAAAATCGTAAGCATCCGTCATATGTTTGCCAAGAGATTCCATATGGTACGGATTCTTCTGGTCAAAGTCGTTATATATTTCTGAAACCCACGTACTTTCAAGTCTATAGTTATACTTGTCTTTATTGTGAATATGATCAACAAATTTAATTTCATCCCATCCTTCTTCAAGGAATGGAATCTGGAATTTTCTTGCTTGTTTGTCAATTACATATCCTGGAACTGGATGTTCTCTGTCAATGTTGTCTTTTTTACATTCACCAATTGGTTTTACGATGACCACACAAAACTTCTCGCAATCAAGACCTTTAATTACGTTGAGAATAGATCGTCTTGACTTCATAGTAATATTCGTTGCTTCAGCTACAACGTCAATACCATTTTTAAGATACTTGACAATCAGGCTATGAAATGTCTGAAATACTTCTTTATTTTTGGACTGATCTTCTACTCTTCCACATATATTTTCTCTAATACCATCTGTTGATATGGTGATAACTTCATTGCCACTGTCTTGTGAAACAGTGTTTATGTATTGTGATTTGCCTGATGCGGATAAACCACATAATAGTGTAAGTCTTGGTTTTCTTTCGCTCATGATTCTCCTTTTCTTATTTCAAAGTCAAATTTTATTTCTCTTGTTTCTTTTTGCTATAGTCACAGTCAATCGTAATTTTGATCCGTTTGATTATAGATGAATTCTCGTATTTGGTAACGTCTCTTGTTATTGAACCATTACACTTTTTACACTGCTGCGTGTGTCTTGCTATCATATTTAACGTAACAGCCGCCATCTCTGCACATCTATGGCAAACATCTACCTCAGAAGAACCAAGAACTGACTGATCAGAACTATTCACTGCAAGCTGTTCGATTGTTGGTATTATTAATTTATGATGTTTGTCGGTACACTCTTTATTGCAGAAATCACAGTAATATTTTGTTTCTGTTTTCTTCATTAATTACATCCTCTGTTATATGCATTTTGTTAATCATTCATCATATTCAATCGTCATTGTGTGTTCTGTTTTTGGATAACGATTACGACTTGCAAATGAACCAATAGTGTCAATGTATGGGATCGCAAACTTATCTTGTTTGGCAGTTTGTTTAATTCCAACCTCATTCTTGCAAGCGTTTGAAAGAAATGTATTTATCCGAGCATTTATCCTCATACATTTACCACACAAATCTAATCGTTGGATTATAATAGAATTATCATCTGGCTCGCCTGCACAGAATCTGCTTGAATATCCATTGGATGTAATGAAAGGGAGTGTAATGTCATAGTGATTGTGTGTACATTCAGCCCCACAAAAATCACAATAATATTCTTCAATTGTTTTTGTCGTCTTCATTCTTTAAACCCTCCAATCATATACACCTATTTGATCAATAATTTCATTTAAAAATTCAACAATGTCGCTTGCATCGCCAACAAACATATTGCCCTGTGTCTTGATTTCGTATTTATAAGATGACTCATTTTCAACAAGCTCAACTAAATATCCATTTCGTGGATACCAACCTGTCGAATATTCGAAAACCGAACCTTTGTGAACTGTTTCATATTTAGGGTTCAATGCAAATCCATCATTGACTCTTACGTCTTCATTGGCAATCCTTAAAGTACAATATCTATGATCGCCTTTTCTTGCATAACATTTTAATTTTGGTTTATCTTCAAAATAAATTTGCTTAGAACATCCGTTTTCGTCATAAACTCTACGGTATTTCTTAACGTGAAACATTACGCCATCTTTAACTTTATAAACATCTTCATAGTCTGATGCAAAAACCTGTTCCATATTTCTCCTTTCTGTGCCATAATGAATTTGCACATAAATCAAAAGTTGTTTGAGAACGGTGTAATTTTGTATACGAGATACCACTTCTTAATTGAGGTGGTATCTTTTTTGTACACAAAACATTTATTTTATGAATCCTGTTTTACTGGAATCCATTCGGTAACAGGAACCATTTTCTCTACTTTTTTAACTTCATATGGCTGGTTATAGAACTCATTTTCTTGCATCTCTGTCGCCCCTTTCTCCCAATCAATAGCAAAACACTTATCACGTAACTCGATAATTGACTGCGTAGTAATCGACCATCTTCCTCTATCTCCTTCAAGTTCTTCGAATTGATAATCAAAAACCAATTCTTTAAGCTCACCTTTTGTTAAATCAATTCCTTCTGTAATTTTGTCGTACATGATTTCTTTGAAATTTTCGCTATAATAATTTTCGTCATTCCATTTTGTTTTATCTGTAATCATTCTTCTATCTCCTTTTGTCAAATAATTATGATTGATCCATTTCTTTAACTTATCATTTGCATTCATGATCCTACCTTCTCTACTACCACGTCTGATATAAATGTGCATACTGGGCGAATATTAAAATATCCGCTACAAGTGCATGATGGAACAATTGATCCGTCAGTACGAACGCCACAAATGCCGTCAGTTTCACAATTCGTTGTTGGCGTTAATAATGCCCACTCGGCTAATTTATTATTTGTTTTTGGATATTCTAAATACTCCCTGTATAGCCTATATTCGTCTAAAGTTAGTAAAGAAACTTTATCAATACTTATTTCATTCGCCATTGTTCCATCAAGTGCCATTAAATTACGTTCCATATACTGCAACACATCATGATGACAATTATCTTCAATTTCACATTCGATATATTTTAAATCATGACGAAGACGACTAGGTTCCCATCTGTTACAATATGTGTCGAATGACTTTGTATCACCCAAAAAATCTTTCATAATGCAAAAACAAGTTTTTAATACCTTAAACTGATTTAACACAATCCATTCATACCCTGCTACCTTAAAGGTATCACCAGCATTTAATGTTTGAAGCTCTACTTTTTCTGAGGTACAATCATTTTCTTCCGATTTCATCATATCTTTATCTTCAATTACTTTTACGACCGCCTTGGCAATGTCATAAATATCTTCTTTATCTAATGTCAAGTTTTCTCTCCTTTATATCATAATTTTATGACCACACTGAGGGCAGAGAATGTATTCCATATACCCTCCACAATAGCCGTATCCGACAAGTTTAGATTTAATATCAGATTCATCGAATCTTAATTTGGCGCCACATCCATTGCATTTAACTTTTCGTTTAGTGCCATCTTTTAAAATTTTAATCATTTTCATCTACCTCAACTTCTACTGGATGCTTGCACTGTGGGCAGATTATATAGTTTGGTGGGTATACTGGTTTGAGAGTTCTGAAATCAATCGTTCGCTTTGGCTTATCTTTAATATCATTTTTCTCATAACTCAACTCTGCACCACAATTTTCACAAGTGCATTGTTTTCGTGTTCCTCTTTCTAAAATTTCAATCATCTTGACCTCATTTTCTTCATTTTTCTAAAATTTCCTAAAATCGCATCGACCAAAACCCTTGCAAAATAAGGGTTTTTTGACGGTCAATTTTGCGATAAAATATTTCTTTTATGTCATGTGACTATAACTATTTCAAGGATGTAAAAAATTGTTTATTATATCTTGATCCGCCATATAAAGGCACAAGTAATTACGCTAAAAGTTGTATGAATTATGATCATTTTTATAAATTTTGTCATGATATTGCACAAAATAACTTTGTTATTATTAGCGAATACGATATGCCAAGTGAAGAATTTAAATGCATTTGGCAAAAAGAACGCACAGTGTGTCAAGATGCTAATCGTACAAACGGGCAAAAGGCAACTGAAAAACTATTCATTCCAAATTTATGATTAGTTACATAAAAGAAATATTCTTTAATGAAATCGCTTGTTTTCGTAAATTAATCACTCTCTCATAATACATATTTCTTTTTCCAGTCTTAACTTGTCCGAACCCGCCATTGAAGTATTTCCCTCCAAAGCTTGCACAGTATCCAATCAAAGCAGTGTATTCTTTAGAATATTTATCTCCTCCTGCTTTTCGATTTTCTCTAACTTCAACATAATGTTCCTTCGAACAAATTTCTGGAGCAATTGGAATCGTTGGATTTTCTTGAACGTATTTCAATAATGCAATCAATTCATCATTAATGTCTGCGCCAATTTTGTTTTTACATTGAATCTTATCAATAATATTGGCTCCGCCAACAAATGGCTCTATGTATGTTTCAATATTGTTATCATCAATATATTTCTGGATAATCGGTACAATATATTTTGCAATTCTATTTTTACTTCCTTGATATACTATTTGTCTTTACCAGAAAGCCCATATGGTTTACAGTAGCTACACTCTCGTTTTCCTTTCTGGTTTATTATTTAATTAAAGTCATCAATTAGCAAATTCTCACAACTCCAAATTCGTATAATCCTACATCATCCTCAAGTGCAATAGTGTCATGTTCTGTCGTAGTAATAAATTCATTATCTATGCCAACAACTGGCATATGATCTGGATATTTACCTAGCTTTTTCTTAAGCTGTCCAACTGTTATATAATTTGGTTCTTCCATTACAATCTCACAACTTTCTTATCTGCTAACTCTTTTACTCTATCAGTCAAAGTTACTGCTGCCACATGCGTTCCCATATAAACATCAAGAGCTTCGCCAATTAAGTTGTATCCTTCATCAACAAGAACACGATCATAATTCATTCCACGATTGTTCTTAAATTCTTCTACAGTCATAGGCACTGGAATAATTAAGTCAAGATCGTTTGCTTTGTCTAATAACAGTTTTGTCTGCAATTTGTTCTGCACAATAATCGGATACTGTGTTGTTGCACTTGTATAAAGTAATTGTGTAGTTTTGCCTGTTCCTCTGTCTTTAATAATCAGTGTTGTTGGTTTATTTGTTATCATAGTTTACAATCTCCTTCTATATAAAATATCTCTGAAGCCCATCTTTGAATCTTAGTGGACTATCAACAATGGGATGTGAATACTGAAACTGTCTTAAAAAATTCATAACAGTTCTAGCATCTGCACCGCTTAAAGGAATAAATTTTACATATTCAGGTCTCCCAGCAATACATACAACTGCCCACGAACGCTCTGAATCATGAAATCCAACGTCAACTGCTACATCGGTAAGTTGGTTATACATTTTCTTCATCTCTTTATTTTGTTGTATTGAAATCTGACACTGACGAGCTGCCTCATTACAATTGTTTTTGGCAAATCTTAATTCAGTATTGCTTTCATTAATTTCATTTTTTAAGGCATCAATATCTGGTTGTAGGATTTCTAGCAACCATTTTCTAATTTTCTCTTTTAATTTCTGGAACAATTAACTCTCCTTTTATATTTCACACGATACATTTAATCCATATGGTTCATAACACAAACCATTTACCCAAACCCAGTTATCGTCTTTGTATATGAGGAATTCAACTGTTTCAAAATCACAATAATTGTCACTATCTTTGTCTTCCCGAACTGCATACACAGTAATTGGTTTCTTAGGTGTTGGAGACCTGCCAATTTCTTGTATCTTAAACATCTGAATCCTCCCATACTACATTGACATTGAACCCTAATTCCTTTAAAACATCTGTAAAATCATCAACATCTAATTTATGGTTTTCTATTTTAGTCCCATTGATTTCAATAGATTGTCAGTCGTCAGATTTAATGATCGTAATTGTATTTGCTTCTTTTGGCATTTTTATTCTCCTTTATATAAAAATTTAGGGCTAAATGGACTTGACTTGCGGTCAAATCTTTTGTCATAAAATTCCTGGACAGTTACGCATCCTTCTTGTCTATTTGATGTGAATAACTGACAGCATTTGCAATCACACACATTAGATTTAGTTAATTCTGAATCAACCTCTTCTTTGGTGTAGTCAATTCCATATTTGTATATCATTGCAGTATTGTTAAAGTCTGTTGTTTTATTTGTTAACACATCTCCACAACAGCATTTTGATGTACTTAAATAATGCAAATCATTATCTGCAATACTATACGGAATAGAATATTGCTGTAATTTCTCAATTAACTGCTGATATAAATTTAACCTAATTTTTGGCTTCAAATTTAATAACCCCATTTGTGTGAAGCTAGATTTGTCTAATCCAGTAAGTTTTAATAGGTATTCTTTATGTTCCTTATTTTGTGGAACAATTTTTAAACCTTCGATAGTAAAATGATCTGCGTCATGAAACATATCAATAATATCTGTAGATGAAATTCCTGGAATGAATGGTTGGATTCTAATTCCTACTTTAAATCCATTGTCTTTTAAATTTCGATATAATTTATATCTTTCTAAGATATCTGGAACATTTGGCTCTATTGATTTGTCATTAATTACATTTGTTACAGACATTTGGAAGGTGTGTAAATCTGGATCAACTTCACAACCATACAGTGTTGAAGATTTTGTACTAAATAAAATATGAATATTGTATTGTTTAGTAATATCAATTAACTGTTTTGTAATATGGAATTTCTCTTCCGCTGGCTGGAATGGATCGCTCATACCACCACAATGCCAATCATATCGTTGAGATATTAAAAAATCTAAAAAATTCGTTTTATCCACTTTATTATGAACGAAAATTTTATCTAATCGACGTTCAACGGATTTAACATTACCAATTTGTAAATTTTTATCAAATTCCATTATCTTCCTATAATTAGAAAAACAATATTTACATCCAAAACTACATGTTTTATATGTATCTACTCGAATAGGTAATCCGCATATTGCAAATTTACTACTTACATTCAGCGGATTGAAAGTCTTGTTTTTATTTTCTGTCATTTAAACCTTATATTTACAAGGCAGCGCACTGCGTTTTACCTAGGATTACTTGATAAAACCTTTCTTATGTATTTGTTTTGTATTGTTTTACCTACAAAAATTAAAACGTAGACAAAAACAAAATTTTAAAGTCATCATATGGAAGAAATAAGACATGTCTAATCTATAGATATTTCTCCTCGAATAGTCATCAGAAATGTAACTAGAAATGTTACATTATTATTTATAATGGCATGTTAGAATGCCAAGTTCTTCGGTGTCAACTACCATATCGTCTGGTCTAATGATTCTGCATGGCTTGTCACCTACTCTCTTAAATCTGTATTTCTGTTCTACATCAGGGTATTTCTCGTGATCAACTTCACTCAGAAACATTTCTACTGGTCTGGCATAAATGTTAAAATCTCCATACATTGCCTGATAAATTACCAGTTTCTCATTTGTTTCTGTATGAGTCGCAAGGTCAATCACTTTATAGAAATGTCCTTTAAAGTGTTTGTAGATTTCATCTTTCTTTGGTAAATCTCTGTTATTCATTAATGACTCCTATCTTTGGCATATGTCCTAATGTGACACCAGCAATAACCGTGTCCCCTGTTTGAGTATAAGAACTAAAATTAATACGTCCGTTAAATTTGCAAATATTTCCCTTTTTAAGTTGATCCCTAGACTCTTTGTAAAAAGCGACAAGATCTTCTCTGCTGACGCCAAGCGCTGAAATTACAAAGTTAAGCAATTCGTAATCTTCAAAATCTTCTCCTCGACAAAAATTACAGCTAGATCCAAAATTTTCTTTCTCATATCCATCTAATTCTGCACAGGTTTCACTACACCATTTAGCTCCGCAGTCACACCAATTGCTACCGTGATAATCGAAAAACACCTTATCGCAATGGTCACACACTAATGGAATATTGCTCATATCTACTTACTCTCCTGTTCTTTATCTTCTTTTACAAGAATTGCTTTCCAAGTTCTACTATTGCATGAAGATGCTGAAATTTCGTAACCATCGTTTAGATAATTGTCTACACAATTTTTGAACTTTTCAGAATTTGCCTCTTCTACAACTACACATCGGCTACCATCAACTACATGATTGATATTTTCCTGCACAATTTTTTTTAAAATATTAACTTGATGTAATAAATCATAAGTTGGAATTGATGTGATGTTATTAATGCTTTTATAGCTCATGCAAACGCTTAGTGTACCAATAACTTCTCTTATATCATCTAAGGTTTCTTTTGTCATACCTATCTCCTTTCTAAATTGTCTCCCACCATAGATCGTGTATTTTCTTATAACCACCTCTGCTTGGTACATCCAACACTCTGCGGACTTTCCTGTTAGACAGTTTCTTATGAAATCTATAATCATTCCAAGAGCTGATATATAACCTTTTATAATAAGGTTTCTTGCGTGGTATTTCATAAAATCCACAACAATACTTGTCCACGTATTGCACAGGTTCAGGATACCCACCAACATTCTTAAATCTCGTCAACCTTTGTTGGTATTTCTTCCTACGATTTCTTTTCTTCAACATTGTCTGGTGATTCTGTTGAAATTTCGTAGGAACATATTGTAGAAAGTCCATATCCTGTGGACAATCTTTTGATTTTGGCATAATTAGTACACTCCTTTCTATGATGGGATAAAAGTGGAATTTTATTGCTATATTTAATGTGAAAAATCCCTTATATTTCAACGATTTTCTTATGTTTATTTTAATAATTTTGACAAAAGTGTTTTATTTCACTCATTTTCATCGTGTTCTTCTGTCATGGACAGATTATCCGAAGTGCCTTTCCATAAGACCACAACATTTCTTTCTAATGATTTTTGTACATCAACCACTCTCTGATTTGTTGATCCTGCCCACGGATAAGACATGTCTTTCAATTCGTCTACATACTGTCCGTCTACGAGGACATCTATGTAAGGAAGAATCTCAAGTCTGCAATCGTACATAAGATGGCTTGTTCTACGTCTTCGAGAGAACTCAGCTAAGTCCAAACCAATATCTTCTGCTTTATTCCCTGTATATAGCCAGATTTTTTTGTCTGGCATAAACTCTTTGACAAATTTACATATTGCAGAAACACCATCTCTATTCTCTTTTGCCAACGGTTCTCCACCAAGAATACTTAATCTTGTATATTGCGGATTAGTTAGTGGGCGTAACAATTCCAACACATCCCACGTTGTTAATTCTTTACCACCATCAAAATCCCATGTTTCTTTATTAAAACAATTCTTACAATGGAAGTGACATCCTTGAACGAAGAGGGCTACGCCAAGCCCTTCTCCGTTGCTAATGTCCATTTTTCTTATTGAAGCATATCTCAAAACTATTCCTCCATACTATGATCATCTACATGAACATATCTGCTCTTAATCTCTGCCGTACGTCCTTGATTCCAGAACTGGGTGCCGACGTATCCACATGATCGTCTGGCAACATTCATCGTATTCTGATCTCTGTTACCACAATTTGGACATTCCCAGATTAATTCCCCATCAACATCAAGAATGCTAATTTCTCCATCATAACCACATTTCTGACAGTAATCACTCTTTGTATTTAACTCTGCATACATGATATGATCATAAATAAATTTCATAATCTCAAGAACAATATCTGTATTCTTTGTCAAGTCTGCACATTCTACATAACTAATTGCACCGCCTGGACTTAATTCTTGAAATTTGCTTTCAATATCAAGTTTTGTGAAAGGATCAATCTTTTCAAATACTGGGATATGATATGAATTTGTAATGTAATCACGATCCGTAATTCCTTCTACAATACCAAATCTTTTCTTTAAGCATTTTGCAAATTTATATGTAGTTGACTCGATTGGAGAGCCATACACACTGTATGCTAATCCTTCAGAATCTTTCCATTCATTACACTTATCGTTTAATCTCTGCATAACTTTTAAACCAAATTCCTGTTGAATAGAATGAGATTCGCCAGTCATGTATTTTACACATTCATATAACCCTGCATACCCAAGAGAAATCGTTGCATAACCATTTTCTAATAGCTTGTCAATTTTTTCTCCTTTCTTAAGTCTTGCAAAGCATCCATGCTGCCACAAAATAGGTGCAACATCAGAAGATGTCCCTTTTAATCTCTTGTACCTACATTTTAATGCCTTGTGACATAACTCTAATCTTTCATCTAAAATCTTCCAAAACGCTTCCTTGTCTTTCCCAGAAGACAAAGCTACATCTGGAAGATTGATTGTTACAACCCCCATATTGTATCTTCCGTAATATTTAGGTTTACCATTTTCATCTAAATATGGAGTTAAAAATGATCTACACATGTTTATGATATGTCGCCATACCCACTGACTAAATTATCTCTCAGAGTCCGTTACTCTCATCATTGAGCCGACCGCTTGGGGTAGGTGCTTATCTCCTACTCTACGCTGTTACACTCATCACAGCTAGTCGATACACCTTCTTATACAACTATATAAGCTTGGCACGGAATTATCTTAGGTCATCAGATGTCTCCTCTCTAAGACTCACCCGTTAGCAATGTTAAACATTACACCCTTTAAGCAAGGTTCAATCGGTTTATCCTGGGCTGTAGTTTACGCTTACCCATGCACGGAAAACAGTTTCCATTTCCATTCGCATCAATCTTATTCTTTTTCATAATCTTTTCAGAAATGTAATCTGGAACCATTCTTTTAGCAGTACATTCTGCTGCTAATTTTGTTAAATACCAATACTCAGAATCCTCACGAATATTATCTTCTTCTAATACATACAGCAATTTAGGGAATGCGGGTGTAATGTAAACACCGACTTCATTCTTTAATCCTTTAATTCTCTGCCGTAAGAACTCTTCAATCAGTAATGCTAATTCTTCTTTGTACTCTGTTGTTTCGTTCAAGTACATACAAACACTGAGAAATGGAGCTTGCACTGCTCCGAGTCAGACTATATCTTTACCCTCGTTATACGTTAGGTGAGAATATATAATTCTCAAAAGTAACTATATTACTTTGTAGATGGCACTTCCCTACAATGAATTCCACATTATAGGTACAGATTTCATAGGCATATATTATTACTTAGCCTGTATATCTTAGTCGTTTGACCTTTATAAAAATTTCTCTTTATCCTTGGCACTGGATTGCTCTTATCCGTCCCAATGTTTGCAAATTATATATAGTATGATCAACTCTTTTGCTCGAAAGCACCGATAAGAGTTCCCCAGTTAGCATAACTTCTATCACCATTTCCTATGATCCTAACCGTAAGTTATACACCCTAGATTTCTAGGTTCACCATCTGTTCACTAACATATTTCTATGTTAGGCAGCCATTTGACCGTTTGTGTTGGTCATACTATTTACTTGATAGTTGAATGTCTGAACACTATCTTCGATTTCTTTCTTTAAATCTTCCTTAGCGTATTTTTCAACTAAATCTTCTGTAAAGCCACGTTTTCTATATTTATCAACATAAATATTATAACTATCTCTTACAAATGGGGCTAAATGTGTTAATGTAATTGTTGCACCGCCATATGTAGAAGATGTAACTGCTGTAACAATCTGCGTTGCAATTGTTGTTGCCGTGATTAATCTATGGGGTTTTTCAATCATTACCTCATTAACAACTGTGCCATTCTGTAGCATATCTTCAAGATTAATTAACTCGCAATTTGTAAGTGCTTTCTGCCCAAAATAATCCACATCATGGAAATGCAAGATACCTGTATCATGAGCCTGTACGATTTCTGGTGGGAGTAAATATCTGCGAGTCATATCTTTGCACACAATACCTGCCATATAATCTCTCTGTGTTGTTACAAGTTTTTCATTTTTATTAGAATTTTCAGTATTCCAATATTTACTGTCTCCACTAAGAAGATCTGAAATTTCTGCATCAATAGTATTTTCATTCTCTCTCTGAAACTCTCGAACACTGCGATAACCTTCATATGCTTTTGCAGTTAATTCCTGCCCTTTCTCAACAAGCTTTTTGAATACCATTGCTTCAATTGTAGAAATGTCAATTTCTTCTGGTAATTTACTGCAATCATTTTCGATTTCTCTTGCAATCTGTTTTGCAATATTTTCCTTAATTAATCCAGATCCATTTTTCATTGCTTTCATAATCGCTGTGTAAATTTTGGTCTTGTCGAAATCTACAACAGTACAATCTCTTTTAATTACTTTCAATAAAAGACCTCCAATAAATTATGTAATAATATCATCATCTATATGTAACGCACCCGTCTCCTGCTTTCTTGCAGTTCAACGTATATCGTGCATCGTTACCATCACCATCAATCTTTTTGGTTGATACGCTCTCAATTATCATGGTTTTACCTGTTTCTACATCTTTCACAAGTACCTCTTTTTCTATATGTAGTTTAGAAACTAAATTTCTAAGCTGATTAATTGTTCTGATCAACTTCCTTTGTTGTCGCTCCTTCCGTGTCTCTAATCTGTCTTTTGAATCTCTCTAATTCAGCCATAATATTTAAACAAGTCATAGACAAACTTCCTTCATTATTAATAACTGCGTCGCATAAATCATAAGCTTCTTCAAAAGCAGATTCGTCTTTTTTCATTCTTTCATCAATTGCATCACTTGTATCTCCACGATCTTTCATTCTCTGAATACGTGTAGAACTTGGTGTATCAATACATAATGCCAAGATATGTTTCTTATGATAATTTTCTTTTAACTGTTTTAATCCTGGAACATCAACTACATATACGTCTGCATCATCACACTGACTTTCTGTAGCACAGTACCAATTGCCAGTGTAATGATTCTCTGCAACCTTGCCTGTAATTCTTGAATACTGGGCTAGATTTACATATGTATGATCATCAAGCTTATCTGTTCGCTTCTCTCTAGTGGTATATGATCGTAGATATTTCAGACCATAAATGTCTTCCAGATACTTCGCTGAGACACTTTTGCCTGCTCCAGATCGCCCCACCAGAGCGATTAAAACATTACTTTTATCTCCTACCATCTCTATAAGTCCTTTTCTAATTTCTTGATTCTTCTATTGATTTTTGTTACGATTTTGCCGTTATCTTTGCCTCTAGCGATTAAGACGGCTTTTCTATCCTTTAATAAATTTAACTGATCTAATTTTGTCATATACTCATTTTCTCCTTAGGCTATATTTTAGTTTTCAGTTGCTGTTTCTGACGATTCCTCTACGACCTCAGCAGAATCATCATCTACATATTCAATATCTTCTTCTTTTACTTTTGTTGCAGGGTCGAGTCTTTCATAATCCTCTTCTGTGGCTGGCTCTGTTTTAACAGTTCCACATTTTTCGCAATAAGTTGTCCAATGATATCCATTCTCTTCATCATATGCAATTGTTTTTTCTGCCCACACATGATCACAGGTTTCATCTGCGTCATCTGGGTATTCTGGTTCTGTATAATCTGCATCGTCTGTATCGTCTGCGGTAGAATTTTCAGTATTTTTTTCTTCTTCTGTTGTTGTCGATACATCATTTGTTGTATCTTTAGAATCTTCTTTGACGGCATTTTTCTTATTATTTTTCTGCTCTGTTGTGTTCTTTGTAGTTTCTGTAGTTGACTTACCTTCTGTTGTTGCAGAAACCTGTTTATCAGTGTTATTATTTAGTGTATCTGCATAAATAGTATATGCTGAAACGCATCCTACTGCTGTTAACATTAATGCTCCAGCGATTAATAATTTTTTAATTCTCATAATATATTCTCCTTTTAATCTATCAATCCATGAACGATGTCACCACATAGAAGGCGATCGCCATTAATACAATTGTTACAATTACTACTACTCCAATTGGTATTACAATATTTGTTATTATCCAAAACGCAAATACAAATACACCAACAGATATGAATGTTGCAAGAAACCAGATAATGGTCAGTACGATCATCGCCAAGAAAAATTTTAAGATTTTCTTTATGATATTCAATCACCTACCTTATGGCATTTCATTGTAAATTTTGCTAACATCATCTAATAATTCTTTTGGCAAATATCTTTCTAAAAGCTCATTCGAATTATCAAGTGTTTTCTTATAGAAATCTTCTGCGATACCACCGCCAATAGCAGCAATCGTATCTGTGTCACATGGCAAAGACAATACATTTCTTAAGAATGATTCATAATCTTCGCTCTCTAAGAAACATCTGATTGCCACAGGAACACTATCTTGAACTGTCGCAGACCAAACATAATTCTTTCTATAATCATCGAGTGGTCGATCAACACCATATGTATATTGACTGGATGGATAACTTTTTAATGCATATTGATAAATTTCTTCTTTTGATTTACCCCATAGCGCCATAAAAGAACAGCCTGTTACAATCGATGCACCTTTGTAAGATTCTGAGTGGCGATGCGTTTTCTCACATGTCCATTGTGCTAAATCTATGTAATAACTCAATACGTCTGGACGATCAGCAAACCCATTAAAATACATTGTGATAGGCGAAATTCTCATGGCACATCCATTACCAAAGCTTTCATTAACACGACTACCATCATCGTGTAACCAGTCTTCGAACATTGCGCCATATCCCGTACCAGGATATTTCTTGCCATATTCTAAGTAGAACTCCCAAGGCTCTTTGATATGTTTGTGTTCATCGTCATCATCCAACAGCCACATTCCTGTTGCAATACTGAGAACTGTATCATCTGTAAATTTACATTTATCTGTAAACAATTCACAGTTCTTCCAATCTAAATCGTGAGGTCTGCGGAACTCATATTGAGAACCGCAAATATCTCCTAGAATCGCTCCAATTAAAGCCATTTAATCACCTACCTGTTAAAGATGTTTTCTAAAATTGTAAGAATTAGTGCGATAATCCATTTTGTTTTCGTTGGAACAATTAGCGGATTTACCGCAACAAAATGTAACAACCAAATAAACAGATTTACAATTGCAAAGTTGACAGCAATTACGACCATTAATCCTAAGATTGTTCCTAAGATTGTTCCTGCATGATATTTGTCTTCAACAAATAGTAAAGTTAATAATTTCTTCATCTGTTATTCCTTTCATCAAAGATTAATTTTATCTATTCTACAATCATCCAGTCTTCAGCCAACATATCTGTCTGACTTGCAAGCCAAGGAACTACGTTACCCTGTGCTGTTTTCATTGCAATATAAGCACCATATTCGACTAATCCGTCTTTGTTTACAATGCTTTTAGCAATATCTGTGCATGGCGCATAAGCGCCTGCTGGAACATAATATAAAAACATACCTTTCCCATTCCAACCTTTTCTTGCAACTTTTCTTTTATCTTTCATTGCATCAATTGCTGTTCCAAAATCCATAATAAATCCTCCTTTATTCTTTATTGTATGTGTATTTTACATAACTCCCTTTGCAGCTTACATTCGCCAAATCTTTTGACTTCCTCTGTTCTTCTTCTTTTCTAATTTTTTCCAAAAGATAATCTGTTTTATCACTACATATTTTCTTATCTTCTCTAGTACACTTACCGTAAATATCACATTTTGTACATTTCGTCGCTATAAACTTAAATGCCTGCTGTCGATTAAAGTTTGTAACATCAATAAGTTTACCTATCATACTTTTCACTCCAACCAATCATTGTCAATATAATAGAAACTATACGTTAGACCGCCAGTTAAGATAATCCAAAAAATCCAGAATATTGCTTTCAAAACTTCTCCACTCGACTTATATGACTCAACCGTTTTATGTAAATTTGACTTATTTAAATCACAAGTTGTCATAGTGTTATTTTTTAGTTTTGTGTAAACAGTTCCCTTAACTGGTTTTGCTTCCATACCATAGTATTCATACCTGACACGAGCAGAATGATAAATTCTTTTTAGGTAATGACTTCCTATGAAATCAATCTTATCTTCCTTGAATTTTTTGCCTGCAAATTTAATCTGTTTACAAGTCTTACTTTCTCTCCACATGTCATCCCACGAATACCAAACTCTCTTTCTGTAATGGACTTTTCCTTTACTGCCTTTTACTCTTTCAATTTTTTCATGTCTGCGATACTCTTGTCGGACTTTTCTGACATAATAATACTTGCCGCCAATTTCTTTGTATGTAACTGTGTCTACAGGTTCTAACTTCCCATAAACAAAAGCGTTACCTACATTGGTTTCCATACCATATTGAAAAACATCATCATTTTTTATCTTAAGGGCGTGATTGTATTCTTCATTTTTATCAAGGATGGAATTATCAATATTACTACTGATAACGATTCCAAACACAAGCATGACTGCGATCAATGTTACACTCGCTAAGATTTCCCTTGGAGTTATCTCATAATTACCAAAATTCAATCCTTTGTGTTGCTTCATATATTACTCTCCAAATAAATGCTGAGGTGCAGTTTCGGGAGCATCCTTATATTCTAAATAAGTATAGTTCTTTATTTCATATCCAAGATTATTTAAGAAAATTCGTGTTGGAAATTTCTTTACATATCTGTTATATTCTTTAATCTGCTGATTATAGTTACTGCGATATTCGGCAATTAAATTCTCTGTGACAGATAATTCGTTCATTAACCTTTTATAGTTCTTATCCGCCTTGAGTTCTGGATAAGATTCTGTAACTGCTGCAATTGCTGTGCTTGCATTTTCAACAGTTCCTTTAGAACTACGTCCTTTAACGATTTCTTTAAGTGTATTTGCCTCATGTTTATCATAAGATTTCACACAATCTACCAAGTTATAAATCAGATCAACCCTACGTTTCTCTTGTACATTAATGTCAGATTTTGCTTTATCAACCTGTTCTTCTAATGAAATTGCATGGTTCTGCGAACTCTGAACCCCAAATGTGCAGGCTAGAAATACCGCCACAACTCCTACTAGAATGATTACTGGAATCTTCCATACAGTGTTTTTCTCTTTACTCATATTTAATTTTCTCCCTTCAGAATTTTAATCAGTCCATCTTCGTCAATGATCGGAATACCCAATTGCTGTGCTTTCTTGTTCTTACTGCTTGTGGAATTCACATCATTGTTCACAAGATAATTCGTATTTGTGGATACAGATCCTGCGACTTTGCCACCTCTGGACTCAATTTCATCCTTGATAGCATTACGATTGGCAAACTTATTTACTTTACCAGTCACAACAAAAGTCATTCCCGTAAGATCAACAGCAGATTCTTTCTTGCTTTCTGGCATTTCAAATTCAAGTTCTTCGGCTAATTTCTCAACCATTTCAAGGTTTTCTTTGAAATAATCATCCATTGACAATGAAGTATTGATACCAATACCATCAATATGTCCAAAATATTTTCTCTTTTTGATTCTTTCGATAAACACATCATATGGATTTTCGTTATTCGATAGAGAAATCTTATCAATAAGCTTGCAAATATCCTTTGCCGTTGACTTCCCAACAAGTTCAATGCCAAGTGCTGTTACGAAATTAACCAGTTTACATCTGCGACTTTCCTCGATACTATTTAATAAGGAAGAAACACTTTTTGCACCAAATCCATCAAGGTTCTTCATCTCAGTTTTATGCTCTGCTAAATTATAAATATCTGTATAATCTTTTAGCCATCCAAGATCAATAAATCTTTTCAGAGTTGCTTCGGATAAACCTTGAATATTCATTGCATCTCTGGAAACAAAGTTTACAAACTTGCTTAATAGCTTTGCCTTGCAATCAGGATTCATGCATTTCAGAACCTTACTGCCATTCTCGTTGATGATTTTTGCTGCGCCACCGCAGGTTGGACAAGTATCTGGAATCTTAAATGTATTGCTTCTTGTCAGATTATCGTGTACTTTTGGGATTACCATGTTGCTTCGATAAACCTGAATCGTATCACCTGCACCAAGTTCCAATCCTTCAATATAACTTACATTATGTAATGTAGCTCTTGTAGTTTCTGCACCATCAAGATCAACTGGATCGAATACTGCGACTGGATTAATCAATCCTGTGCGAGATGTATTCCATTCAATATCTCTGATCGTTGTTTCGTAGAGGTCGTCGATCCACTTTAACGCCATCATATTTAATGGATGATGTCCTGTTGTTCCAAGTGATTTACCATACTGATAATCGTTATAAGTAAAAATCAAACCATCAACAGGATATTCATATGCCTCTGGATCAAATTTCTCAATATATTCTTCGACATTATCTCGATTAACAATCTGATGTTCTACAACGTCAAATCCCTGCTCTGCAAGATATTTAAAACTATCAGCAATACTTGACATTTCTTCTTCAGATACGCCATCAATTTTGACTAACTCAAATGCTTTGTAAGCAAGTTTTCTTTCCTTTGCTACATTCGCATCTAACTGCCTGATTGTACCTGCTGCCAGATTTCTTGCATTCTTGTATTTACCATGCAACGCTTCATTGATTTTCTGGAAATTTTCATAACTAATAACTGATTCGCCACGTATCTCAATACTACGCTTGTCAGGAATCTCAAGAGGTAAATTGAAAATCATACGTGCTGTATGAGTCACATCTTCTCCAATTTCGCCATTTCCCCTTGTAATTGCTTGTTTTAAGCGTCCTTTTTCGTACCTTAGTACCACCGTCAATCCGTCAAGTTTCCACGATAAAACACCAATTTTATCCGCAAGAAATTTTTTGACCTCATTGACATCCTTCGTCTTCTGAGCTGATAACATTGGACGTGTATGCTTTACTTTAGCCAAAGAATCAATTATAAATCCTTGAACGTGGTGGATGGGCGAATTATTCAAAACAACGCCAGAATCTCTCTCAAGTCGTTCTAAAGCAGTGCATAAATCGTCAAATTCTTTATCTGAAATGATCGGATTATCCTCTGCGTAATACGCATATGAAGAATCCTTGATTCTGTCGATCAAGACATTCATTTCTTTCACATATTCAGTTTTCATAATTTTTGGATTTTCCTTTTCTTGTTTATATTGTTTAGTTAATTATTTTAATTTGTGTTTCTATGTCTTTTAGTAACTGCCAATTACTTTACTACATATATTTTTCTGTGCTGTTGCACATTTATTGTTTCGGAATGTGTTGATTTGAACACGTCTACATGCATTCCTTTTACTTTGCCTCCACAATCTTCTGCCACAAAGATTGTATCACCGTATCCCTCAATCTTAACTCTTGTTCCATAAGGGATAATGTTTTTATCAACCGCAATCGTATGATACGGTCGAGCAAATCTATGCCCTGCATGATTCCAAGCAATCTTAGATCCATATCCTTCAGAACATTCATAACATGGACAATATGCCGTGATCAAAAATGTTCCAAGTGAACTCTTTTCAAGTTCTTGCTTTCGCTTCAACCGTTGTCGTTTAATTCGCAATCGTTTCTTTCGAAGTTTTTCTAATCGAATCTGCCTTGCTTTCTCCTCATCAGCTTGCTTACATTTCTGATAATGCTCATGAACGTCTTTTAATTCAACGCTTTGACTGATTGGATTGTTTGAAATCACATTGCCTTGCTTATTTTCTGCAACAGTTGTCTCTGTTGATAAGGTTGAAGTCTCTACCGAGGGTCGCTCCTCTGCTTTAACTGTGTGAGTCATAAAGCCCGAACACATTGCTAAGAAGCTAAATGAAACAACTTTCATTAAAAATCTTTTTCTCATTTTTGCATCTCCTTTCCTTAACATATTGGTATTTTACCATACTTCTTGCACCCTGTCAATAGGTGCAAAGAATAAAGTTAATTTTTTAAGCTTAACCATGTGCGTCTCTTATTATGATTTGTTACGATACATCTCTTGAACGCTTCTGGTTCTGCAAGGAGCGCAAATCTTTTCTTAGCTCGTGTTAACATCGTATATAACATACAGTTATCAAGCAATTTGTAATGTGTGTTGTCAATAATACCAATCACAGTTTGTGCAGCTGATCCTTGAAGTTTATGCGTGGTTAATGCATATGCCAATTGAAGTTGTCCTAACTGAGCGAAAGAATATTCAATCATCTTCTTATCCATGTCTGGATTCATCATAGCGTGAACAACTTTCTTATCATAATCAATACCAGTAATGTATCCAATGTCTCCATTGAATGTATTTCTCTCATAGTCGTTACTGGTTTGAAGCACTTTATCTCCCACATAAAACTTCTTTGTTTTGCCGTATGTAACAAACCTTGCATTGGATTTATTTTTATACAATTCTTTCTGAATTGCTGCATTGAGTTCTTCTGTAGAATTCATACAGCCAGCCTTACGAGAAGAGATTACAATCACGTTATCCATACCGTCTTGTTTAACACATGTCATGAATTGTTTTACAACCAAATTAAAAATATTCTCACGATTATTTCTGAAGATGTAAAACATATCATGCAGTTCTCCATGAACTTGTTTAGCACTAAAATCCTCAATTGGTGAAATCGCTCTACGCACTTTTCTAGCATCACTAAGAATACCAGACTTTTCTGCTTGTCTCATTGGCTTCGTTAATTTCACAGAAGCCAACTCATCCATTTTGAGCAGATCAGAAAAGATATTGCCATAGCCAATTGGTGGTAACTGCATATGATCTCCGCTAATAATAATCTTTGTACCTGGACGAATTGCCAAAAGTAATTGATAGAACAACCCTGCATTAACCATACTTGCCTCATCTAAAAGAACTACATCTATTGGCAACGGATTGTTGGCATCGTGCATAAATGAATCTACGCCTTGTGCCTCAAGCAATCTATGAATAGTCTTTGCTTCTAATCCTGTTGCTTCTTGGATTCTCTGTGCTGCTTTCGCAGATAATGCACATGCAGCAATGCTGTAATTTCTTTTCTTATAACATCTGATGATCGGCTTTAATAAGGTAGTTTTACCAGTTCCAGCTTCACCACTAATCAAGACGACATTTGTTTGTAATGCAGTATAAATACCTTTGTTTTGTTCTTCACTAAAAGTAAATCCTTCTTCTTTTTCAACTTCGGCAATAACTTGTCCAATTTCGTTTACAGTGATTATCTCTTTCTTCTTGGTAGAATTAGTATCTCTGCGTTCTTGCAACAATGCCAGTATATTTATTTCTGTGTCATGGTACTTTTTCAAACCAATTAGTTCGCCACTAACATAGATGTCTGGAGGAAAATCATTTTCAACATAATCGTCAAATATATGCAGACACTCTCCAACTGTTGTACTAACTTCTGATCGCAATGTGGCAATCGCCATATATGTATGTCCGTCACTTTCGCCAAGATTCGTTAAATAATACGTCATAAAATAATCAAGTCGATACTTGGAATCTCTCAATTCTGGACGGATCTTTAAAGCAATATCATCAACTTTCTTAAATCCAAGACCTCTGATCTTAGTTAAAATGTAAGGATTTGTGTTGATTTTATACTTTAACTTTTCTGGATCTGGCTCAGCTTCTACCAATTTCTTAATCATATTAAAAGTAATCCCATGAGGCTGTAGCATAATTACAACCTCGGAAATCACATAATTATTAATGATCTTCTCTCTGAGCTTCGCCCATGTCTTGTTGCCAAGTCCTTTAATCATAGATGTATCGATAGTCTTGCATTTTCCTGCCATAACATCCTCAATGATATTTGGATATTCAGCAAGCAAGCTTTCAGCAATTGATTCTTTCGCTTGTGTTTTTAAAAACATTAGCTGATCGGTCTGTGTTTTTGGAACATCTGCAACAACCGAAATCGGTTTATATTGATATTCATGATATTTTTGAGAATAAATACATGTCGCTTTTACATTATACTTTGTCCCAATATATAACTGTTGAACTTCTCCAACAAGTTTACTTGCAACATATTCTTTATCTCCTGAGTCATCAAATTTATTATCATTGTATGGACTGAATTGTGGTATCTGGTCTTTTGTACAAAACGCATAGATACCAAACATTGATTCTTCATTATAAAATATCTGATATGTAGGAATCATTTCAAACTCGCATACCTTTCCGCATGTCTGACTCTCCATTATTTAGGCAGCACCTCATTTCCCTTTTAAATAATTTTTAAAGTAATACTCAAAATATAATCTAATAAACAGCCCAGAATATTTATTATCTGGCATGAAGAATATCGGAACATTGTATTTAAACCAAAAGCTGTGCAATGATCCAATGAATGATTTCTTGTTATACTGCGTGTTGTAATTGCCATCTGCAATATCTGAGTAATTGGCGTTTTCAAGCAGAATAACTTTTGTCTCTGGTGCAAGACTTAACTCTTTTTCAAATCTGGCACGATCTTTTGATAAATTGCCACTGATTTCTTCAAGACTTCCTTTGCGCTCAACACATACTTTGCTGTCAAAATACATATCTCTCTGAATACCAAGCTTCTCATTTGCAGGAATCATGAAACTGTAGTCACCATAATTCAATGCTTTCTTTTTATGATTTACACTTTTTCTATCGAAGTAACCTATGATATGATCAGCTTTTTGCTCCCTTGTGTCGACAAGGATTGTCATCGAGCTGACGAGTTCTTTGATTTCCTTGTCGGTATATTTGTAAAATTGAATTATACTAATTCCTCCTCTACGTCATTTTTAATAGTGAAATTCTTAAGCCAAAACTCAAATTTATCTGGCACATCTTTGTAGATTTTCTTTCCTGTTTTTGGATTGATCTCCCCAGTTGGTTCTTTTTTATGTTTCTTCTCAACTGATTTCAGATATAGAATATCTCCTTCATCAAATGGATTCTTCTTATATTGGGTTGTCCACATTTTAACTTTTTGTGTTTTCCCAGAGTAAATTTCATATAGTTGGATGTTCACGATGGATTTTGTTACAGATAAATCTTTGACATAATAATATCGTTTGCTAATGTTTGGGTTAATGTAACTGATGTAACCAATATATTCTTTCTGATAATCCATCCGTTCAATTATTGAAACTGGTGAATATACCATACTTGATGTCATATCTTTCAAAAATCCAATATAATCAAATTCTTTCAATGTTTTTTCTGTCTGTTTCTGACAATACTTTTTGATTAATTCAATATCTTCGCCTTCTTTTTGGAGCTTTGAAATTGTAAACTGTTTTCTGCCATAGAATTTGTCATAGCACTCAACCTGTTTAAGTAGATAATTAATGTCTCCAAATTCAGAAAAGAAATCTAATTTAATTAAAATATCTAACTGTTTAGAATTGACAGATGTATTAGATATGTCTTGCAACAAATCTATAAAAGAATCATATTGATTATCTCGTAATGCATACAGTTCTTCCCCAACATTATCTCCAACAAATTTAATGGACGACATGCCTTTGAATATTGTATGACTCTCTTTATCATAAGAATATTTTGAGTTAGAATGCCTAAACTTAATATCGCTTAATTTAATACCAAAATACTCTAACTCATTTGTCAGTTTATTCGTTCGTTCTTTGTCTCCAACGTAATTATTGAAGCAAACACTGTAGTATTCGTAAGGATAATTGACCTTTAGATATGCTCCATAACACATGTCCAATGAGGTTGCTGCTGCATGGGCTGAACAAAATCCGTAGCTCATACAACTTTGTACCAAATGCCATGTTTCGGAAAACATTTCTTCTGAGCCAGTATTAATAATCCATTGCTTTTTGATTCTTTCCTCAAGATTATCAAAATCCGATTGTTTAATTTTTTTCTTGGAAATTTTCTTAATTAAACCAATAGATTCAGCTGGGCTAACCCCTAACCAGTCAAAATATTGCATTAATGATTCTTGAAATAAAATGTATCCATGAGTATCTTTTAAAACATCGTCTAGCTGATCTGAACCAGTTGTATATGGTTTTCTATCTAAAAACTGTTCTCTCCATGAATCAAAAGACGGTCTTATGGCTGCTGCAATATGGGCGCCATCCTCAAATGACGAAATACCATACTGTTTTGCTTGTCTACATCCATTGTCGCTATCAACCTGATTTAAAGTACATGTAATACCATTTTTAAATAAATCCCATATTCGCTGATCATCTTTAATTTTATCCAATAATTCATTTGCCTTAATAATCGGAATTCCAATCTCTTTAAATGTTTCATCAATAAGCTTCCAGACCGTGACGATAAGATAATCGTTTTTAAGTACCTTATATTCATCTGCTTCAGATGAAGTAATTAAAACACATACGTTTTCACCTAAACGAGTAACACCGTACTCATAAAGCAAATTAGTGTTGCTTAAAATATGGGCGCAAGGATGTACAGAACCAGATATAATTGTTCCAACATAGCGATTTGCCTCTTCGATAATCGGTTTCCATTTCTGATCATCTTGATATTCTTCCAGATTTTTTGCCACATGATTAAATTCGTCAAATGACATATTCTTAGACCTACATACATTTCTAAATGCTTCAGATATTTGCATGGTTCCTGGTGCATACATTGGATAACACCCGTGTTCACCAAGCAATTCCCTTGAAGCTTTAATAAATGGTTCTTGGGATTTTACGTTAAAATCTATATCGGGCAATGAGCGATTCTCTAGCAATCTGGCAGTAGAAGCAAATCTGTCTGGGAAAAGCGGAAGATTAATTTTAAATCTATCTAGTTGTGTCATTCCCAATATCCTATTTATATAGAAGGAACCGCAACTACCTCTTCCACCACGAGTCAATACGCCACCATATTTATTAACTGCAAGATCTACATTTTTCTCATTAAACAAAAAATAGTCCGCTGTATGTATTTCATCATTAGTATCCTCAATGATTTTCATCTCATATCGAATTCCATCTTTATATTTTTTAAACTCTTCTCCTTCAATATGTTCTTCTTTTCGAATTTCTTTGAATCGTTTATTTACTTCCTTTTTTAGAAGACCCACTCTTTGTTCTGGAGTCAAGTTAGGATAAATCGTAGGCATTTTAATTGAATAATCGAGTTGTATTTCTTCACATTCATCAAACAATAACGTATTATTTAATGCATCTGAGATTTGTCTATCCGTCAAAACGCCTTGTTTCTTGAATCTTTCAATCATTGTTTCAGCAGTAGGATAATCTAATATAAAATCGTCTTCACTGCCGTAATTGATATGTTTGCCTCGCAATAATTCCAAACGTTCTTCTTTGCCTGATTCATCAATATAATGTGAATCATTTGCAGCAATTAAGCTTAACCCATATTGATCAGACAAATATATCGCCTTTTTATTGATTTCAATTTGCAACGGATCATCATGAGTCTGAACTTCTAGCATTACATTTTCTTTAAAATGCTTATATAGAGGCATAAAAATCTCATTAATTGAATCCTTATCTCGTAATAATCCTGCTACACATGCAGTTGTAATATAAACATCGTTTGGATCGAGTTTTAATAAATCGGACAGAAAAAATCTTGGTTTATAATAAAACCCTTTAATATTTGCCATACTCGAAACATAATTCATCTTTTTTCTAGCTTCATCAGTTTTCGGGATTACTATGATATGATAATTTCTCTTGTCTTTCTGCGAAGCATCTGGAACGATATATCCCTCGATGCCTGCAATGCAACGCAGTCCATACTTATTACACAATGTTCTGGCTTCAAAGATATCACCAAAACTGCCATGGTTGACCGTCGAATAAGTTGTATGCCCATACTCCAAAGCCTTGAGAATATACTCTTCTTGTTTAGTATTTGTGTCTGGAGTAAAGATATTTGACACATGATCGTGTTTGTGATAATTGTTATACCGCATTCATTAATCCTCCAGCTTTTAATCTATTTAGTAGATTGGCTTCTTGAATTCGAGAGATATTGTGCTCAATGACATATTTTCTTGTCTTTTCATATGAAATGCCATGGGATCTACAATATGTAGATAAACCAATCTGTTCTCCGTTCTGCATGACGACATAAATATATTTTACGGGTTTAGATATTTTATCGTTTTCTAAGATCTTCTTTTTGATAATATCAAGAGAATTTGGCAAGATGTCTAAAATCATCTGGTCAAGAATCCTGCTTGAATTCGCATCAAACCTTATATATCTCTTATCTAATTTTTGTTTTGCATTTAATCCAAATCGTTTTTTACATAATTCAATATATAAATCGATTTCTTGTTGCGTATATTCTGCCAAGCACAATTCCCACGCTGATTTATCTCTACTTCCATCATCCAAACAATGTAAGACAAGCCCGAATTCATTCAATTTTTCAATTTTATTTATTCTGGGCATATTACGAATTTCTTTAAGATCATTGATAATTCTTGTCTCAAACCTATAATAAGGTTTACACAAATATTCTTTACCAGATCCAAAATCTTGATATCCACCTTTATAATATTTTGGCTTAGAACTACATAAATCTTTCAATTGATTGTACTTCCAAAATACATAGTCTTTTTCACCAATTGAATGTGATTCAATATACATGGGCTGATTTTTTCTTTTATCAATATGTCCATCTCCCAATGTACCAAACAAGATAATTTGATACTGTATATCGGACAACATCTTATTTTCTTTAAAAGTTCGTCTGTTTAATTTGTGTATTTCAGAACACCATTTTTGAATAACTCTTAGCGATGCATCGCATTCATCTGCCATTTCTTGATGACTCATCCCTTTAATAACATATCTTTCATAACACCAATCATAATCTTGATATGGTGCTTTAAATTTAGGATTATTAGAGCGCATGTATTTATCGCCAAGTTTCAAATAAAAAGTTCTGGACGCTACGGCTGCCACTGATAAATTCATGTGTTCACTAATTTCATCTAATGATAATCCGTTTTTATAAAACTCATCCAATTGAACATCTTCACTTTGTGTCCATTTGTGTCTACTTTTAGGAATCTTTTTTTCAGAATCAAGAATATGTCCATGTTTTTTTATTTGTGTTAAATGTCGATTACATAAACATTTTTCTTTATTAAAGCTGTTATCCAAAGTGGATGATAAACCGCAGACTGAACAAAATACTTCTCTTCCTGCCATAATCATCCCACCTCTTCAAGTGAATCACACACAGCTTTCAGCACAAACTTTCTTCCAAAGAATCCGCAATCAAGTGTAGTAACTGCACAAAACTCATCATTCATCATAGAATGGTCTTCCATATCCTCAAACGATCCATCATAGTTCCATTTAATGATCCACAATTTATCATTGTTACATGGTTTCAGGACAAGATGTTTATAATTGCTCATCTGACCAATGTCATAGTCGTCAATCTCTTCAATATAAACTCTTACAGGTTTAAATCCTTGTCCAGAAATACGATCAATTTTCTTAATCATGTCAACCATTTTTCTTGTGATGTCTGAAATATCAAGCATAATATCGACATCAACTGTTGTATCTTCTGGCTTATCTGGAAGAGTTTCTTCTATATAAGAGGTGAACTCAGCAAAGTTCTTTCTAGGAATTTCAATACCACTGGCAAGTTCATGTCCATTTGCTTCAGCCAACTGACTGTTATTACACATCTGTCGGAAGTCTTTTACACCAACTGCTCGCATAGATCCTGCATATGTATCTTCATTTTTCTTTAGCACAAGAATCGGCTTCTGGTATTTTTCAAGCAATTTGTTTCCAATTAACCCAGAAATACCATAATCAGTGTCGATAAAAGTTGTGATCATCTTTTTATCACTCTGAGCTTCACACTGTTCCGCAATCATTGGCATCAGCTGTGCGACCTCTTCATTTTGGTCTTCTTTGCATTGCTTTAATTGTTTAATATATCCTCGTAACTTTTTATTGTCATCTTCAAGGAAAGCATTTAGAGCAATTTCATTCTGATCCATTCTGTTTGCAGCATTAACCAACGGTGCAATACTAAAAGCAACTGCTGTGCTGTTAAATTCAAATCCACCAATAATCTTCTTAATCGCAGGATTTCTAATTTCTTTCAAAGCTTCGGATACAATGTAACGATTCTCCATTACTCTCATATCCATCATATCTGCAATCAGCCCAACGCCTGCTAGATCGACCAAATCATCTGCATAATCTGTACCATTCTGCTCATCAATATACTTGCAAAACTTCCAAACAACACCTGCGCCAGATAGCTGTGGATTTTCATATTCTCTCTGAGAAGAAACTAATGTGCAATAGTTGTCATAAGGAACATCTGGATCGATGGCATGGTGGTCTAACACAATCACATCAACTCCTGTTTCTTTTAAATCCTTATACTGAGTCTCGTCTTTATCCAAACTATCAACAACAATCAGTAAATCATACCCATAAAACTTAGCAATGTCCTGATTTGCTAATCCATGCTGTTTGCCTCGGTTAATGTATACATCTACTGGATTTTCTGCCATGTTTTTTAAATATCGTGTCATAATGACACCAGATGTGATGCCGTCAGTATCTGTATCAAAATGTACTGCAATACGTTTCTCTTCATTCACCGCACTCATCACGAGTCCGTATGCTTTATCAGTATTTTTTAAGTCATCAAGAGGAAGTAAATCATCTTCCGTAGGATTTAGAAAATGCTCTGGATCGTCAATACCACGCTCCTGCATGATAATTTCAAATACCTCATCTTCAAAAAGTCCTCTGCAATCGTTCAAAATGTTATATTTCTTCTTCGACGTCTTCATCCCCTATCATTTTTATTTCGTTTTCTAATATGTAATTTAACTTTTCTTTTCCCATATCGGACGGTGATACCTTATTGGAATACTCACTTAATTTAAAGTCCCAGTATCCTAACTCAATCTCAGCAAATCTTGAATATCCTTTTACCATGTCAATATTTCTCATGATATTCTTAATATCATAGCCAACGTCATGCATAAATATTACTTTTTTAGGATTTAATTCCAATAATAATTGCACCTGTTTCTTGCTGATTGTTCCACTGCCAAGTGCCACACAGTTTTTAATTCCATATGTAAAACACTGCATTACAGATTTCTCTGCCTCAAATATCAACACAACACCGTTGGCTAAATACTGATAATTCTGAGAATATCCATATAATGTTTGAGACATTTGACACGGAACATCGTAGAAATATTTCATTTCACCATCTTCAACGTCATAGTTAAATCTTTCTTTTACGCCAATTAGTTGTCCTAATTGATTTCTAATCGGAATTGCGATCCCTTGAGATGATGTATCAAACCGAATGCCAAAAGTTCTTTGTGCTTCAAGTGATATATTATCTTTAAGGAATCTTAAATTTCCTACATTATTGTATTTATCTAATATAGATTCATCATAAGTTTGGATTCGAACTACATTGTGATTTCTAATCCTTTCATAAAATCCGCCAAAAATACCTTGTCTATCAAAGAAATCATAGTAATCAGTAATCCCTAAGATGTTTTTAACAACTCCTAAAACCTCTGCAAAATCAACTCCACGTTGCTGCATAATATATGAGAACAAATCTTTTTGGATTGCTCTAGCATAATCATGCACAAACAACGCTTTGTTATTCTTCAGATTGATTACTATGGACTTCTTTGAAGAGACCTCATCTCGACCAAATGACATATATGTGTTTCTGATCACTACATGACAATAATCAAAATGCTCCAAGACTTCTCTTATTTTTTCAGGATTAGACAATAGTTCTTTTTTTATATTGTCTAACATATATCACACCGCACATTTTAATTATTTGATTTCTCCATGTTTAAATCTTGCCTGCGCAACCTCTCTAAAGATACAATGATCACCATCGAATTTAAGTAGATAACCAACTCCTGTATCTGATGAGTTTGAACCGCTTCGACATTTCTCAACAAATAAAGCTCTCCACACCGCAGTACGATCAGGATGATATTCTTCCTCAATCCATTTATCATTAACTTTTTTTAGCCTAAATGGACGACAATAGAATTTACTCTTTTCATCAAGTTCTTCGTCATAGACAGTCCTCATCAAGAAAAGATTCTCTAATACTTCTTTGATCTGTTTAGAGTTTGAAAGAACAGAGCTATCAAGAAATAGCCTTCCTCTCATATACTCTGCTAACTGCACAGATGCCAGCATGATAATGTTGTATTTTTTTGCAAGTTTATCTAACTCTCGACTATCATGAACCAAAGATAAGTCAGTACGATTGCCTTTAAAATCTCCTTCTTGAATCTTAAAAGTGTCATACAACACTGTGTCATATCCATAGCGAAGTACATGCTCTCTGATTTTCTTTTTAACAACAGTCATGTCAGCATCATTGATAAGTAAGAATTTTACCCTGCCTTTATACTGTTCTCGCCATAACTGTTGCACGTCTTTTAGTTCTCTTCGGCTTGCATCATCAATCTGTCCAGACATCATTTTCTTTTTTGTCAACTTAAAATAACGATTATGCTTCGCCAAAAGCCAAATCATAAACTTGACTTTAAATTTCTTTACTTTTTCTTCGTTTGAAATGATCAATACTTTCCTATCATAATTCAGCAATGCCATAAGCAAAGTGATAAACCATGTTGATTTACCTGCACTACTGAATCCACCCATCATAGTGAGCGTTCCCTCAAGAATACCCATGATCTGTCTGGATAAGAACGGAAAGCAGTTCATTTCTTCACCATTAATATCAATCCCTGCCACATCAAATGGAACTCCATTTTCTTCACCTTCCACGCAGGAATCAATAAAATCATCATCAAAATCAATTTCTTCTTCTTCCAGAATCTTACTGGAATATCCCGTACCATATGTACTTAGTCTTGCATCATACCAATCCGTAACTTCCTCGGCAGTCATTCTTCTGAAAAGTGTGACTGGTACGATTTTCTTGCCGTCAATGTCTATTTCTTTGAACAGGTTAAATCCATCATCATACATCTTCAGCATAGTGTTTTCTCTATACAGAATGTCGATATACACATCAAAATTCTGCGTATTGATAATATCTATCTGATGTTGAATAGAATCCCATCCTCCCATGTCAGTGTATCTTTTTATAGCGTTCTCAGACAGGTTGGATAAAATCGTGATTTCATCCAGAGAATAGAAGCCCTGTTCACGTAATTTTTTGAGCATAGAAAAGTAAAAAAGCCCATCTTTTGTAATGAAATCGTGCTGTTCGAATGTTGTATCATCCAAAAGCAACATATCTTTAAAAAAACAACTGATTACATTTCCCTCTGCCTCCATACGACCTTTTAATAATTTTGACGGATATTTGTCTTTAACTCCTGCAACAAAATCTGCTATTCTTTCTCACCGACTTCCGTCAAAATATCGTCAATACATCTACGAGATTTCTTTTTCTTTTTGTATTTAGTTTTTTCGGCTCCGATATTTTCATTGATCTGTTTGTTTACATCATGGTACTTAACTGTAGCTTGTTTTCTCTGCGGAATCTTTTCGTCAGAATCCATATAATCAACCAGACTATTTTTTAAAATTGCTGAAAAGTATTTAATCTTAGCAAACTCGCTATTATATTCTCTCCCAACAATTCTTGTTAAATATTCTTGATTGTCATGCAAGTATTCTAATATCAATTTAAATCCGTAGATTTTGCCAAGGGTATTTACTTCCTTATTTAATACTGTATTCGTCACCGTATATCCGAAAATATCATAAATACAATAATATGTATCATTCCTATTTTTGCGGTTTTCCATCATTTTGTTATACTCAGCTTCTGAGCAGTAGTAGGCATTTGGTTTACCTTCTACTGCTACTTTAAAAGCTTCGTTTCTGTCTACTTTTTTGCCGCAAATTCTACATTTTACAAGCATTATTTAAACTCCTATTTCAACAGATCATATATTTCTTTTAATCCATCTTCATCGACTTCACTAAGTTTTCCATACTGTTTAATGATGCCTTTAACTTTTGTTTTTAAATCTGCGTCTCCACAAGTTTTGTATAATTCTTTTACATGTTCTCTTAAATCTTCTGGGTAATCATCTGATACGTCTTCATCAATGGCATCTTCCATTAAATCTTCGTCAGCTTCTGTAACATCGTCTTCAATAACATCATCGATGTCTTCCTCGATCTCATCTTCTGGCTCTGGCTGAGGAGTTGGCTTTTTAGTTTTTTTAGAAAGAACTGTTTTAGATTTCTCCATTCCGTCTTCTACCACTTCAATGAAATCTTCTCCCATATTTCCTTTGTCAAATACCATATATTCAGGAACTGCATCAGAAGCAAATCTACCACCAGCGTCAATTAATGTTGTTCCACGGAAATAAAGTTTTCTAATTTCATCTGTAGCATATCTCTTAGCTTTATCACCTTCACCTCTGACTTCAACATTTCTGTCAATTACACCAGTGAAAGTTACATCAAAGATATCACCAAAAGCAGATTCATAAGCACTTACAAGATTGGATGTTAACTGCTGGTATCCGTCTTCTTCTAAGCCACCTTTTTCTCTGATAGTTTTGAATTTTGTATGAGCAATTCCCCAAACACCGATGCCAGCATCTTCAATATCACCCATATAAGCTTTGATCATATCAGCTGTGTATCTCTGTCCTGCCTGATAACCACCCATTGCAGCGTTGATAGTTTTGCATTTTTTCTGTCCTTCTTTATTGCTGATTCTGATTGTTTCTTCTTCAAACAGTGGGCAAATTTCATCAACTGTATCAAAGCAAACCATCTGAATATTGTGTTTTACTGAGATGTATTCTGGTTTTCTCTTTTCATTGCGAACAATCTTGCCAGATTTATCTCTTTTAAATACCCTTTTGTTAATTAAGTATTCTTTAAGTTCGATCGCATCTTCATAAGATGTAATACGCAGAGTGTTGATGTTATCTAACATCTTTGTTCCTTTTTCAAATCCACACTGTACGAGAAGTCCACATGACGGATCTCCATATTTTGCAATAATTACATCTCTGAATAATGTAGTCTTTCCAAACTTTTTAATTGATCTAAGATAGATTGACAGGTTTTTAATATCTGGTTTAATTTCGTTAATTACTGGTAATTCCATATGTATAATTTCTCCTTTTAAAGACAGTATTTTGTTTTTATAAATCATCAAGCGAGTAAAGAGCTAAAAGCTCTAAACTCTAATCGAATAAGTCATCGTCGTCATCATTATCGTTATCGATTGATTCTTCTGAGAATAAATCTTCGTTCTCGTCAATCTCTAATGCAGGTACTTCCATATCTTCTGCTGTATAAACCGTGTCCTGAACGCCCTCTTTAATACCGTTGCGTGATGGTTTAATTAACTGATACTCTTTGACTTTATCTCCATAAGCACTTCCGCCAATCGCCTTTTGAATCTCTTCCATAGTAATGATTCCACATTCAAGATCATCTCTCTGTTCTTCTGAGAGCATGTCCTCTGTAAGTTCTACACGCTGAGAACCATTGATCATATCTACGACAATGCCGTATTCCATGTATTTGTCTTCATCGTCGACAATGAATTTTCTCTTTAAGCCATTAGCCTTCTTGTATCCGCTTTCGTCTTTTTCTTTATCAGGAACTGGAATAACAACTGTTGTTGGAACGGCTAATTTTTTCTTTCTGCTCTGGATGTATTCAAAGACAAATCCATTAACGTAATATTTACCGTCTTCCTCAACACTTGTTTCGTCTAAGCTCTCAACTCCAAATACAAAACTCATTGTTGCTGTAGAATATGGTTCATCATCATCTGCTGCGAGATAAATTCTGTTAGGAATTAGATTCTCATAAAATCTTTCTTTGTCATCAGAATATGAATAATCTCCACGTCCTCTGATATGGAAATTGCAATCATCATATTTGCCACTATCAATGACTTTTTTGATAAATTCTGCGTAATCCCATTCAGAGATAAACTCATGATGTCTCTTTTTGCTCTTTTCGTACTCTTTTTCAAGCTCATCTACGGACGTTAATCCAACTTCAGCAAGATCTTTATCCGTAATATCTTTACCTTCTTTGATTTTTTCTAAGGCATTTTTTAATTTGTATCTTCTTCCTGGTTTTTCTAGGTCAAAAACAAATTTTCTGAAATCTGATACTTCTTCCAGTTTTGGAGATGTTAATCTGTCTTTAAAAGGAATCTGAATTTTTTCTCCATCTTTGATTTTCTTACCACTTGAGTCGTATTCTGGTTTGGAATATGTATAGACATCACCGTGTCCATCTTCGAAACTTCCTGCATCAACAGTTAACATATGTCTACTGTCACCGCATGTCACATTAAATAACAGTCTTCTTCGTACCCAGCCTGACTTTTCATATTTTGTCTCACTGTAAGGGTGAAATTTTTCTGTGTCCTTGCTAATGCTGAGCTTCCCTGTCATTTCAAAATTCATTAAATAGAATTCCTCCTCTTGTTATTAAATTTGTTTAGTTAGTTTTTAGTTTGTAAATAAGTCATCAATTTATATCCACTGTCAACTCTGCCAAAGTCAACAGGAACAAAAAATAATTTTATCTGATCGGCTTATATTGTTATAATCGTTCTATTACGTTTATAACAAATGCGTCAAAAAAATAATAAAAGTTGTTTGCGTTATTCAACTTTTATAATCTGGAAAATGTTGTTGATCGCATTTTTTTAATCTTTTGTTGTATCGCTTGAAATGATGTACCAAACATTTTTGCAATTTCTTGATATGTATAACCTTTTGATTTTAAATCAACAATCATTCTGTCCTTATTATTTAGTGTGTAACATTTATCTTGAAAATTCAACTTGAAAATAATATTTTTTTCAAAATTTTCTTCATCCTTTAAAAGAAATGAATTTTCATTTTTGTCTTCATCCCAATCATCTAACATATGATTATATGAAATAGTATTCATATCGCCCTTTCTTTTCTGCCGAAATCTGTATTTGTTATATACCGTTATTTCATTTTGTATACATAAATACGCATATGTCGAAAATGATTTAGATCGTGTTTTATCATAATCAATTGCTGCCTTACACAACCCAATAGCAGCGAATCCATAATAGTCATCAAAATCTTGTCTGCGGATACCGCATTTTGTCATAGCAGAGTAAATCAAATTATGATTTTGTTCCACTAATTTTCTCTGTTCGTCATTTAATTTCAACGACATTTTCTCCTTTATTTACTTGTGTTTATGTAATTTATCCTTTGTAAAAAGGTTCCCATTGTTTAGGTGGAAGTGGATTTAATGCCCATTTTCCAGGACAACCGCATGATACAATTCGACATATTTGTTTTGCTCCTCCATCTTGTAATTCTAAAAATGGACATTCCACTTTACACCCACAAACTCTTTTGTTAAGTATACAAATATCTTGAATTGTTTTTAATGCAACTGCAACCGCTTCATCTGTATACTCTCCATAATTTTTCTCATCCATATAAACACCTCCTACTTTCCAAATGCTCGCCACGTAGTATCTGGATCATCATCAATCTTCCAAATATAAGGATCAGAATCTCTAATCGTGCAACTTGGCGTCCTCCCTGTCATTGTACATAATGGGCATTTTTTGCAATCTTCATCATTGCCATGAAGATAATACTCACATGTATCCTGAATTACATGCAATGCATTTAGAATCTCTTCAGGCGTATGTAATTTACTTTTCTTTTCTTTCTCCATTATATTTCTCCTTGATTGCATCAATTGCAAACTGCAACGCCTCATCTTGAATTGTTGTATAATCATTTACGGAAATCATATCATTTAATACATGGATGTACTGTGCCGCATTGGTTTTGGTAGATAGTAGCTTTTCAGAATCTCGATTCTCTATGTCGTTCACAGTCAATGTATCGCACGCATTAAGACACGAATCCACCAATTCGTTCCATAACGACAAAACAAAATATCTCGCTGCAATCGGATGACGTTTTAGTTCATCAACTAGCGGTTTCGTCAGTTGAAACGTATCAAGAAAACTACATATATTATAATATTTTCGAAGTATATGATCTTGCTTATTTGATGATTCAACCTCGCCTATTGAAAGTGCTAAACTATTTCTTAATTCTTCTAACTGCCCGTATGTAAATACTTTATTATTTTCTTTTTTCACTCTGTCTTTCCCATTCCTTTCTCCAATAATCATCTTCTTTGATATTGCCAAGTTTCACATATTGATCTGGTTTAATTTCTCCTAAATCAATCATATCAGAACCATAAACAGATAACATCTGCCACGCCAAATCTTCATCATTATAAATAATCAAATATACGTCTTCGTCATCATCAACCAATTGTACAACATCATATTCGAATTCATTTTCTCTGCCAGTTGATTGACAAATGGTATCTTCTTTTACTTGACACCCATACATACCACTATGGTCTGCTGGTTCACATCTTGGGAATAATAACCATCCTTTACCGATGTATGTCCCAGTAATCCACTTATTAGTATCATAATTCTGTGCCTTGCAGTATATACCACAATTTTGATAGGTTTGATTCATTGCTAAATTCCCCTTTCGCTCTTTTGTAATCCGATATACTCTGTCCATAGCTTCCATGTTATGATCATGTACCTCTGGAATAAAAATTTCCCTTCCACAAATCTTACAAATACCATATGTCTCTGCAAACGAAATTCTTTCACCTATCATTGGAACAATTGTAAACCTTGTTTCAAGTTCATAATCAACTAGCTTTCGACAATATGCGCACAAAAGTTTCTTCTCCATCTACATTACTCTCCTAACTCAATCCCACAAATTTCTTTCGCCAGTTCTCTTACCGCAACACGTTCTTCACAAACACAATATCCATCATCTTCATCAATTGTAAGATCATTATTGTACATGAATTTTAGTAACTCTTCTAAGGTATGAATATCTTTTTTGACTTCATTTACCTTGGCATAAAACTCTCGTTTTAAAACCGCTTTTATTTCTGATTCAGTGCGATATATTTCTTCTAAACGCATTAAATATGAACCATGTGTTATACTGTCTTGTATCATTATACATGTTAGATTGCCAAGACATTGAATCTCCGTAATAATTCCATACTTAACAGTATATGGTTCACCGTACCAAGCAAAATACACCTTATCTCCAACATTAAAATCGCACATTTTACATCACCTCTTTCTAGCACCAAGCCCATATAATTGTACCTATAGCACCAACAATATGTATAACACACCATATCTGAGAAAACATACTCAAGAATCTTCTATGAAACCCTTTTGGATATGATATATATAAATATTCATCTCTATTGTCATAAATCCAGTACCATATTCCAACATAAACGACACATGCTATGAAAATACTTACTAATCGGATTATCAATTTTAAATCATTCATAATTACCTCTACCATTCATTAAGCTCAAGACCACATTCGTCTCTCTTAGCAAAATACTCAGATTCAACTTCATGGCGAACATCTTTATATAATTGATCATAATATGATTTCTGTAATTTGAAAAATGCAACCTTTAAATCATTTTCATAAAATTTACCCTGCTGTCCATTTTGAATTGTGCGATATTCAATTTCTGGATGGTTATATGAAACTGAAATAATTGATCCATTATCACCAATGCTCATATGAATTCCTCCATTGACATCCGCCCGATATTTAACCCTGTGTCCGTCAATAAACCCATATGGATGCCACTCATAATCATCAGGAATAACAGTTGGTTCAATAACATCAAAATATTTCTCTAATTCATCTCCAGACATCACACCAAGATGCACTCCATTCGCACCAAATCTAAAATTGATAACATTTTCATCTGTATCAATCTTCACAATCTCACATACCTCTCCAAGATTATCGAAATATCCCATTGGCTTCTTTAATTTAATCTTATAATCTGTAGTTAATTCATTAATATTAATCATACTGCCACCTTACCTTTCTTGCTAAAATGTTCATTCCATGCATCGACCGCTTCTTGCTGATCAGCGGTTAGAGGATCATTGAATCTTTGCAGCGCTTGTACGATTCGTCCATTTTGTATTTCAATCGTCACTAACGATTTGTCTGGTTCTTTTACTCTTCTTAAGAACATAATGTGGCATTCGCCATCAATGACTCGATCTATGTAACTTGCCACACAATTATTCTGCTGTACCGCTTCGTCTTTAATATCTTGAGTGGAGTCTGGATAAAAGAATCTCAGTCCTTTATATGTAAATTCGTATTCTTTATTAATACGGCTCTTAAAGACTTCTTCCGAAAATTCTTTTTGTAATCTTTTGTAATTTCTTGTGACAATATCCATTGTTGTTTTGAAATGTCTTGGATATCTATCAAATTTGTGACTGATTGCGTCCATCATACGGGCATAATCACGCAATTCTCTGAGCAACCAATTTATACTATTGGTAGCAGCTTCAAATGTAATTATTCTATCTATATAAACAAACACATCTGCAAGATTATAGCCATAATCCTGATTTAAAGCCTCCAAAATTTTTGTGAAACGATATCTATGATTATCCTCGAAGAAATTTATTAAATATTCTTTAGTTAATGTCATATACTCTGTCTGCAAAATCGTTTGTACATAATCTGGATACATCTTATAAAAATCAACAAAATCATTACTTAACAATCGTCTATTCTTCACACCAAGACAATAATTCCTTAACCATTTTGGTACTTCATTGATTGAATATTTAAAATCTTCTGTGACTTGTTTATGTGTAAATCCTATAGCAAAGAACTGCTCACATACCGAATATTTACTTGCATATTTAAACAATGTTCCTAAATTATAATCAATGAAGCCCCATGTAGTTCTTCCCATTTCACAATTTTTTCGCCAGTTTACATATTTTAAAAACTCTGCATAATGTGGATCGGACACAAATAATTTATCCAATTCATCAGCCGAATGCCCAGACAGAATATTATTTAAAGCTTTCACTTTCTTACCACTTTTGCCATAGCAATCACCATTTGATAAATCATATTTGCAAGTTTTACCATCATCCAGATGGAAAATAATAAACTTGCCTTGTTTTTCTGCCGTGATAATGTTTCAACTCCTTTCATTTCGCCTCAAATTCCTATTTTATATCATTGCATTTACACCCATGCTCGAATACTACTATGATTCATCCTGAGATAAAAGTCATATATATATGTACATAATTTTTTCTCATCGTCAAATATCTTGTCAGACATTTGCACCCACCAAGCATGCAATCTTTTCTTTTCTGTATTCAAAATCAGTACAGGAATATGACGTTCATATGCAATTGCAATCTCCATAGATGTACCAATGCTCTTCGGATCATTCGCATTTACCACAACAAGATCACTATTTCTAACAAAATTTGTATCAAATCTCATTACTTCTTTTTCTGTATCATGTAACTCTGTTTGAAAATTGTAATAATCAACGGGGTTAATAATGTTGACTTCTTTCATATTAACATTAAGTATTCTACGCATAGCAATAATTTGATTGCAAATTCTTTCTCTCCAAGTATTCTGCTCTTCAAATGATAAATCCTGCATACCGCCTGCAAGATAAATCTGAAATACATTATTTTGCATTTAATTTCTCCTCCACTTTCTTTGTTAAATAATCCAAAATATCTTTATCTGTTTTAAATGCCTGAGTATCTTTCATAATCCTCTCAGCACTTAGAATACATTGATTCATCTTTTTAAAATTATCCACTGTAATATGTGAGAAGAATCTGGAATCTTCTTCGACAGAGGCAGGATTCTCACCTATCTTTGTATAATGAAATTCTTCACAGATCAGTAGCATATCTTTACTACTTGGAAATCCACCCATTCTAAATGAAAAATTAACTACATGTTGAATTACTTTTGGATTACATTTACTCTGCCAAAAATCTCCAATATGTACATCCATTATTTCATTTCTCCTTTCACAACATATGACTCAATCAATCCTTTCCTTAGTCGATCATTCATATCCTGAATCGCTTCCTCGATTGTTTTAAATTTACATGAACAAATATGCTCTTTTGTCAAATTAACAAATGAATATGTACCATCGGCTTTATTCTTAAAAATAACAACTACTGATTCTTCTCCATTCGGCTTCTTAACGATGAATCTGAGCGCACCTTTTTGTGTTTCCTTTTTGTTTTCAAGTAAGATAGTATAATTGATTTTTAACCAGCTACCAGCTGCCCATACTTGTTTAATTTTTTCTTCAGCATTTTGAAGTCTACAATGTCTATAATCAATACTCTCGATATTATAAACAAGTGATTCAATGGCTTGTTTATCATTTTTTATTGTAATTTGACCATGCGTTCCATTTCTTCCATCTGCAATCGCATCAATAAATTCTTCTACAGTATACTCTTTATCAAGCACAACATCATATTTAGTATATTTATCGTTACCAGAACGTGGGCGTTTTATTAATTTAAACATCTCTGCCACCTACTTTCTTATCAAATGTTTCTTGCAAATTTAACCAGAACTGTCCATCATCAGCAAACCCATAATGGTCTGCCATTGTTTTCGCAAATTCTTTTGTAACACTTTGTGATCCGTTAATCAGCCCTTGCACATAATCAACATCTATGCCAATTTTACTCGCAAGCTGATAAGGAGTCATCCTGCAAGATTCAACAAATTCTTCTAAGCATTCGCCAGGATGAAAAGCAATTTCGTCTCCAATCTTTATATACATTTTTACACCATTCCTCTCACAATTCGTTCATTTGTTGTCATCAAGAAGTTATTGATACGATCCCAGTCTGGTTCGTCTGGCAAATCAGTATTCATATAATCATAATCAAATTGATAAAGTAATCCTTCAATAAAAACATCGTATGACTGATTTGGGAAATATTCTGTATGCTCATTGTGTTTGCCAAATCTATATGTTTTATGCGTACTATTGTACCCTTCTTTGATCTTTACAAGATCTTTTCCTATGTCATCCATAGATCCAAACATTGTTCCGTTATGTAATAATTCAATACCCTGTAACAATAATCGAACTGCGTGCATCATTGATTTATTAGCGTATCGTTCCGCCTTTTGCTTTTCTTTCTCTGAATCTTTATTTTTATAATACTTAAAACTCGTTCGAGTCAGGCAATCACATATATATCCTTTATATGCATGATAAACTCTCTTAGATAAAAACATATCTCTATTTTTGATCAGTTCCATACCAATATCAGATATATATAAATAGCGGTCTGGTGCAAAATATAACAGCTCTAAAAACGTAGGATTACCCTTTGCAAGCATATTGATCATCTTAATATGCGAATGTAACACAGTATCAACATCTTTATGATCGTCTGTCTTTTCAAGATTATTTGGATTATTATTCAACAAAATCTCTCTTTTATCACTAAGAAAAACACCACGTAAATCAATGTCAGAATCCTCTGTGTTTGTTCCGTAGGCATAACTTCCACCTAACGTGAGAAAAGCGATTTTGTGTGGATAATCTCGCAAAAAGTCATACTCTGTAGACGAGTTTATGTAATCCTTTATTTCTTCAATTGTCATGGTCTCACCTCTTTTATCCACATAATGCTTTCTTAAACTGTACAATATTTTGACTAACCCACTGATGAGTGATTCCAAGCTGACTTGCAATTTGTCTTTGTGTTAAACCTTTCTGCTTTAACGTGATAATCTTTTTATTTCTCGGTGCCAATTTATCAAACTCATTTTGAAAATGTACCTTTGTAAGCACCTCATCCTCTACATTATCTTTACTCATCAGTGTTGTTCCGATTGTAATATCATCTTCTGGTTCGTATCCTGCCAATGGCGTATCTAACGATTCGGCATTTCTATTCATTTTTTCTGTTGGTCTATGCCATTTTGCATAATATTGATTTACCTCTGTTTGCAATACCCACCGAAAGAAAGTACCAAAAGTTCCTTTTGACTCATCCCATTTTAATGCTGCTTTGCAGATTGCCATACGACCAAGATCCATATATGTATCAAAATCTGTAAACTTTGTAAAATATTTTTCATGTAAATGCCAAATCAAAGAATAATTATCTTCAATCAGCTTTCGCTGTTCATCATTTAGTTTCTTCACATTTCTTAGCCTCCTGTTCTTTAATGAATTTTTGTACTTCCTCTACATAACTTAATTCAAAATATCTTTCAATATACCCGCCCATTGGAACTCCAGTATATTTAAAATTAGGAATAGTTTCTTCTAGTTGACCACAAACCTCAGATCTAAATGTGTTTGTATATTTTTTCAAATCATTCATGGAATATGTTTGTTTAAAATATTGCATATCAAGAGTGTTAAATAGTCTCCATAAAAAACTACTATTTCTATACTTTGTTAACTTACTGTCACGCAATACATCCATAAAATCTCTCATAAATCGGATTATCTTATCAACATCTTTTGATGCTAATTCAAATACTAAATTTTTTGATTCATCATAATATGTATAATCATCATATTTCGTATTTGAATAAATCTTGTATACCTCATTTTCGCCTGATAGATTTGCTGATATATTATCAACACTCAAAACTTTGCCATTTTTCATAACTATTTCATTGCTACACAATATCGCAGGAGATGTTATAGAAAACTTATCCAATAAAACATATTGAGGGCTAAGATTAAAATGTGGATTATGATCGTCAAAATTACAAAACATCTCCGCTAACTCAATCCGATCCTTATTTCTCAATGAATTAATTTCTGTCCATTCATCACCAAGACAAATACCACGTACTGTTTTTAAAATCCTTTTCCCATAAATTTCTACATCGGCTTCCCAATCTGGATCTCTGCTTTTACTAAAAGCACGTTCAATTTCTCTTGTATTTTTCTTTGACATACATCACACTCCTAACACATATTTCTCACTTCTAAATCCAGCTGCATTCGGATGACCGCCACCACCATATTTCACAGCAAGCTCATACACATTTACTTTATCCTGTTCTGCGGATCGCAACTGATATTCCCACATACTTCCATTGAACGAAAAACCAATGAACATATCATATTTAGAAGCATCAATAGATTCAAAGAAATCAGAATTGATTAATGCTCGGTTGATTGCATAGACTTTATGTCCCTCAAATATGGTTTCAAAACCATATGCTCTAAGATATTGTTCTGCATTTGCTGCTAAATACTCAATAATTGATAAGCCATCTGCTATCATATCACCAATAATTTTTGCTGCTTCATAAATTCCTTGATCTTTATTTAACGTGTTTAGCAATGGACTTAACGCATCAAAATCATACGATTCAAATGCATAGTGAAATGCTTTTACGAATTGTTTTGACGTTTCACCAAAATAAAATGTATCCCACATGGCTGTATATTCTGCCAGTTTTGGATAATCTGCTTTATATTTATATATATTGAGTAATCTTTTTACATTTTTCTCATCCGTCCTCTCAATTTGCTCCCAATTTTCATCACACATATATTTAAAATATAACCATGTCAAATTCGCTCCTGAAATACCCGCTCCAGTAATTCTGATTCCTTTTACATCACACTTGAAATCTTTATACGCTTCAATCGTAGACTGATGATGGTCGATCCAAAATACATTCTTTGTAATACTGAGCAACTGCCACATCTCTTCTGGCTCAATACTGTAGTCTACAATAAACACAAATTCATCCTGCTCAATGTCATGAAACGGGAATTTCATACCGTAATTAATTTTTCGGAAGTCCTCTGGTTCAAATGCTAAACCTCGCTGTTCACAAGCTTTTCTGACGTAGAATCCAGACACGATTCCGTCTTGATCAACATGATAAAAACACTTCATTATTTTTCCTCCTTTATCTGCTCACCTTTATTAATTGACTCAACATATATTTCCCAGTCATCTGCATATACATCTTCCGCAAGAGGTATCCAAACTTCTGCGTTTTCTTTGTCAAATAAAAAAATAATTGAATCTGGCTTATATTCACCCATATCATTACACTCAAAATAAACATTAGTTAATTCTGACGAATAAATTTTCAAATACTTTTCCTTTCCCCAAATGCCTCTTCTTATAGTAGTTTTGTCTTTTTTTATTGCAGTCATTGCTTTTATAAAATTCAATTAATTACTCACCTCTTCCTTTTACTGTTAAAATCCCATCCTTGCTCAACCCAATCATTTGCGAAAATATCCTCTTGTGTAGGCAACCATCCCAATGTTATAACTCCATTTTGGTCTCTACATAAGAGTGGTTTCATTTTATATTTTTTATCAAATGGAATAATCTCATTTAATTCTTCTTCGCACATCATAAACACATAATCATAAGTTGTTCGTGTCTTCTTCCACGAACTACGACGATACAATTGTCTTGGATTAATTTCCATATTTTGCATCATCATTTCAAACGACATTCCTTGTTTCTTTTTTGCCATTGGCATTATTTCTCCTTTACAATCTTAACTTTATAACCAAGTTCCTTTTCAATTTCTGCAACCGTCATTTCTTTTGGCGGTGATAAACTCATATTTAAACTATCAATATCAGATTCCATATTCCAAACGCTTCTGTAGATCAATCGTCCCGTCAAAATACAAATTGCTTTCTTAACTTCGTCTGCCGTCGGTGGATAATGATCTAATGATGAAATAATATGTTTGTAATTTTCTTCATTCAATAAAACACGTTTAGAATCGAGGGATGTATTCTCTTCTTCCCGTGATTCAATATATAAGAAGTTGTTCATTATATCTCTCCTTTCTCAATTTCTTCTTTAATAATTCTATATGCAAGAGCCTCATCAGACTCTTTGTCATTAATTCCATTTCTTTCTAACAGCCTGTCCAATTCACTGGGACTCAGCCGATCAAAGAATCGTTTTATTTCCTGTTTACGTTGCCGTCTTGTTTTCATTTTTGTTTAAATTCCTTTAGGTTTTTGTTATTTTTTTTTATAATTGCCAAACACATTCGATAAATCAAGGGTAAATGTGTTGGTTTTGTACCTATGTTATTTTTTATAGTTGTCAAACATCAAATAACATAAATCCGACAATATAACATAGATTTTAGTGAGTGCTATAGTAAGCCTCACTTTTGGCGTACTCAATATTATTTGAGCAGAATATTTTATATACTCCCAAAACACACCAAATATTTTAAAATTTTATTAAGTTTATGATGTAAAATTAATTAGGCATCAAACTACATTTTTGCATTTTTTCTTTAATTGCTTCTGCCGTTTTGTACCTATGTAAAATTAATTAGGTATCAAACAAAGCATTAGCAGAAGAAAGAGGCTTGCACAGTTTTGTACCTATGTAAAATTAATTAGGTATCAAACCTCAAATTCTTTTGTCCAATTTTGTTACCTAATTTACATAGATTTTAGTGAGTACCTTACGATCTCACTTTTGGCATAGCCACAACTCTGTGACCAGAAATTTTAATTGGAATAAAATTTCCCAAAACATGCCATGTATTTTATTTGTGTAATTTTTTATGGTTCTCAAACACCCATGCACTGGATCAGCGAGCCAAGATCGTTTTGTATTTGTGTAATTTTTTATGGTTCTCAAACCTCAAATCTTAATTATGTATACAATACAAAACTTTACGTTCTGCTTCATTACACAAATTTTAGTGAGTGATTTCTCCTCACTTTTGGCGTAACCATTTTATTTATGGCTGAGGGAGTACCGAACTCCCCCCAAAACACACCAAATATTTAAGCAGTTTTTTTATTATCATTATTTTTATCATCTTCTAATACAATTCCATAATAATCTGCCGCAGCTTGAATCGTTTCTTCTGAACATTTAAATTTATCGTCTGTAAATTGTGTTGACATTGCGATGTTTCTAGCCGCATTGTAATCTGCATTTACAGTATATAGCTTGTGACTTTTACAATTAGGGTTCTTACATTTAAATGTTGCCTGATCTTTTCTTTGTCCTTTCTCCCAGTGCCCACAAAAACTACACACTTGAGATGTAAATGATGGATTGATTTTTCTAACTATGATCCCACATTGTTCTGCTTTATATGTAATATATTGCTGTAGTTTATAAAAGCTCCAATTTCTTAAAACAAATTCACTTGAATCATACCCTTTTAAATTTTCTATGTTGATATATTTTGCTCTATGTTTGATTGCATAATCAACAACTTTTTTACTAACTCGATGACAATATGTATCAACAAAATTGTTTTCTTTTTCTTTTAGCCTTTCTAAAGCTAATAATTTTCTTTTTCTTCCATGTCCACCTTTTGCTAATTTTAAAGCTTTTTGTAACTGCGTATATTCATTTTGAAATTTTGTTCTTTTTGAAACAAGATCATTCCCACTTCCAATATATTGTTTATCATATTCGTTATTATTTAAAGCACACACAGCAGGAACAGCAAGTCCCAAGTCAACTCCAACAACAGTATTTTCATCTAAATCCATTTTTTGTTTTTTCATTGTTATGCTTAAGTTCATTTCTATTTTATTATCATCAATACCAAATGTACTTCCGCCAACTGAATACTCCCCTGTGAAAATCTTAATAATTGTTGAAATTAATTCTGCCTTATTCTTGTTTTGTTTATGTCCAAAATTAATCTTGAATTTAGCAATTGTTGGAAGACCATTACCGCCCAAGCACACATACACTGGGTATGTAGACTTACCAATATTCTTTTTTAATTCTGTTATATCTTTGCAATCTGTAAAAATACCAAAACTCTTATTACTTAAAGTAAAAGGAGAATCGAATTTGTAATTTGGGACAGAAACTTTTCCTTTCAATACTCCATCTTTAATTAAATTCTTAATTTTGCTTGTAAGCGCTTGTTTAAACTCAAAACCGTATCCCATCAACGGATTACTAATATCAACGTCTGTAAAAATACTTCCATTTTTATTACCCGCTTTACGATAACATTTGTTAACATTGGCACTCACCCATTTATTCTTTTCTGTAAGAGTCGGTAAATTCGCTACTTCGTCCTGTACCATTTTTGTATATATGTATGACATAATGTAATTCTTTCGCCTTGCTTCACTTTCCATCGCATCTCTCACAAGACCATATGTATAATCATTAACCATTTTCTGAGTGTATTCTTTCATTCCATTTTCTTTGAACTCTTCATATTGCTTTTCTAATTCTGCAAGCTGCTGTTTATACCCATCTTTCTTTTCTGGTTTACTTGTGTTCTTAATCTGTTTCTTCTTTGCTTCAATTTTCCTTGGAAAATCTTTTTCTAAGAAAGCATCAATTCTTTTCTTCCACTCTTTTCGCTCGCTTGCAACAGGAATTAACGTGATTTTCCTTGCAATTGTCATTGTGTTATCGTCTTGTTTCTTAGCCATATCTACTTCACTACCTTACCATCTGGCATTATAAATTCCCAATACCCATCACTATTTTCAACTTCTTTTGGCTCTTCTTTATCTATTTTCTCCATCAACTTCTGCGCTCGTTCAATATCTTCTTTTGTCCAATTTTCTACTTCGTCAATCAAACCTTGCAAAAACTTCAATGATTCTTGTTTACTCATGAGTCTTATTCCTCACATTTTCTACCATATAGTAAGAATCCAAGATCTCGTATTCTACCTATCTTACGATCATCCTTGTTTTCAAAAAATTCTAAAGAGTAAATATCACGATTAGAGATGTTTACTGGTTTGTCAAATTTAACGGTCATATATCTATACCCATATCTACGACCAATCTCATCTGTTCCGATGCGAGTAATTGTACCTTTGTCGTTATTTCTAACCAAACCTCCTTTAGCCGCTGGCTTCATTCTATAAATATAAACTCTATCTCCGACCTTTAGCATTTACTTACCTTCCATTTCTTCATAAAGCTCTCTAAATTTTCTAAAATCATCCGCACTACCACCATTGTCTGGATGACTTTTCTTCATTGCATACTTCACTGCATCCTTAACATCTGAACGAGTTTCTTCCTTATTATATGTACCATTTTCTTTGTCGTTCGCATCAGCCATGAATGACATTTTATCTAAGATCAGATTTACATTTGTCTGTCTCATCCGATCTAACTTTCTTTCATATCTTAGAAATACAATCACTCCAACGATACAAAACCCAATGGCAAACTCAATATTAGCTCCCATATTAATCACCTCCCTTTACATAAAACTCAGATTTCACCCTTAGTCGTATATCTTTTCTCACAGCCACATTTCTTACACCGATAAACCTTTTCACACTTATAAGGCTTAGTTGATTTCTCGCTCCAATATATATCTGAATTAAATATCTGTTCCCAATCATGTTTGCAGAAACAAGACCTGATATACCAAATTAATCTTCTCATTTAATACCTTACACCTCATATTTCACTCAATAAGTCTTTCACAATTACTCGGTCTGCATCTTTAACCTTTTTTGATTTTGTTGTTGCCATGAACTTTAACCACTCTTTTCTCATTTTCTTTTCATTATCATTTAGGTGTTCGATGACAATTAATTGCTTAGAATTAAGTTTGTCGTGACTAGAAATATAGTTATTCCATCCGTCTTTCCAAAACAGCTTGTTTGAGATAACTAATGCATATCCCATCAATGTTTCTCCATTTACCATTCTTGATCTAAAACACAGATTTCCATTTTCAATGAGATTATTTCTCATATCTTTCATTCTTCATCACCTTCTTCTGGTCTTAACATAATGCCAAGACCTGTACACATTCCTGTAAGTTTCTTATCCATTGCCTTAATTCTTTTGTAATTGTAATAAGTCATGTATGGTACTCCAATGCCGATCGCTGCAATTACCATAAACGCTAATACCCAAATTATGTAAAACAAAACGTCCATTTTATCTTTCTCCTTTTCTATCTACTACTATCGCCTGAAATCGAACCACCATACTGTATAAAAATTCTTTTGAAAATATGTATCGTCTCCATCATCAAGCTCTTCAAAATATTTTCTGCCTCGTTCCTTAACATCGTCTTCATTGAAATAACTATATGCCCATGCAGGAATTGTATAAGATTCCTTATCTTCTAAGCAGAGATTCAACAAATCTTTGATCATCATCTGCAATTCTTCTTCATCATATCCCTGCGTCATTACATCAAAATATGGGATATATGCCATATATGGAACTGAGTCATTTTCATCTTTCAGAACTACGACAGGGAATGTTAGATTGTAATTCATATCAGCCTTGCTCCCTTGAATTGTAAATATTATTTTTTCTTCATCATCAACACAATTTGTAAGTGCAAATAGCGAAACATCTCTAAGTGCGTATCTAATATCGTTTATCCTTTTCCTTCTTATGTTTTTTCTTTTTGTATGGTATACAATCACCAGCATAAACCCACAACCATCTATCATCTATATATATTAAGAACGATGCAACTGCTTCCCCCTCTACGTTGGCAAGATCTCTCCCAGTATGTTTTGTATGTGTTCCATACACTTTGTATGGCTTACCTCTATATAAAACTTTCATACTATTCATCCACCTCACAATCAACATCAAATAGATATTTTATGATGCGTTTTGCTCCAACCTTGTTGGCAGCATCCTCAGCGATTTCTTTAGAAGAAAAATATACCTCATTTAGGCGTCTAAGTTGTACGGCAGGGATTTTTGCCAAATCATCCTCAGTCACATCATATCCAATATAATAATGAAAATTCGCTCCATCCCATTGTTCTTGATCAGGATCATTATGTTCATCAGCATATATTTGCAATTCAACCCTAACCTTCTGCTTTTCAATAGCAAACTCTGTATCCTTTTCAGTCTTAAATACATTACCTAAAGCTAATCTTCTAAAATCTGATGCTCTACCTTGCCATTTTGCAATACCGATCTGTCCATCATTAGTGATGTAATAATACTCATCTCCGTTCTTTAACCCACATGGATTTGTTTCTTCTTTCTGTTCTGATTTCTCGCAGAACTGCTCAAATAATGATTTAAATAAATTCTGCTGTGCTTCAGATAATTTTGAAATATCAATTGTCTTTGCTATACCCATTTTCTTTCACCTCACTTTATGCTCCAAAGATGTATTTAATGATTCTGTCTCTTCCGATTGCTTCAATTGCATCAACTAAAACATCTTTTGATGTAAACATAACTGTACCCTGTATTTTTGTTGTAGCCAATGTATCGCAAAGAAGTCTTTTTCCGTCTTCTTCACATCGAATACAATAACAACGATTGGCAAATTCTGTGCCGTTGTGTTCCTTTGCATACCGCTCAAGTTCAACTTCTACTTTTCTTTTCTTTCTTGCAAATACTGCTTCTTCTTGTGTTTTAAATACGTTGCCTAATACCCATCTACCGTTATCGACAATGCTATTAAACCATATTGCGCTATAAATAGATCCGCTACCATCAATGTAATGATATCTTTCACCGTATTTTGGTTTCCAAACTTTAGACCCTGAATTAGTTTTTTCTTTTGGTTTCGCTCTTTCACAACATTTATCAAATAATGCTTTTATTAGATCCTGTTCTGCCTCTGGCAATACTGAAATGTCAATTGTTTTTTCTGTACTCATTTATTTTCCCTCGCTTTCAAACTCTTCGATTTCTTTCCATGCCAGAACACTTTTGTCACTATAATAGCTTGCCCTTTTAGCTGTCGCATTTCTCCATCCATAAGAATCATGCCATGTTCTGTTTACGCAACCGCCTTTTACGGTTACTAAAACATCTTTGCTATCTTCTGGCAGATCATCAGGATTTTTTCTTAAATCATGCCATCTATACTTTTCTTTATATTCTTTTAGCTCTTTGAGTTCTACCAGCCACTTTGCAAGCTGCTCATGATTTAAGGCGCAGCCAATAAGCCTGTCAAGTTCTTCATCGTCTGGATTCGCATGACACAACATGGCTTCTGTGTATTTCTTTGTTGCCATATCATTTGCGCATTTAATAGTTTCTTCTAAATTCATTTGTTTCTCTCCTCTCTAATCATCCACCAATATTCGGACAAATACATTCCCATTTGTAATCGTCAAAATTAATCTCTTCGTCTTTTAAAATTTCACCATTTATAATTTCGACATTTCGATTGAACTGCATTCCTTTTTCAAATCCATATATCTTCATATCCACTAAATACTTTTTAGATGTTTTTAACAGTTCTTCTGAATCAATATCATGTGCAAACTTTGAGTCAAGCGCTACAGTGACAATATCTTCATCTTGATAGTCAGAGAAAAATTCATCAACTCCCAAAACAAAACCTCTATAAGTATTTTCAATCCAGTATGTTTCATCAGAAGTAATATCTCCAAACTTATTTAAAGATAATGAATGCCCAGCACCAACAGGTTTTAATCCTTTTAACATAAATTCAATCACATTTTTCTTTTTTCCTCGGACTTTTAAAGTCCCTCGACACCAATTTGGCATTTGCCTTCTCCTCTCTAATCAATTTCTGCGATACTTTCTACGAAGCAGTTGTAGTAAATATATCTCTTACCTTTGTAATCAAACTTGACATATCCACCGTCATTTGTATCAATATCAATTTTTCCTTTATATTCAGCAATCTTCTTACCGTCTGCCGTGTATACTGTAATGACTCTATTCATACCGCCATTCCAATCGCTTTTCATATCAACGATTTCTCTTTTGAATCCTGCGCATCCTGTCATTGATCCTAAGCAAATCGTTACTCCTAAAACCGTTGCCAAAATTTTCTTTCTCATTTATTTCTCTCCTTCTTCCTTATAGTAATATCCATACAAGCAACAATCTCCAGAATCCCATGTGTCGTAATAACAACCGTCTGAAATTGCAACTACATGATTCGCAACATTTACCAAGTAATTGCCTTGTTTATGATCTTTTGCAAAACTTTCAACTGTTGGTCGTTTAGATCCTTTTCGGTTGCTAATACCTTGATAAGCAAACCCATTATCGAATAAATATTCTTCGTAACATTTTCGCTCTGATGGCATACACTGCATATCCCTTGCGTATGGTAACAAATCATCAAATGTTGTTAACCATTCTTTATCAAGCACTTTTGTTAATGCTCTGATCACGCAATCTGAATGATTGTCTTTTGTATCTTTATCGTTTGGTTGATAATATCTATAAATTTTATTTGACATTTTCTCACTCCTTCATATTTCATTTTCTTGAAGTTTACCTTTCATTTGTTGAATATAATATACCACTTCTTGCACATAGTGTCAATACAAAATCTTCAACTTCTTGAATATTTTATTTTACATCCTGTATATAATATGTTACAATATAGATGTGGAGGTATATCATATGATAAGTTATAAACCGCTTTTCGTAACTTTAGCGAAAAAGGGTATGACAAAATCTGATTTACGAACCGCTTTAAATATGGGGTCTGGTACAATTGCCAAGATGGCAAAGAATCAGTATATCAGTCTCGAAAACATTGACAAAATTTGCTTATATCTTGATTGCAAAGTTGAAGATGTTATCGAGGTCATACCAAACGATTAACCAAAAAGACTTTAACCATTTAGGTTGAGGTCTTTTTTAGTGGAAACAACAGGAATCGAACCTGTGTCGGCAATTTATATGTGATGAAAATTAAATGTAAATAAATAAAAATACTTATATGGAGGTAGAAAAATGAATGTTTATGTATTGCCTGCTCTACCAACTGAGCTATGTTTCCATGACTGGCACTTTATACAACTATATATAGTGGTTCAATAATTTGATAATCACTATATATTGTGTTTTATAGAGTCATAAAGTGCCAGTTTTATGTTTGTGAAATTAATTTTTTATAGATGAGTCTATCCGCTATTTACGAGCGTTTTTCATCTGATCTAATATGGCTTTAGCTTCCTGCTGTCGCTCTTCTTGTTCCATATGATAATCCAATGTTTCTGCACTAGATTCATACGCAATGGTAACACCTTTGGCTTGTTCGCTAAGTTTCTTTGCTCCTTCTCGAACCTCTTCCAAACCTTCCTGAGCAGCATTTGAACTATTATATTGATCTAAATTTTTCTGTAATTCTGCAATCTGCTAATCTGCCTCCATCTGGAGAACTACAGTATCTTTTTCGCCTTTTAACTTAATGAGCTGATCATATGCCTGGTTTTTAATTTCTTCCTGTTTATCCTTTGTGGATTGCAACTCTGGGATTTTCTTTTCGTACACTGATTTCTGTGCCTTTAGCGTGGCTAATTTTTGAGCATAATACATTGCTTTTTTATCATCATGATTATCAATGTACTGGTTGATCATTGCCTCGGTTTTAGAAATTTCTTCTTTTGTTTCTTTGAGATCATCTTCCATTGTTGCCAATCTACCAGCTACCGTTGTGTATGTACCCATTGTTTTCTTATAAAAGTCCTGTTTCTCTTTAATTGCAGTATTATATCTGGCTCTTGCTCCCTCTGGAGTCATTGCATTTTCTTTGATCTTTTCTGTAACTGTTCCAGATGCCACATTTTTAATCTGCTTTCCATTTTTAGTAAATTGCAAATATGCGATAATCGCTACAATTACACAAATAATAATAATCGTCATAATAATTTCTCCTATTAGAACTCACAGTAATCTGCTGGCTCTGGTGTTCCAAGATTTTCATTATCTGTAGATTCTACTTCTTTATCTTCAGAAACAAAATCTTTTAACATCTTTGCAAGATCAACACCTGTAGATCCTTTAACACCATCTGATACCTGATTCACAACATTCATAATATCTTTTGTTAATTTTGTTGTGTTTCCTTCTCCATACATAGTGATACTTCCTACATTTCCTAATGGTGCGGCTGCATTTTTAACTGCTTCTGGGAACATCTGACACATCATTTCTACAATAGATGCTTTACCCATCTGTTTCATAGCTTCTGCTTTCTTTTCGATTGCTTCTGCTTCAGCAATACCTTTAGCTTTGATTGCTTCGGCTTCTGCTACACCCTTTGCACGAATACCTTCAGCTTCCTGCTCCATAGCATATTTTGTAGATTCAGCTTCTTTTTCTTTGGCATATTTGTTAGCTTCAGATTCTTTCTGTTTCTTGTATAAGTCTGCATCTGCTTTCTGCTGTGAAGCATATCTTTCAGCCTCTGCCTGCTTCTTGATCTGTGCATCTAATGTCTGCTCTGTTACCTCAACGTCTTTACGCTTCAGTTCAATTTCCTTTTCCTGACGCATAATATTAGCATCCGCAGTTACAACTTCAATTTCTTTACGTGATTTTTCTTCCTGAATCTTGTATGCTGCATCTGCCTCAGCTTTCTTTGCTTTTGAAATCTTTTCAAGCTCAGATTTTTTAATCTCCAGATTGTTATTCTTTTCTGCAATCGCTGTTGCTGACTCTACCTTTGCATCATTTGCTTCTTTTTCAGCCATTGCTTTTGCTTTTTCAATATCTCTTTCGCTTTCAGCTCTGGAAATAGCAGCCTTCTTCTTGATTTTAACAACATTATCTACACCAAGATTTTCAATAACATCATTATCATCCATAAAATTCTGAACATTAAAACTGATAATATCTAATCCCATTGCAGCAAGATCTGGCTTCGCATTTTCTGTAACAAGCTGTGCAAATTTCTGACGATCAGAAACCATTTCTTCGAGACTCATCTTTCCAACAATCTCTCGCATATTACCTTCCAGGACTTCTCTTGCGACCTGTCCAATATCGCCTACTGGCTTATTTAAGAAGTTTTCTGCTGCAAGTTTTAATCTTTCTGGATTACTGCTAACCTTTACATTGACCGCTGCATCTACATTGATATTGATATAATCTGCTGTAGGCACAGAACTTGATGTCTTAACATCAATTGGAATTAACTCAAGATTAAGATGATCTGATTTTTCAAAGAATGGGATTTTTAACCCTGCCTTACCAATTAATGTCTTAGGTGTCTTTCTAAGTCCAGAAATAATATAAGCTTTATCTGGACTTGCTTTAACATAACCGCTACCGATAATAGCTCCTACGCCACCTACCGCAACAACCACTGGTACCACTGTTCCAATTACTTCAATCATAAATATCTCCTTTGTTATAAAATTTATTTATCACAACATCATATATAGATGTTATAACCTAGTTACTAAATACACCCACCACATGAGTTAGGGCGAAAATCTTGTTCATTAATTGCTTTGAAAATTTGACGTTGAATTTCAATATCTGTTGTGATTTCATCTAACCAATATTTATTAGACTCAATCCATTCATCTTGCTTCAGTCCGTCATAATATGATTCCCATTCTTCAACCCAACCTTTGAAATACCATCTCTCATATTTCTTATATGTATTCATAGGTTCTGTGCGTAAGTCTTCTGGAATTTTGTTGGTGACATCCTTACCGTCAACATAAAGTTTCCATTCTCCAACACAGAGTGCAAAACCACGACCTGTCCATTTTGCTTTAACTTTCATGTTTAATCATCCTCTTCAATTTAATTTCCTAATGCAATTAATGAATTTCCACATGTAATTCTATCTGCGTCTTCTTCTTTCGATGGAACAAATACAATTACATCCCAACCGTCTTTTACAAGTGGTTGTTCAAATTTTTCATATACATCAAAATCTGTTACAATCTCATATCCTTCGTCAACTGCTTCAACTGTTTCATGGATAGGAGTAATCTTGACAATGCATTTTTCCTTATCGAAATACTTGTTCATCAAATCTACGTCTAAATTACTTTTGGATGTAACAGCAAAATTCAATGTATACTTACGCTTCTTTGGCATTGGCAACCAATCAATAATGCCTCCGATCTCTGTTAAAGATAATGAACATCCTCGAAACATTTCATTTCTTTGTTCTTCATTAAGAGTATTGATAGAGAACTGAAGACCAAAGCCATCTTCTCCACCATATTCAAATCCAGTTTTAACCCATTTATGTAAAAATTCTTTTAAATTATTATTTGCCTTTGGCATCATTGTAGAAATTACTGGATGATATGTGTTGAAATGTATATCACTGTCTGGATCTGCTAACATATGTGCAATCTGTTTAGCCGAAGCAATTACATTTTGATTAAATGTAGGCTCTCCCATTCTTGCATAATGTACATTTAATCGTTCTCCATGTCTGATTCCTGATAAAGCAATTCCAGAAGTGATCTCCATCATTAACTCTGGCAACGATGCGTTTCCTTTAAATCCAAGTTTAGGGCAATCACAGAAATTGCAATGCATCGGGCAACCTTTCTGCGACGAAACAGTCACAACTAATTTTTCTCTAATATCAACTGGTTTATGTTCAACTTTTTCAATTCGTTTATCATACCCAAGAAAATCTGCCTTAATGTTGTTTTCCTTGCCATAATCACCAACGAATAAGTATTCTAATGTTAAATCTGTATCGGAGATAATTTCTCCTGTATGTGTGTCTGTAATCTGTCTCATTTTCTCTCCTTCCTTTAAATTACTGTTTTATTAATCAAATAATCCATACCCAAAGTGCTGTCTCAGTTCATGATTCCAACTATTAATCGATTCAACTTTTGGCTCTTGGACAAGCTTATATCGAAAATCTTTAGGCATAGACAGTGCGATAAAATTCATAATAAGTTTTGCACAGTCTTTCCTTTCTTCGATATAATACACGCCATCTTCTTTATAGAAATCAACCTCTTTAAAACACCCAGAATTATTTAAAATTTCAAATGCTGTTTCGCTCATTTCTGATTCTTGATACTCTGTCCAAATCAGTCTCTCACTTCTATAACCAAGACCTAGACCCGTATAATCTTCATTGTAATCAAAAGTTACTCCTAGCTTTTTACAACTGTCTTTATACGCTTGTCGAATTTTATGAATATCATAGTTACAATCAAATAAAAAACTTTCTGATATTTTATGCCCATCTTCCGACCAGTCACCTAATTCTAATTTATAAATCATTCCAGTCTCCTTTCTTTAAGCACCCACCCGTCAAATATGACGGGCAGGTATATCGTCTTAATCTTCTAACGAATCAATCATTGCACGTAATTCTGCTTCTGACATCTTCTCAATAGCCTCATCCTGTTTCTTGGAAAGAGCATCAATATATTTTTTCTGTGTCAGTTTCTTATTAATACGTTCCTTCTCGGTAAGTTTCTCTTTACGTTTTGTTGTAAAGATGTATCTTACAATTCCAATCGCAGCCGTTAATTTTGGATCAACATTTGCATCATCCAACAAGCTTTCTTCTGAAGATTTAACTTCCTGATCTTTCAGATTTTTGTAAACCACATCTAAATCTTTATCAGATAAATCCCATAAATCTTCTACAGATAACTCACCCTTTGTGGATGGGAATCTCATTTTGTTTCTAGTTGCCATTTCAAATAAGTTTTCTGTTGTCATAATTCAGTCTCCTTTGTCTATATTAAAATTTAATTTTAAGAACTCTTTCTGTTGCACCCTTGATTTTAACGATCACATCATCTCGTTTTGTAGAACTGAAACCAATTCCTGATAGCTGATTTGGGTCATCTGCGACATGCATCTTACTTCCTAAAGCTTCAAATACTCTCTTATGCTGTACTAATTCCTGCTTCAAAAATTCATTGAAGAATCCGTTTGGAGTATCTTCATTTACACATCCATTTAGCATGAACAGATAATGTTTATGTCCAATACCTGTCTGCTCGTCCCAATAGTTAGGTGAATAACACATTACTGTTACTGGCACAAACTGATTTGTATTGATTCCCCAGATTTCTCTTGAAGATGTTGTTGATGGAAGTTTCTCTTTGATTGTGAATACTCCATCTTTTAATGTAACTGTAGCCACTGGAACATCTTCGTTCTGACGTAAAGGCTTATCATATTCAAATTCATAAATCTGTCCATCAAATTCAATCTCTGCTGTAAATCCAGAAACTCCATTTCTATGAGCAAAATTTCTTACGAAAAATTCATATTCTCCGTCAACCATTTTGGATTTATCTGCCCATGTAATATTTTCTACGGCAGGCTCTCCTCTATGTGGATGAGTTACATCAACATCAAGGCTTCCACCAGTTGCATAATCATGCATTGAAGCATAATAGATATGATGACGTGGAGTTCTGCAATGTGCATCAAAATCATCCTGATTCCAATCTGTATTTGCATTCCACTGAATTGAGAATCTTAAAACTCCATCAACTGCACCACCTGCGTTCTTAACTCTTTCTTTCATTTCACTGTCTGTCATATTTCCTGAATATGCCCAGCTGAAAGGATTACTCCACTTCATCATGTTCTTAGCATCTTTATTTACAGGTGCGATCAGTGAAACCATATTCTTCTTGTGACGATTTTCAAACAGAACTTCTAATTCTTTTGCCGTTGGAAGTACATCTGATACGAATTTCTCTGCACTGATTTCTTCGACTTTAGAGAACTTCTTAGGATTTACAGCAACTTCCTTACTCATCTCATCGAAAATATCTAAACCGCCCTGAATACGTGGGGCTGCATCACGATTACAAAACAGGATATTGTTGACTGTAATATCATCAAGTTCCGCAAATCTACGCTGTAATGAATCCATATATCCTAAATCAGTCACAGTTTTCTTTGCATCCTCAAGCATTTTCTTTGTAAAAATTGCCTTTGGTCGTTTGTAATTCGCAGGAGCTACAACATTTTCATAAGCCTTAACCGCATTATCTAAGTCCATATCCTCACTGATATTTACAAGCAATGTACCAATACTATGGTTTCTAATACGACCAATTACATCTCCGATAGTCATTGCTTTTGCCCATGTGTATGTATCTTTTTCTTCATCAGACAAAGCATTATATTCTCGCTGATATTTTCTAAAGTCTTTTAAGACTCTTTCCCATTCCTGTCCTCTGTAAAGAGTATTTGAAGCGATCAGTTCTAATACCGTATCAACAGCTTCTTCTGTGATTTCATCAAGCGATCTTTTGAACACGTTCTTTCGATCTCTAACTTTTGCTTTTACTGTAGGAATATCGGATTTTCTTTCTAGTAATCTCTCTGGAATCGGTGTATACATATGAGTCCATTTGATAATCTGCTTATCTTCTGTATACTCATTTGTACTTTTTACTCCAACTGTATTTGTAAAATGTCTCCAAATATCTTTGATTGGCTTTGATTCTACATATGTTCGTAAAGCATCAACTACTGGCTGAAATACGACATCATCAGTGTCGATCTCCCAGATCGTATGAATCTTACCGTCAACAATTGTCACAGCTCCACCGATTGTTTTAATAAAGTTTCGGCAATGACCACAGTCATATTCTCGTCGTTTGCGATACATCTTATTGGTTCCTTCAGGGAAGCTACTCAGATATACTTCCCAAAGTTCATCCTTATCAATATCGGTTTCATACAATGTAGAATTGTTTTTCTCTACATAGTCGAGCATCTTATTTAAACGCTCTGACAATTTGCTTAAAAAGTTACTCCAGTTTTCATTCATTGGTGTACACATAATTTATCTCCTTTTCATGTATTATTTAATTGCTACGAAGATTTCATAACTCTTATTGTCATTGATATAAATTTCTTTGCCCTTGAGTTCTGGGAAATACTTCTTAGCAAGTTTCTTAAATTCCTTAATCTTTTGACCATTCTCGTCCTCATATGATTCTTTAAGTGGATCAAACATTAATTCTTCTTTCTTTACGACAAAGAATTTTGCATGAGGCAAACCTTTTCTTTCTTCTTCTCTCTGCTTGTCATTCTCAAGAATTTTTTCTAATTTGCATAAATTTTCTGTCACCTCAATGCAGCTACTTGGATATTTCACATATTTGTTTGTCCAGAAGTCAACTGCATCATGAGCACCTGCGTTGCCGCAAAGGTATTTTAATACACAAGTTTTGAAGCCATTTTCTCTGTCATACACATCATTTCCTTCTACATAAGCAACAGTTTCTGCTCCACTAACCCATAAGATTTTAACCATTCCATGATAATGTTTTACTTTAAACACTGGTTTACCATCTTTTTCGATCTGTTTACCGTTGTTATCTAACATTGGTTCCTTCACCGTAATTTCTTTGTCAACATAAATCGGTTTCTTAATCATTTCTTTTAAATTCTTTGTATACATATCTCTCTCCTCAAATTCGATGTGACTTTCTCTTAAATCGCTAATCATGATGTTGTCCATTCTGCCAGCAATCTTTTTTAACGTCTGATCCAGTTCTATTGTTGGCACTTGCAACCTTAATCCACGTTCAGTTTCGGACCCTCCAAGACATTCTTTCCACCAATTCTTTTCTGCTTCTGACATTGCGGTAATTGGTTTTTGCTGATAGTGGGGCATAGCAGACACTCTTCTTTCTGAGCGTGGTGGTGGGGCTAATGTTCCAATTTTTATTTCGTCAGCTAAAATCGTACCTGTATGAATCTCAAGATTTTCATTCATTGATTCTTTTCTTGTGATCCTTCTGATTATAATGGTTGCCTCTGTCGACTTTATACTTTGTAGTCTATATCGCACTTTTTCATACCAATATGGAACAATAATATTTACTCTACCATCTCTATACACATCCATTTCAATCGACTCAGCATCATCAAATGTAACATATTGCCAAGATTGCGTTTTTTTAGAAACCTTTCCATGCGGCTTTATCATATAAGTTTCGGTTATTGGAAGATTTCCTTTGAATTCTACTGTTTCAATTTTAAACATCGCATATACATCGTCATTCTCTACTTCAACAACATCTCCTACATTAAATGGTGCCATATCATCTCGTGGATTATATTTAATTATTTTGCCATTCATACTGTTTTGTATCCAAACGCCCGTTTTATTTTCTTCCATTCTTTGTCTCCTCTCTAAGCTGATGCACTCTGTGAGGCAAAGTATTGTGCTAATTTCTTTGCCAAGTATAATTGCCCTTTGCCAGTCACATATGTTTTGGTAATCAACTTGTTTCCATTCTTAGTTTCAACTTCACTTTCTGTTAATTTGAAAATGCCCTGCTTAACATATCTTTCATATGGGGTATTATCTGACATGAGATACCCTTCTTTTCTTAACCACGCAAATAATTTGTTTCTGCCCATATGAATATCTTGATTTTCTTTCTCAAGAAGCTTTGCCATTGTTTTCATATCAACCATTGTTGGTGTGGCACTGACCGTATTAGCAAAATCAACAAGTGGCTTCTGTTTACTGATAACTTCTTCTTTCTGGGCTAATAGTTCATCCTTTTGCTCCAAAGTGTTTTGCATAATATTCAATGCTTTCGCCATGATAGTTAAATCATCATCATCTTTTTCAATTGGAATATATCCGCCCGTCTTACGAATCTGCGGAAGAACTTCTGATGTTACCCAATGCTTGAATTCTTTTGCCTTATCAAGCTTACTTCCAAAGATTAATGCATAAAGTCCTGACTCATTAATAAATGTGAGTCCTCTGTTTGGTACATTTTCTAAGGTCGTGATTTGCGACCTTAGGATTAATTGTTTGTCTTCGGCATCTACATGTCTTGCAAGAGCGTCTTTTGTATTTTTGTACTCTAAACATTCAGCAACATCTTTGCCAACAAACCACGGATTATTATCTAAGACCGCTGTGCGGATATTCCCAAATTTATCATTGCTAAATACTAATGTGTTTAATCCTTCATTTACAATATCCTTTTCTTCTGTCATTAAATACCTCCTAAGTTATAATTTTACATTTTAATTTTGCACAAATGCCTGTGCGAGTCATCATATATAATAAGGAAGAAACTCTACCCGATTATATTCTGGATCAGCTCATAATACTTTGTCCTGCCGACATATGACTTATGTTCTGCATCTTTTAATTCTTTCTTCAAAGTACATATATCTTTCTGATTATCCATGCAATTCTGCATCACTTCTATGTATCGAATACAATTCTTGATCTTTCTATGCAATTCTTGTAAGGTTTTAAGATACCCAACAATCACGGCACGTTTCGCAGCATCAATCTTTTTAAACTCAATTGCATGAAGAATATCACTTCTGGCAGAATCGGCATATGATAATGCCTGTTCTAACTCAAATTTCTTTTCTCCTAATTGATCTGAGTCATATGCTAAAAGCCCTACTATAGCTCTTTCCTCAGTCTCTATATTGTCGATCAATGTATTATCACATTCCCAATCCATAAAGCAATTTCCATTACCTTTACGCATTATTTCACTAGATTCCATAGGTTTTCCAACTTTACCTAGCTCAATTTCTCTGGCATGAAATCCGTCTTTCATCCACGTATATTTATGCTTCAAACCTAAAATGTGCTTTGCTTGCTTAGAGGTAAATTGAGTAGCTTCAGACTTACGATTATCACGAACGTATTTATTTCTTGCATGATCTCTTTTCACATAGAACTCTCCATTCGTAATTATGTATTTCATACATCACTCCTGTATTTAATTGTAGTTTTTTGGAAAAATTTTCATGTTGACGAACATGTTTAGAATTGTTATAATGATTTTAAGGATAATAATATCCTTATCTATTAAACAATTCTAAATATCAAATTCGATTTTCTATCGTGCTGCCAACACGGTAGATTCAAAAAATCTTTTTTTGTTATCTATGATTTGTTTAGTTGAAATTTTTAGTTTGTGTGAAAGTAGAAGTTTTACCAAAGACTTCTGCTTTCTTTTTTATTGTCTGTATTTTTATTCCAACATTGTATCTCTCTTTGTATGTAAATTGCAGGCATTTGATTATGTCAAATATGTCGTCCTGCCTAATATGAGAGAACAAATTCTCATCTTGAATAAATTCGATCCAATGATATGAAAGATCTTTATCTTTGCCATAGATCTTCATCTTTCTATCATCTGCTCGAATCTTATATTCGCTCAGAAACCACGATGACATTTCTGATGAGTGTAAATCAAGTACATCAATATGCATTTGATTTGATTGATTCGCTACCAATGTTTTTAATATTTGATTGTCCATACATATACCTTCCTTTATTCTGTCATAATTTGATGTACACGATAATTCTTATAGTCCTCATCTTTATATAAATAACCAATAGTTTTACCAATTACAGTTTGACGATCACTAAATTGTTTCTTTTTTAATCTATATGATATATAATAATTATAATAAAATTCAATTGCAATTTCACTAAATTGACGTGCGATTATAGATCGTGCGATTCCTTCTTTTGATTTAATATAATATAAATCTGCAATTGCCTTGATATCCATTTTAGATTTTAAATATTGTATAAAACCAGAATTAATAACATCAATGGTTGTCAATTTCTCATAAGATAAAGTGTTACCAGTTAATTCTAATTGAGACTGCACATTATTATATATCCTCTTTTGCTCTGCTTGATATTCTTCTATATTATTACATTTTTTTCGTGGTATTAATACAAAATCATCATATATATTCGTATCTCCCATTTTCAATTTATATTCATTCAATGTCTCGATAAAATCTTTGGAGACTGGTTTCCCAAAAATTGTTAAATCATTTTGATTAATATCTGAGAATTTTAGATTTCTTAACTCCTTTCCATTTATCCCATTATATAAACTCACAATATGAAATCTAGTATTCAATTTGGTATCGGCTGATGCATTGCACGACATCAGATTCGAAATAAACGCATTTATTTTATCTGGTGTAACATAATTAACATTAACTCTATTTGAAAAATATATATCAACTGCTAATTGCAAGTTTATAAATTTATCATTAACAAATGGATTATATTTAATGTAATTTTGTTCATATGCATAAGTATATAGTTTAACGAGCTGGTCATATCTTTTTTTAATAGAATTCATACTTTTGGTTTTTTTACCTCTAGTATCTGATAATATAGCCTCTTGGATTGTACCTGGTGCATACGTTAACCCAGATTCATTGTCGTCCGCAATATCAGAATCTAACAACCAATTCCATGTTGGGCGACGTGATTCTGATACGTGAGAATCTATATAATTTTGTATCAATTCTTTATTATTCATAATATTCTCCATTTCTAGGATGCCATTGCATTCATGTACGATAACATGCCGTTTTGTATTAAAATGCCATGTCCTATTTTTAACATTAAAGATAGATCAGATATTCTTCCCCAATACTCTAAAAGATTATTCTTTGGAATTGTTCTTCCTTGCTCTAAATACACCTGTGATACCATTTTTAATCCATTACTGGTATTTGGATAAATGGTTACATGTGTCGGTATCCAGTTCCTTAATTTTTTTGTAATTGGATACACGTTAATCTCTGTGCTCGTATTATTACAAATATTATTAGAATATACGATGACTGGTCTTTTCCCATGCAAGATATGACTACCTTCAATTTTCGGCAAATCTGCAAAATATATTCCCCAAACTTGAGGATTTTGATATTTGCCATATACATATTCTTTTCTTTTTCTGTTATCGTTTCCTTTTCTTTCTTTGTTAGTATATCCGTTCATTTTTACGTCCCTCAACTTTCCCCAGTTGCATTTTTTGTTTTCATGAATTAAATATACCATACTTTTTGCACCCTGTCAATAGGTGCAAGAAAGAAAGTTAATTTTTGTTGTGAACAAAGAATCTCTACATTTCTTATTATAATGCTACCATAGAACAAAATCAAGATATTTTTCGAACAGATGTTCTCTTTTTGTTCGAACACTTTACTTTGTGCTTACTTGGAAGGGGGAAATACTGTCTAACTTTATGAGGCTTATCCAGTTTCCATTTCTTTTCTTCAAAATCATAGTCACAAAAATCAAGCACTTCGTCCACACATCCATCATTATATTTGTAATCCACAATAACAGGATATGTTTTATACCTCATGTAACGTGATGCATTATCTGGTTTTAATGGTGGAATCTCTGCTGAAATCCACATAAGATTCTGGTTTGCTTTCTTTTCTTCCTTATTTTGTCTAATCGTATTTATCTTCATACAAAATTCTCCTATAAAATCCTAATAATTTGTTCGTAAATTGCAATCGCATTATCTTCTGGAAAGTTCTGGTTCACATGCATATGCCCAAAGAACCATTTTTGATAAATCACTTTGTCTTTTATTTGCTGTAAATAATCCGTTAACTTGTCAGATTTGTACACTCCTGATCCTTGATCCATTTGTCTTAAAACAGATGTGTATGGACTATGTGTAATAACGTAATCTACTTGGAAGTCATTTTTCTCTAAATTCATCACACCTTCTGCCATCTCTTTATCAGATGGCAATTCTTCTTTCCACCAGCTCACATGATTAATCCTAAACATTTTGTCATAATCTCTGTACCATTCATTAATTCTTGGATCGTCTGGCTCTAAAATTCCATCTTGCACATCATGGGAACTGGCACCGCCAAATGTAAAGAATTTCTTTCCTTGAATTTCAAACACCTGTCCACGCATAAGATGAAATACAGAGTCTTTGATCTTGTGAATCTTTCCGCCACACCATTTCTCTACAGGATATTGATATAAGCGATCATAATTTTCATGGTTCCCACATACAAACAAAGTAGTAAATGGTTTGTTGTCCAACCATTCCAGATTATGTCGTTCTTCTTTTGTGTCATGCCACAATCCAAAATCTCCGCAAATGATCACGTAATCATCTTTAGTTAACTCTACTCCTTCTGGGAAAGAATGACTGTTTAATCGAGTCATCCAATCCCCATGCGTATCTCCTGTTACAAATATCATAAAATAACTCCTTCCAGCAGCTCTTTTAGTGCCTGCATATTGTCCTCATGTACCCTATCATTTTGATCTGCATCCTCCTTACCAGTCTCATAAGCACACTTGATAATCTCCATAACTCTATCATAACTCACATTAATAACATTTTCCTTTAATCCGTTAAATGCTCCGCTGATAATATTCTTGTACGTCTGAGCAATATCATCAAATAACACATGAGTTTCCTCTTCTGTAATTGTAGCATATAAAAACGTCATTGCAGGACTACTATGGTTCAATAATCGCATAAGTGTATACAATACATTCTGATCATCTTTATGATCAACAAGTGTCCAATACACAAAGTTCTTTCGTAGTGTATGTGTACCAATGTTATCCTCAATTCCAACTGCTTTAGCACCTTTTTTAACAAAGTCTAAAGCATTTGCTTCTGTCATGTGTCCTGATCCAGATTTACATGTTCCGAAAACATAATCATCCATTGGCACTTCGCCATCAATCTTGACATCATATTTAGTTCCTGCGACAGCTTCAAAGAAAATATCCACTGCTTCGGTTACTAAGTCGTTAAAGTATACAGTTCTAAATTTCTTTGTTTTCTTTTCCTGCTTACGAGTCTTATCTTCCAATAAATCGCCCCATTTGAGTCTAACAATATCAGAGATACGATATGCTGTATTGTTTCCAACTGTAACCAAAAGATTATTTCTGGCAGCTACATATCGTTTGTACTCTGTGTACGATTTATCAATCTGGTCTCTAAAATATGCATTAAAGGCTGCAAATTGTTTTCTGTCTTTGATCGGATACACTAAAGATGATACGCCTTTTTGTTTGTTAGATCGAGTCCATTTAGGACTTCCATCCTTACGTCTTTTAATCTTTGTTTCAGATTCTTCTGCGTTATTATTGTTTACTGTTTCAATAACTTCAAACTGTGTTGCTGCCATGATAATCTCTCCTCTCTAATTATTGCACTGTTCACGTACTTCTGGTCTAATTTCTACTTCGATTAATTCCATAATTCTCACTCCAATTCTCTAAATTTAGGCAAAATAAAAAGAAGCCCATAAGCTTCTCAAAATTGCCATTATTCAGTTTGCAATTATCATCATCCGTCATACAGGTTTACCCTGTCATTTGCTTCTCAAAAAGCTGTCTTTCCAACGCACCGAAATCATAGTCACGATCACACTCCAGGCGTGCAAGGTTTGTTGCCTTAGACTTTTGTTTAGCGTTCTTCTTAGCTTGATTACGTTCCCAGTTTCGTACTGCTGCCTTCCAGTCTTGCATCTTGCTATTGCCCATCATCCAATCTTTGGCTGTGTAATAATCCACAAACTCTTCTGGATCAATCCCATTGTTTCTTTGTTGACAATATCTGGAGACTTGCTCGCAATCAGGCGGTGTGAATCGCTTTATATTATTATTATTATATTTATTATTATTCTTTACTTTCTTTTTATGTGTCGCTTCTACGTCGTTTTGGTGTCGTTTCTGTGTAGTTTTTTCATCTACAAAACCTTGATAAACACTGTAATTTACTATGGTTATGACTGTCTTTTTAGTGTCGCTTTTTACATGTATGATACTGTCGTTTTCCAGTGTCTTTAAAAATTTGACAACCTTTGAATTACTCCACCCCCATCGATCACACAATCTTCTGATCGAAGTAACCATCGATCCTCGCTCGACTGTTTCTAAGTTTCCATCAACATACTTAGGTTGATCATTATAACCTGCGAGAATCAGTAAGTCAATCATTGCTTGTCCTCTGGCAAATGGTTTGTCTTCCCATAGCCAATGATCTGTAATTTTCCGATGGAGTTTAATCCATCCTGTGTTACTCATGGCATCGCTCCCCTCTATATGTGGAGATAAAATTCTCCTTTAATACCTACATATATTTATTATTCGTCAACATAATAATCACGTTTAAACTCTTCATAAGTCATAACACGTTTCCCACAGTTTCTACAAGTCATAGTCTTTCTATAGTTGTACTCTGTAACACCTTCTTCTTCCAGCTCTCCATTGCCTGTATATAAATCGTATCCTTTCATATAAATTCTGTGCTCTAAACCTGACTCACTTCCACAATGAGGACATTTGATTTTTTTTCGCATATATTAACCACCTATCAAATTTTCGTTTTATTCTTCATCAAGTTCCATATGATTTACATCAACAGGATTCTCTAATTTTAAAATATCTTCTTTCTGTTCTACAAGAGCCTGTTGAGCTATTGCATTAATTTTATTCTGTGCAAAAGCCTCGATTTCTCCTTTAGCTTCTGTAATTGTTTTGTCTATCTGATTTTGGAATTGATCAAAGATAAATTTTGAACTAGATTCCATACCTTGAGTCACGTTGGCAAGTCTTCTCAGAATCATTTCTCGATCACCTTTTCCAATAGATTTCTTCGTAGTAAAAAGCTCCTTGACTTCATCATAAAATTCTTTTGCATCGCTCATACGCTCGTTCATAGACTCTTTAAATTCATTTGTTATCTGCTGTCTTTTATTGATAAAATCCGCTTCGTTAATACGTCCTTTACCACGTAAATATTTAATAGTACATGGAGTACCTGTTCCAACATTCATAGAAGTAATTAATTCCGCAAATTGTGATTGCGACATTTCTACTTCCAGAATCTCATCTTCTCCAACATACCAATCATCATTGAGTCCCCTTGTAACCACACCTTCCCTTAATACCATATGGATTGTATCGTTATGCTGAATGCTACTGCCAAATAAATTGCTATGCCCGCCATGAGTACGATTGAATGATAACATTCCAAATGATGGATGTTTATATGATGTTCCAAGAGCATCTTCTGATATTATATAATCTCCTTCTTTCCTAGCATTTTCTCTCATTTATCCAACTTCCTTTCTATTAAAGTTTCATTTTATCTATACGATCGTCACATTCCCATACCGCTTCATAGCAGACATCTAACATATCTCTTACGATTTGTTTCCTTTGACTTAACTTTGCTTCTGTTTTTTCAATATCCTCTTTATCACGCAATAAATACATATATTTTTGATACGGCATGTTTGTATCTGCTAGTTTTTCTTCTATGGCGATCCTTTCATCAATTACTTTTCTTAGTTTATTACCTAATTCCTTATTCTTATCTTTAAGCGCTTTGATAATTGTATATCCATACATTCTTTGATATTTAGACTCAAATTTTCCATCTTTGAATTCATAACGATCCTCAACCTTGCAGGCATCTAAAATCTTATCTCCGTTTTCTCTGCACTCATTTAACAATTCTAATAAACTCTGTTCATTATCAAATGTCGCATAGCCAATACCATCTTCTTTTGTTTCGTAAACACACATATATGGTTTTTCTGATGTATATGCTTTAGATTTTTCCATTTTAATCACTCCTTTTTAATTCCTTTATTCCTTACAAGCTACAATGCAAGTTAGCTCTTTAAAGAACGGTTGATCTTTAACCTGATTTAATAAATAATATACATCCAAATTGATCATATCTTTTTCGGATTTATCTATACTATATATTATTAAATATTCCAGTTTGTCACTCCAATTCTCAACAATTCCTAAATATTTTTCCATTTCCTCTTTAATGCTCTGCGAATCATCTAAAATAAAATTATCACATCTTGAAAACAGACTGCGAGAAATGTTTTCATCTTCAAATATGATTACAAAACATTTTTCTGATCGAGAACTATCAATAAAATCACTGAGAAATTTAGATTTTCCGTTCCCTTTTAATGTTAATATATTCATTTTTCTATCACTCCTTCTGATCAAATATTTGTTTTAATACTGCATCAGTTTTAGCCATAGATTCATCAATGTCATTGGAACACATTGCCTCAAATAGTTCCTCGTAGCAATGAGAGCATAAATAAATTGGCTGTGTGCTTGTATATTTTCCATTCTTATATTCAAACACTATCTTCTTCATACCTTTATCGTTATCTGAATATTTTCTACATTCAACGCATGATCCAAATTCATCTGGCAGATCTGCCACATTATATATTTTCATAATTATATCACACCTTCCTATTCTTCTGAAATAATTTCCACCGCTGCTTCGTAAAATCTGTTATATAAAGTTGCATTAGTTTTAATAAGTTGAGATTTAGACAGTCCATGAGCATATTCATCCCAGTTAACGCCATTCTCTGTCATCTTATTATAGATTTTCCGATAAACAGAAGTTCCACCTTTAGATTTATTTCCAATGTGATTAGCATAATTGGTAATCTTAATCTTCATTTCATCCCAATCAGGCTGTGCGTTCTCTTTTCGGAACTGTCGCAGAAGTTTTTCCAATGAATTAACCAATAGGTCAGGATATTTGTCATAGCAAAGATCAATCGTTGGTACATTACCTCTTTCCCCGATATTATACTTCTCTTTGTATTCTTTTCGATCCTGCTCCCACACAATTCCATATGTGTTGGTAAGATACCTATATGTCTCTTTAAGAATATCTCTTGTAGTAGTTCCTAACTCATCAGATTCTTTCAAAATATCATTGATGATTGAATACACGTTAGATTTCCATTCATTAAGTTTGTATTCTGCAATAGCATTTTCCGTATCCACAACTGGAATATCTTTCGTAGGCTTGCCAATCTGCTTATACAGTTCTTTCCGCTCCGCTTTCATTTCTTTAACAATGTCTGCTAACTGATTGAAACCTTTAATAGTGATGTTATACAGACGTTCATTGTTTCTTTCCATCTGCTTCATAAGTTCTGTCTGCTCCGTAAGAAACCGTTCTACTGTTGTCACAGGAGTTCCTGTTCTTAAATTTCCATGACGATAAGCTTTGATAATATTCCATGCCCAATCCATAAAGGCATTTGCCTTCGGTTGTTTACTCCATCTACAAATTTCCATCACGCCACGTTCACTATAAAGTGTAGTATCATACTTCTTGTTATCAGTAGCCCCCAGTTTGAGGGTAACTGAATATTTATCCAGTCTATCTCTATACCTATTGTGTAAATTATCAATTGCTTTCTGTGGATCACTGTATTCCAGTGCTTCTCCGATCTGCTTTCTTGTCATCCAAATATCGTCCTCAGCACTATAAAAATCACACGTTATATCGTTAAAATTTTCCGTTTTTACCAACTGTAGGTTCATTCTTCATCTTCCTTTCTAAACTGTCTTATTTTTCTCTATACTCATTATTTTTATATAGCTGTATTCCGTAAACTAATAGAAATAAAATCAACATTTAATTCCAACTATTAGTGTGCCAATCCTAATAGAAACCTATTCTATTCCTATTAGTTCTCTATGTAATCAACACCTTATCTATTAACAATTATATGTTTAGTTAGTTATTAGTTTGTGTATAATAAATTTGACAAAGAACCGACCTGCCAAATCGGTTCCTGCCAAATATTTCCGTAAAATAAAAAGAACCTTCCGTTCGGTTCTTTGCCAAAATTATTATATGGAATTATAAAATAAATGCCGCTGTCTCTTATACACATCTCCGAGCCCACGAGAC